TAAAAGTGCTTTGGCGCAACCTTTTCTAAAGGTTGTTAAAAGTGCTTTGGCGCAACCTTTTCTAAAGGTTGTTAAAAGTGCTTTGGCGCAACCTTTTCTAAAGGTTGTTAAAAGTGCTTTGGTTTTTGCGGCACTTTTTCTAAAAGTGCGAGGTTTTGCGGCACTTTTTCTGCATTTGAATACACACGGCTAACCCGATGAATTTGCTTAAGGAGTATTGCGCAAAAATATAGGGATAAAAGAAGCGCGCCAAGAGGATGCCGATAAAAAGAATAAGAATATCGGCAATAACTGCACTTAAAGTCAAGTCCTTATACCATTTTATCAAGACGGTTGATTGAATAACCCCGCCCAGCAGCAAAAAGATCACCAGTAGATCGGTGATTAAGACGCCGTTGAAAATGGACTTGTCATACTGAAATTGGAGAGATTCTTACTGATTATATACTTTATGTATAATTTTTTATAGTTCTAATGTATATATGTCTGGTTTTATTGGCGATACAAATCCAAGTCAATTAGGAGGCGGTATTCCGGGCGGGCAGCCCAAAGGCGGTATGCTTGGCGCTGGCTCGGGCGGGCGCTTTTCCGGCACGGGGATGGAAGGCGGTGGCGAACGCGAAATGGAGCGGGTAACTTTACGCCGTGTCCTAAATTTTACGCAATTTCCGGCAGGTAATCCGCAAGTTATCACGCCCTTTAGACGTTATTTTAACGCGGGGGATACAGCCGGCTCGGTCAATTCGGCGCCCTCGGCGCTGCTCGGCCGACCGACCAATCAAGTCGGCAGCAGCAGTATGGTTTCGCGTTTACACGCACGACAAGACGGCGTGAACAATCAAGGCGCGGCTTTTTACACCGGCAATCCCAAGTATGTCTATGATTCGTCGAATTATGTGCGCTTTAAGAAACTGCAGGCAGTCAATCGCAATTACAACGATTCGAGCTATGGCGGAGCTGGCGGGTCAAATGTGGCGTCCGCGTTGGCGCGGGTGCGACGCTAAACAGCACTTTTGGAAAAGTGCAGCAAAACCCACTTTTCAACAAGTAATTGTGTTAGAACAAAATATGTATAACTTATAAATATTTTGTGTCCGAGTTTATGCCCAAGGTTGTGTCCGAGTTTATGCCCAAGGTTGTGTCCGAGTTTATGCCCAAGGTTGTAAGGATGGTTTTGCTGCACTTTTCCAAAAGTGCGTTTTGCTGCACTTTTCCAAAAGTGCATTTAAAAAGTGCGGTTATACAAGGCCAGTGCTAACAACCCGCCGGCCACCTGCGCAAAAATGTAGGGGAAAATTTCGGCCATCGGCATTTTCTTCGCGACCGCCATCATAATCGTCACGGCCGGATTGAAATTGCCGCCGGATATTTTACCGCCAAGAAAAACGGCTAAAGCTAAAGCGGAGCCAACGGCGATGGGATTACCGCCGGTCGAAATAATGACATAGAGAAAGAAAAAAGTGCCGATGAATTCAACTAAATACTTTTCGGATTTCATTTATATAATAGCACTTTAAAAAACACTTTTGGAAAAGTGCAGCAAAACCTCACTTCCCGAGGTTTTGCGACCCTTTTTAAAAAAGTGCTGAAAGGTTTTGCGACCCTTTTTAAAAAAGTGCTGAAAAGGTTTTGCGACCCTTTTTAAAAAAGTGCTGAAAAGGTTTTGCGACACTTTTTTGAAAAGTGCTGAAAGGTTTTGCGACCCTTTTTTGAAAAGTGCTGAAAGGTTTTGCGAGACTTTTTTGAAAAGTGTTTTTTACGCGCTTTCTTAGTGCCACCCGTTTTTTTTGGAGAAGCTTTTTTTGGAGATCTTTGGTCGGGCGAAGTGTTTGGTTTCTTTTTATAAATCAATACACCCGGCAAACGGTCCTCGTCTATGACAAATAACTTTTTTCGTGCATTGTTATCGTATTTCTCTTTTGACAACATCTGGTTCGGGTAGACGCTAAACACCATCAATCCATCCGGTGCTAACAATTGAGAGATGATATCATAATCCATTAAAATAAAAGGACACGTATTTAAAATAATTAAGGCATATGTTCCTTCATTCTGGGCAATGAACTCACCCGTCGGCATTGATTCTTCGTATTCATTTTTATATTTTTTATGTTGAAATGACAACGAACCATTGTTTGCCAAGACCCCTTTTATATCGACTTCACCTTCTTTAAAATTACTGTCTAAAGAGGATAAATATTCGATAGTGTAATGACTGGGTAACAGCGAATCCGCGAGTGCATTAATTTGCGGCACAATTTCTTCTTCGACTTTTTGATAGCCATTGCGGCCAGCAAAAAATACACCTTTCTTGCGCTGACAGAGTACCAATACTTTTTGGGTCATATATATATAAGAGATGACTTCTTTAATTCTTCCGCAAACGGTCGGTCCCGCTTCCATCCCGACCAAACAAAATCAGCCGAACAATCAAAGCACGGCTGCAATGGGGATGCCATTTAAACCTGACCCGATGACGCAGGGCAGTTTTTTCGCGATGGCGCGCGCAGCTTACGCAAAAAATGTAAATCAACGTGTCGGGCAAATCACCACGCCACCGAACTATTCGCCGCTCGGCACGCCCCCCTCCGGCAAAAAAAAATGGTACGGTGCCTCGGGTTCGCGGATGGCTTCCGAATACACGAACTTAAGAGGTATTGAAGCGACCGGAAAAGGATCGATGAATCTGAATACGCAATTGATTTCCTTTAGCGGTCCTGATCAAACAACGGTAAAAACCGCTTTAGTGCGTTGTCGCGCGAATGGATGTGTAGCACCAAAAAAGAAAGGCGCAAATAAATAAATAAATATATATATAAATGCCAGAAATTATGTCGGAAGAGGAGTTTAATGCAACCAATGATTTCAATGATACGAGTGGTCCTGGTGCAGATGGGTATGAAGGTCAAAGGGGACGTTTGTCCGAACCTGAAGATGTCTCTCCGGAAGAAGGCGGCAAAAAAAGACGCCGCAGAACTAGACACAAAAAGCGCAGCTCAAAAAAGCGCAGTACCCGGCGATCCAAACGCACTAAAAAGCGTCGAGGTGCAAAATAAAAACAACTTAAAAATATAAATATATATTTATATTTTATATAATGGACTTTCTAAACCAATTTAAGGCCAAAGCGGCGAATTTAGGGGAACAAGCGAAGAGCTTTAAAATGCCTTCTTTGTCAAGTGCCGCGTCAAGCGCCCCCGCCCCCGCACCAAGCGCTGAACCCGCACCGACAGGCGGCAAAAGACGGCGCACAAAAAAGCGCGCCAAGCGCACAAAAAGGCGTTCAAAAAGACGCTCAAAAAGCACAAAACACAGACGCCATTAAAATATGCGCCATTAAAATATTTGCTATTATACTTTTCGTATAATAACACATAAAATCTATTTTAGCGGCTTTTTTAGCATTAAACGCAGCAAAATGTATAACCCAAGTAACCCGAGCATATTGTAGTAAATTTTAATGCCGGCATTCGAGGGCATTTGGCTGTAATCATAATAATCCGTAAAAGATTCTTTCTTTGGTTTGGCGGGTTCCTTGGTATCATAATTGGATTTTGGCGCCGAATCGGGAAACCATCTTTTGGGCATAATACTAATATCGCTGTTGGTCAAATAGCCCGTCTGAATCGTCGATACACTATTCGCATTCACCGTTTCTAATTGTACGGCTTGACATAACGGGTCTTTCCCATTTACAAACGCCATTAAAATTTGGGTCGGACGAATTTGCGCAATATTGCTTAACAGCCCGGGCATTAACCCTTTAAATGTCGAAAAGGAGACGTTGCTGTCCATATTTGAAATCAGGGGTATGGACCCGTCGGGGACATTATTAATATAAATGGACCGCGTTACCATTTTTTTGGTGGCTTTATCTCTGCATTGCGTCACGGTTGGGAGGAAAAATTTATTGCCTAAAGGACCTTCAAAATCCTCGCCGGCTGCCCCGTCGGGTGTTCGCCCGGTTGTACTCGCGCAATTACCTAGTTTACATTGTCCCGTCACCAGTAAATCAATATAACCCAGTAACCCTTTCACGTCCCTGGTCAAGTTTGAAAACCCTCCACTATCGGTCATTCCCAGCTCATCCGGCGTTTTAATATGACTCGCATAATTATACGAGGGCCCTAAGATGGATTCCATACCGCCTTTCCGCACTGTATCAAATTGATTGGCCATTTATATATATTTTCGATTATATATTTTCGATTATATTTTTCATATATTGTCCATTAAATTTTTATTTATCGCGGACGCCTGCCTACTCAATTCCATCAATTCAGCCAGGGGGTCCCCAGGGGGGTTTCCCCCCTCACCCCCCACAGATGTATCCCACGGGGGGTGCCCCCCTAGTTCGAGTGGATTATCATCTTCAACGGGGTTTACCCCTAGTTGGGGGGTGAGGGGGGGCACCCCCCCAAGGAAGCCTTCTTTCTTTTGAAAAAAATGGTTATAGCCTTGAGCCAAGAGGAGTAAGAGAAATAAAACGACGAGCGATTTTACTAGGATCATAGTTTATTATATAAAAATATATTTTATCTAAAATATCTCTCTAATATAAATGGCTTTATTACCTATCTCTCCTTATATAGCTTGGAAAGGCTTAGCCACCAATAGCGCGGTCCCGTCTTATTCACGGCCGGATTTGACCAGCGGCGGCGCCCATTTTAAAGCGAATCCCATCAAACACTGGCGGAAGCAGTTGATACCGACAGCCGACAGCGGTAATCGCAACCGACGCGCGGGTGTGGGTATGCCGGCTGATCGGCCCGGCGGCGCTGTTTATTTAGGCGATGTCGTAGCCAATACGGCGTGCTTGGCCAATGCTTCGCCCGACACCACCGGTCTCAAAGAAAATATTCTCAATAATGACAATTGTGTATACGATCCGGCCAAATGTAATTCACGCAGACCGCCTATACGCCCCTCCACGACGCTGTTAAGCAAAACGTATTACACAGACCACCACAGCTATATGCGCAGCCGCGGGAATTTATACGACCAGAAATTAACCGCACTGCCGGTGCCGGGGATCACTTATTTGGATGCGAACGGCCATTTACTCACGGTGACCGGGGATAATGCTACCCGGCAAACGCAAGATTGCACCGTAGCTTGCCCGCTTGGTGCTGCTCTACAAAGTCCGCCGCTGGCGGGCCAAACTATCTACAAACCCAATAATGCGCAGTACGCCAAACAAGGCGCGGTCGATAGCAGTGACCGCCTGACCCGCTTGAAATTAAACACGGTGAATAAAAACGCCGCCTCGTATAAAGAGGTGTTTGGCAGCAGTGCCTCGCGCTACCTGGGGATGGCCTCGACGCCGTATTTTGTGAAATCCAAGTATCAAGCGTGTGTGCAAAAAGATTGCGCAAAATTTGTCCCGCCGCCCCCAGCGCCGCCCCCACCGCCCCCATCGCTTTATGGTTTGTTCGATCCCACCTTTGTTGTCAATGGTCAAGGCGGCGGGGGATTTTATGGTCCTGTGATAGTTGGTTTCTTAGATTTAGCGACGGATATCGATTCCGTTCTGGTCGGCGGCAGTTTTACTGGCTATTATGAGTCTAACTTGTTCCAGAATATTATGCGGTTAAATGCCTCGGATGGCAGTTACGATACCGACTTTAATAGTGGCACTGGATTTGCAGTTGATACAAATTTTCAAGGAGGTTTTTTTACTCCAGTGAATGGAGTATTAGTGGACAATGGAAAAATCGTGGTTACCGGTTCGATTCTTGCCTATAATGACGTGTCGTGTAATTATATTGCCCGCTTAAATGAGGACGGCAGCCGCGATACCAGCTTTGATATCGGCACCGGCTTTAATGCGCCAACCTTTTGCGCGGCCACTCAATTTGACTCGACGGTAGAAGAGAATAAAATTTTGGTAGGCGGCAATTTTACCGATTTTAATGGTAATGGGTGTAATTATATAGCGCGATTAGATTCAAACGGTAATTTTGATAGTACCTTTAATAGTGGCACCGGCTTTACACCGGCGCCATATAATAGTGAAGGTCTACCCCCTTTGCCGGTATTAGATATACTGGTGAATCCGGAAGATTCGACCATTCTGGCGTGCGGATATTTTATAGCTTATAATGATATATTGTGTAATTCTATAGTGCGTTTGCTTGAAAATGGCACACTCGATCCCACTTTTAATATTGGCAGTGGGTTTAATTTCTCTGGCGGTTTGGGGTTAGAAGCTGCGGCGGTCTTCAGTATCCTTCGGCAATCGACGGGAAAAATTATAGTAGGTGGGATTTTTACAGATTTCAGTGGTAATGAGTGTAATTCGATTGCCCGCTTGAATGCGGATGGCACGTTTGACGATAGTTTTGGTATAGGACTTAATAATGGCTTTTCTGAGGGTTTTGTCACGTGCCTCTTGGAACAAACGGATGGAAAGATTGTTGTGGGGGGATATTTGAATGATTATAATGGTAATCCGTGTATGAATATTGCACGCTTGGACGCGGACGGTAATTTTGATACGACCTTTGATAGCGGGCCCGGCAATGGGTTTGATAATTTAGTCGCGAGTCTAGCGGAAAAAAATGGCCAACTTATTGTGGGTGGAGTATTTGAGAATTATACTTATAATGGCAATACTTTTGAGTGTTCAGGCTTGGCTAGGTTAAATGAGTCGCTTTAATTATATATATATATAGTAAATGAATCATCTCTTTGCGGCTTATACTTTTGCCAAAACAAATATAGATACTGACACGCCTTTTGCCGCGCGGCCGCTCAAACAATGGCGCAAACAGTATCAGACTACCGTAGGCGGCTATAGCCGAGCCTCGGTCGGAATGCCGATGGATCGGCCAGGAGGCTTAGTGCCGGTGGCTTCGCCCGCAATTGAATGTCAATCGTGCCGAGGCGCCTTTCCGGCAAAAGTGACCGTATTTAATGATGCGCCGTGCACATCCTGCCAGCCCAAGACGTATGGCCCCGGCGGCTATCCGTATCTCTCTTTAAAAAAAAATAGAAACGATACCCGCTTTACCGAAACAACCTATACAAACACCAAGGCTTATTTACAGTCGCGCTGTCTGTTAGCGGACCAGCAAGTGAGCACGGCGCGGGTGCCGACGATCACGTATTTCTCGCCGGAAGGAAAACCCCTCGAGCCGAATGACGAGCCGGACGGCCCGCAGGTCAGAGAGACCGCAAATTGCTTTAAAGTCCTCAACGTACAGCACCAGCCTCAGCCTGCTTGCGGAGCGGCCCCCATTTATAAGCCCAATAATGCCCAATACGCGCAGCAGGGTGGCGTGTCGGCCAGCTCGCGCTTGGCGCGCCTCAAATACAACACATTGAATAATAATGGCGCGGATGCAAATTCAGCCTCGGGCGCGATGGGCAGCAATAGCGGACGCTACCAAATGGAGCCGAGTCCGTCGTATTACACTAAATTTAAACCACAGCCGGCGGTGTGCAATGTGCGGAATGGCTCTAAAACGTATTGCCCGTATATTCCGCCGCCGCCCCCGCCGCCCACCAATTATGCCTATATACCCAATTATGCTGAAAATACGGTCGCAATGTATTTGATTGCGCCAACCGGTGCATTGGTGCCCTTAAACCCGCCGAAGATTTCAACCGGCACTAATCCGTCGGCGATCGCGATTGCCACGCTCAATCAGAACCGCTATGCGTATGTGACAAACAGCGGGGATAATACAGTCTCGATGTATGCGATTGATACGATGGGCCAATTGAACCCTTTAACCCCGCCGACCATTGCGGCTGGCAATTACCCGTACTCAATTACGATTGACGTGCCCCCCTCGGATCAGAGTACCTTAGAAATGTATTATATTGATAATGCCGGCAATTTGCTCGACACCTCTTCACCCGATAGTTATGTCTACGTGATTAATATTGATCAAACCATATCCTTGTATGCTATTGACGTGCCAACCGGAAACCTGATTGCGCTCTCGCCGTACCCAACCAATTGCAATGTGCCGCAGGCGATTGCCTTGACAAACCAGTATGCGTATATTTCGAATTATTGCGGCAATACGATCGAAATGTATACCGCGGCCGCCACGACCGGTTTTTTGACCGCTTTATCGCCGCCGAGCATTCCGACCGGCGCAAATCCTTCCGCGCTGGCGATTGCACTCGATCGGTATATGTATGCGACCAATTCCAGCGACGATACAATCTCAATTTACACGGTCCCCGCAAATGGAATATTAGTGCCAATCGCAACTGTACCTTGCGGCGGCCATTATCCAACCGCGATTGCCATTGCCGCGAATAATTATGTGTATGTGACCAACGCTGATTCAGACACCATCAGTACTTTAGGGCTGAATAGTGCGAATGGCACGCTCACGTTATTGCCAGAGTTGACCATCGGTGGCACGGCTATTGCAATCATTTTCTTTTAGCCCTGGCAATTATAATTTGCGACCCTAATATATTATGGATCATATTTATTACACCGGGATTTTTTCTTTAATTATACAATTGGGTACTATCATCGTCGATTTTTATGCAATACAATTAACTATACCGACATCCTTTATACTCATTCGCGAATTACTTATTATGGAACTTATCGTACAAATGATAGAATTGAGTTTTTATATTTGGATGGTGTCAAATTTTAATTCGATTAAAAATATTACCTCTATTCGCTATTATGATTGGATGATAACAACACCCACAATGTTAATTACTTTTATGCTTTTTTTAAAATTTTTGAGTAATCAAGAACAACATATACAAAGTGACTCTTTTTTAACAGAACTAAAAAGAGAATCAAAATTGATTTTAAATGTTATTTTATTGAATTGGGGTATGTTAATTTCGGGCTATTTGGGGGAACAACAACTATTTTCATATGTAACCACTACCTTGATTGGATTTGTACCCTTTCTATTAATGTTTTATATTATTTATAATAATTTTGCAGTACACAGTAAAGAAGGCCAACGCATCTTTTGGTATTTTTCTGGTGTATGGGCTATGTATGGTATAGCAGCTTTATTGCCGTATAAACTAAAAAATTCAATGTATAATATACTCGATTTATTTGCTAAAAACTTTTTCGGGTTATTTTTAGCATACGTTTTATACAAGAATGTGTTCATCTTTTTCAGTACTTAATATATGAACCAATATATACGCCTCTTATACAGTTCGCTGCTTGGCATTTTCGCTGGGTTTTTAGGTGGATTATTAGGCATATCCGGCACCATTATTATGCTGCCCTTATTAACCCTATTTAATATTTTTCAGAGTTACAAAACTGCGATTGGCACAGTTTTATTTAGCTTTGAACCTTTCGGCTCGATATTTGCTCTGATTCAATATGCAACACAAAATAAAATAGATTATGTGATAGGCATTAGCATCGTTTTTTCATATATGCTGGGCTCTTACATAGGAGCAAAATATAATACACTCTTTGATGAAAAAACTATAAAATACATCACCGCACTTATTTTATTCATTCTCTCAATGTATATGTTTTATAATGCATACAACATCAACACATACTAAAATAAAATCATACTAAAATAAAATCATACTAAAATAAAATCATACTAAAATGATATTTATATATAATATTTGATTATATATAATGCTAGAAGAGGCTATTCGGAAAATATATAATAAAGTAAAACCTATACATAGCGGGAAAAACGCTGATTATATACCTGAATTGTCAAAAGTAAATCCAAATTTATATGCGATTTCAATCTATACAATCGATGGATATAGTTATAATATAGGTGATTTTAATACCGAGTTTGCGATTGAATCCTGTTCTAAAATTTTTACATTAGCCTTAGCCTTAGAAAAATATGGTATCAAAACATTACAAACGAAAATAGGCGAATTAAAAGCTTTTGATAAATTTAATTCCATAAATGAAATAGTAGAACGAAAACATACCTTAAATTCGTTTAGTAATGGTGGCGCAATGGCCACAACCAGTTTACTTTATAATAAAAATAAAAAACTCTTTGAACGAACCATCCTTGAGAATATGAACAACTTTGCTGGCAGAAAATTAAAGGTGGATAATACTATTTATGTATCAGAATTTAGTCACGTTGACCATAATTTATCGATTGCCTATTTATTGAAATCATTCAACCGATTTTATGGTGATGTGCAAGAAACGGTGGATGTATATACGCGCCAATGTTCGGTGCGAACCACGACGCAAGATTTGGCAATAATGGCGGCAACCTTGGCGAATAAAGGGCTCAATCCCAAAACAAAGAAACAGGTCATTCATCCCAACTATATTTCATATATCTTGAAACATATGGAAGACAATGGGCTATACGAAGAAAGCGATTCTATAATAAAAACGATCGGGTTTCCTTGTAAAAGTGGCGTAAGCGGGTGCTTATTAGTAGTTATTCCGGGTGTGATGGGTATTGGCATATACTCGCCCCCCTTGAACAAATATGGGAATAGTGTTAAAGGCATCAAAACGATGAAATTGATATCAAAATTATTCATCTAAATACGTTCTATGATTTCGAAATTTCTATGATTTAGAAATTTCTATGATTTAGAAATTTAGTATGGATATATAGAATGAACAAAATATATATTATCTGCAATCAAGGCATATATCTATATATCGAAGATTATGTCTCATCCTTTAAAAATGTATATATGGAAATTATATTATTTAACGAAATAAAAGATATACCGGTGCTTACCCATTCAAACATATACATTTTTATACAACGCGTGCCGGATGACCTTTTATTAACAATTGATATGACGTATCAAAATATGTATTTATTAAATATTGAACAATTATCCAAAGTCTGTTATATAAACTATGTTAATAGCTTGCCGAAAAATATAAAAATCCTTGATTATTCAAAAGCAAATATGATGTATTATACGGCTCATTCTAATAAATTTTTACCCTATCAAATAAACTATGCGGAAATATATGATTTTCCCAAAGAGCGTGATCTATGTATTATGGCGACTGGATCCCCCCGAAGAAATCATATTATAGATGATTTTAGAAATAGAGGTTATACTATCGATGTAATTTCGGGATGGAGAAAAGAAAGAGATGAGCAATTATTCCGATATAAAATATTAATAAATATTGGCTACGACCCAACTTATCTAATTTATGAAGCATTAAGATGCGACCGATGCATTTATAATAAAATGATTGTTATCAGTGACAAAAAAGAACATATGGATTTATACAATCTCAAAGATTATATGATATTTGAGGATTATGAAAATGTAGTAACGAAAGCAATCGATGTTTTACATAATTATGACTATAATTACAAGAAATTACAGCTCGATACACTAAATTTAGAAACCTTGCCAAGAGAATCAATCACACCTGAATGGTTTGAAGAAAAATAAAAAAGTTCAGTTTGAACTCTCTCTTTCAAAATCATTTATTTAAAACGGTTCGGGGTGCTCATAATCGGGCGTATTGCCGCACGAAATCAGCTCGGACATATCGTCGTCGTCGCTTTCTGGCTCGGGTGCGGGGCTTCGGTCGGATCGCTTTCGCGCTGAGGTGGGTCGGCTTGCTCTTTGGCTGATTGCTTCGATTGCTTGGCTTGATGGCTCTGGCTCTGGCTCTTCGATTGCTTGTCCTGGCTCTTCGATTGCTTGCTCGTTGGTTTTCCACATTTCGACACATTTGACAATACGCCAGCGGATCGAGTTCATTGCTTTGACGATTTTATAGGTCGATGGAGCCCAGAAGAGAAAGGTGTTACTGTCCATATCGTGCCAGATGAAATAAACCTCGCATAAGGTCGTCGTCATCTTCAAGTAATATCCGGCAGTACCAATCACCTGTTTTGTAATTCGCTCATTCGGGGGCGCTGGGATGTAACCAAACACAATGGGCTTGGTTTGGTGGTGTGCATACATCATTCTTTTTAAATCCGTGAGATAGGCCGGCGAGGCTAAATCAAACTTGGTTAATTCGTCAATGTGGCTACAAACCCGTTCAACACTGGCGTGAAGCAAATGATATTGCATTGGCGGGACCCTAATGGGGGGACACCCCGCTTGATGAGGTAAGCTGGCAACGGCAGCACTTGGATTGGGTATCGCATCAGCCCCATCTTCAGTGCAACCACCAGCAACACTGATGGAACGGCGCAGCGGGCTTGGGTTACGCATATGCATATCCATATGTTGGCTACGCATATGTTGGCTACGCATATGTTGGCTACGCATATGCGTGGCAGTTTCGGAGACGGCAGATTGAGATTGGTTCATTTTCGTTAATTGGTTAGGAGTTATTATTTGTTTATAGATGTAAATGTATTTCAATTTTTTGCAAAAATTAGTTTTGCAAAAAAATATATAAATATATAAAATATATATAATTATGGTAAATCGAACCAAAGAACAACGGCTCACTGAAATCAAACCGATCATAAATAAATTAACAGAACTGAAAGTCAATGCAGCTGACCATTCGGAAATAAAAGAACTCTTAACTCAAATCCAAGTCTACATTCAGCAAGGCGAACGCATTGAAATCAATATTCCTTTTCCGATTGCCGACGTGGATATTCAAGGTGTCCTAGCAACCGATGTAAAAGAACGGGTTTGGCTTAAATTCACACGGGGGGAAACCCCCCGGACCCCCCTTTAGATTTTGGGGGATGGATGGAGCTTGGGTGGATGGGGCTTGGATGATGGAGCTTGGATGGAGCTTGGATGGAGCTTGGATGGTGGGCGAATGCGGTGTTATAATGCATCCGCCACCTATTCGCAGTGCATCCGCCCAATGCATCCGCCCAATACATCCGCCCGGGGGTCTGGGGGTGTCCCCCATAAAATTGAAATGCTTTTCACAATTTGAATAAAGAGTAACACCAGTAAAAAAACAGAATGAACCGCCAAATTGAAGTTGAGATGATTGTTGAAGCCGAAGTCGTGCCGGTTAGTATGGCCACACTGCCGGTTAGTATAGGTATAGACCATAGTGTACCGACCGAGCCTTCCGGCCTTATCCGGTCTCTCTGCGCCAACTTGAAAGAGATGCGCAAAGGGCGCTGTTTATTGTTGCCCATTAAAAAAATAAATAACATCAGCGTGGAGGTCTCTATCACCAAAGAACACAAATCCAACTACGTGTTGAATATTGGGCCGACGGAATTTACGGTGGCCGAGGATTCCTTATACGAAGTGATCTTTGATAACCGCATTGCCGGCAATATAATGGAGGAGGACAAATTTATCGACTACGTCGTGAATGTGTCTTTGGCTAACTTAAAAAAATTAAAAATTGATAAAATGAACGGGTGCCTGACCACAACCCAGCCGTCGCCAAAATTCCAAAAAATGGATGAGATGTGGGCGGAATTTTGCCAAGAATTCAAAGACGAGGAGAATCTGGAATTGACCATCAATGAATGCTGCGTGTGCTTTACGATGACGAAGACGACGACGAACTGCGGACACACCGTGTGCCTCGAATGTATTGCCAAATTGAAGACCGACGATGTTATGGACGAACATATGATGCGAAATGTGAAACATATCAGTTGCCCGATGTGCCGCCAGCGGGTTTTGTTCCTCCTATAGGGGCTGTGCCCCTACGACCCCTGGGGCTGCGCCCCAACCGAGCTTAAAAAATAAATTATAAGAAAAGAAAGAAGGTTTAACCCTTTTTTTATAGGGGTGAATACCCCTCCCCCAACCGAGCCCATCGAATGCATCCGCCCAGCAGGATCCCCCCTCCACGCATCGGTGTCCCCCACTAGTAGACAATATGATCACTAATCCATTTCTGAATTTGGTTATGCACCGGTTCTAGAATTGTATTAATGCCTTTAATATACATATCGTATCTCTCTGGATTTTTTTCCAAGAGGAGGAGAGATTGATAAAGAATTATAAATTCGTGCGAGGTATACAACGTCCGAATCTGAATGAAAATATCATCAATACTCGCGGTCCCGTGCATTTTATTCACTTCCATTTCCTCAGCCTCTGTAAAAATAACCGGTTTATCCAGCAAAATACGATACAATTGTAACGTGTGAAGTAAAGAGCATTGGTCGGTGGTGGCATACGTCTGCAATAATTTATCAATACCGCGTTTTCCCAATTGCACCAATAATTCAAACAGATCCGAATAGTCGTCGGATTCCTTTTTTAAGTAGCTGTAAAAGCGGTTAAAACGTACAATGGCATTAAACAAAAAAAACAAATCTTCTTTCATATCGTGGTTATAAGAACGCCATAACCCTTGGACCCAAGACGGTTCTTGAATGGTGAGCAGATTATTCGCAATCGCCAGTTTACTGCCTTTTGGACAAAAAGAAAGCAGGGCCAGTTGCGTAACGGCTTGCAAGGGTTCCAATATAATATCAAATCTCTCTTTTTTCTTTTCATTTTTCATAAGATTATAAAACTGAATAAAAGTATTCATTACTAAAAAACACATACCATAGCTTTATGTGTTTTTTTTTATCCATTCCATACACCTTCCTCCCACACCTTCCCCTATCACACCTTCCCCTATCACACCCTTCCCCTATCACACCCTTCCCCTATCACACCCTTCCCTCCCTATCCATTCACCATCGGCATCAGTCTGGGGGTCTGGGGGGGTACCCCCCGTATGAAAAGATTATTGCTTTGGATAATATTATTATAGGGCACATTGAATTTTTGACACCACGCAATGCATTTCTGGATATTCTTTTTTTTCAAATGCTCAACCTTATCATATTTATTATTATTGTCAATGAGATAAATCGTCGACACAATCGTATCAATTTGCTGCTGACCAATGATGGCATTCAATTCTTCGATTTTGTTCGTGAACAAATAAGGCAATTCGAAATCAAACAGTGAGCCAACGATGGGTTCGTCGTGGTGTAAAAATTTATAGAATTGTTTGACAATATCTAAAGTGTTGATATTGCGGAAGCCTTTACAGACGACATATTTTTCCGAGTTTGCAAACCGGCTCGTGTTTGGTTTAATAATCGTGACTTGCTCGTATAAGTTCGCCAAGAGGAACAATAAATCTAACGAAAACCGGGTAAAAGTATCATACACTTTTAAAATAAACGTGCCACCCGTTTTTTGCATTGCAATCGCAAACCCAATTTGGCAGCTGATTAATTTGGTGCTAATTTGTTCTTGCTGGGGATATTGAAACGAAAAATCAAAGCCGCCGTCGCCCGTGATCAGATCCATTTTCCCATTGTATTTATCGTAACAATAGCGCAAATTCTCGGGTTTGGTCAAATCGCCATCGCCTTCACTGCCGGCTTCAATAATGACATTTGGATTATTCAGTAAAAAATATTTACTTTTGCGCCAGCCGGGCACATTTTGATTCGTGTCATCAATCAGGGTCATTCCGTAATAAGTGTCGTGAGGATTTTTTCGCATATAAGCCATTGCCTCAATAAACCCGCCCGGTCCTTCGGCTAAATGAAAACTGCTGCAAGCTGGTGGCAACAGCTCGAGTAAGGCCAAGGATTGGCAGATTTCGACCATTTTAAAAAAAGAACGCGAGATGGGTTTTAAGGTCGAGACCGATTGTTTGGTATTGGGAATAATGGAATGGATGTATTCGTATGGATTGGTACATTTTTTATATTTATCCCATTGGTCTAAGCGGCAATCGATTTGCTCTTTTATAAAACTTAAATATTTACAAAGAGTTTTGTTGATTAGTGCGGTTTCTAACGCTAGACCTAAATTTTCGATTTTAATATGTTTTGAAAGCTCATTATTACATTGAAGTATAGGTAAATTAAAAAAACTCATTAATGCTATTTGTAATTAACCTTATGTGTTTATATTCATTTGTGTATGTTTAATTTTCTTTTAAGCTTTTTTACGGGTTCGCTTTCAATGGCAGGCATAGCAATAGGCTCTGTGGCAATAGGCATAGGCTCTGTGGCAATAGGCATAGGCTCTGTGGCAATAGGCGCAGTGGCCTTGACTGTACGATTAATTTTTAATTTGGTTGCGGGTGCCTGCGTTGCTTGTGCCTTCGTTTGTGCTTGTCCCTGCGTTGCTTGTGCTTGTCCCTGCGTTGCTTGTGCCGGTGCCTGCGTGGCTTGTGCCGGTGCCTGCGTGGCTTGTGCTTGCGTTGCTGCTCGGGTTGCTGCCTGTGTCCCGCGTTCTTCATCCCGCACTTGGTCCACTGTTTTATGTTGCAAATTCAAGGCAATTTTGTCGGCATCACTGACCTTCCGCACCTTTTTATAGATGAAATAGCGATTCAAGAAGGAAATCGTGCGTTCGCCGTCGCTCATATTTGGCGCATCGCCATAAGCTTTATGCGCCCTCGGATTTTGTTTCAGTTCATTATTCATTTTATCAAATAAATCGCTAAAGAAGCCCGTTGCCGATGTAAACCCAGAATCTAAATTTCGCAAGTCTTCGGCCGTGGCTAAGACAAATCCATAATTTTCCAAGATCCGTGTCAAGTAGGTATAATTCACTAAATATTCGCGAAAGGTTTTATTAATCGATTCTTGGTAAATGTCGATGGCATAGCCTACGCACGTCTCGTCAGCACTAAACTCGGTTCGGTCATAGCGTTTAATCACTTCCCAAATCTTTTTCTGATTTGTCATAATGACCTTGCTGTCATTTTCTTCGACACTTTTCAACATTTTAAACAATTTTTCGCCGTCATAGCTCGTGCCAATAAAGTAGCCGCCTTCTTTGGTCACTTCCGACACATTTTGCAAGAAGTTTTGGAGAGTTTCTTGGGTTTCAAACATATAGTGTACCGCAAATTGAATCGAGCAGACATTAAAGCCTTCGGCGGCTACCCCGTACTGTTTATAGACGCCTTGACCTAACACGGTCGCGTCTTTGGGGCCTTGCCCGAACACTGCCCGGGTAATTTGTTTATCTTTATCGACTAAAATCCCGGTGGTTTTCTTGAGATTAAGGCGCGAATCACCATTGACAAAGAGTGCATCGGGCATTACCCGGTACCGTTTCCGGTAATTTAAGTAGCGGGCGTATGCGCCATCCAGTCGATTTTGAATATTATCGCGCGAAATATCGACCCCAAAGACGAATTTGAGTTTTGCGTCAATCCATTTCGGCCAGTCGCCGCCTTTGCCCACCGCTAAATCAATCAAGGTGCCGCCCGGTTTTGCCACGCTTTTAATCAGGAGCGATTTCACATATAAATTATGAAAATCACGCAGGGACCGTGTTTTGGTGACGCCCGACACTTTATTGTAATACACATCATCGTCGCTTAATTCTTCCACAATATCTTCGCCCGTCATCAGCATTAATTGTGTAATGGGGTAATGGATGGAATGCCAATTGCTATTGGCGACGTGAAAAGCGTTGCCAAACATTTTCTCGCCTGCGCGCAGTTGTGCGGTTTTATCATACCGCACTCGCAGTGGCACCCAGCGCCATTGTTCTTCCTTGCTCGGGTCATAACTAAACTCCACAATCATATTGTCTTCAATAATTTCCGCATTTTCCGTATACATTTGTTTATCGGTGCCAGTTAAAGGAATATTGCAGATGCCGGCTTTATAGTCGCTTGGCTCCGTGGGGTAAAATTGCATCGGCACATAGGAATGTCGCTGACGATCCTCGTCGTAATTCGTGCGCACGGGCAATTTATCTTCAATCACGTCTTGATATGGATTCACGTAACCGTGTTTAGATTCGTCAAACCCGACTCGCAAAATAAGGGTCTTGTAGTCGGCAATTTGGGACGCAAAACGAACATCGAGGCCATCCGCAAAGGTGCTGCTAATGACATCCGTGCCATTGGCATTTTTTTTCACCGAGACGAGAAAATCAATCGTGTTAAATTTCGCCGGTTTCCATTTAAACGAATAATCCCACGTCATTTTCAAAGGTTTGATATACTCGCCAATTTTATTCGAGGCCACGCCCATATGGGCCGGCGTGAAAATTAAGCCATCGGTTTCGTATTCAAAGAGCCCGTCGTGTTCTTTGGCTAAAATGGCCGCACAGCCCTGAAAAATACTCTCGGTCGCCGAGCTTATTTCAAAATGTTTTTTCGTGATTTTTAAAGGCACCGGGGCTTTTTCATTGACGATCGAGACGGCGTTTATTTTCGCGATCACGGTTTCCAGGGTAGGCAGACGGTAATACGTGAGGACTTCGGCGGGGACCGGCGGAGCCACAAACCCTTTTGCGCGTATATCTTCGCCACCGACGTAATAAATATCAAACGCGGCATACATATTGATGAATTTCTTTTTCTTGTCGTACAACACGTGTTCGCCGTCCAGTAAAGTATTCCAGAGATCTTGGTTTTTGGCAAAGGTGCCGGTGAATTGAATCTCCATATTCGTATTAATTAAATATATTTTGCCATTCTTAGGCGCAATAAAGAGCAATTTGCGGTCGCCGTCGGCCTTATCCGTCACGGTATAATGTTCGCGGATGCTGGGCACGCTCGCATCAGGATTCGTTGGCATTATATTTCTTAATTCCAAGGTATACGACGAGGGCCCGACGAAATTGGCCGATTCAACGCGCATCCCTTCTTTGTAGTCTTTGCCCCAGAGCAATTTCATATAGGCTTGCAGTATGGCATCCTGTTCGGGGTAGCTAACCGGATAATTCGTTTCTTGCAACCCACCCAAAATGTATTTAATGGTGGGCTTAAAGACCTCGCTGCTTAAGAGCTCCGGGGTGTGAAAGGCGGTGCCGAGCCCGACGGACCCATTGAGACATTCGATTTCAATTTCGTATTTTTCGGCGGCAGTGAAGACGCCGGAATCGTGAATCGTATATTCGGGAATATAATTCCGACCTTGGATCTTGGAATTTTTCACAATACTCATATCCACGACAACAGGTAACGTCGGGTGGCGCAATTTAAAACGATTGAGGTAGCGAAAGATTTTTTTACGGTCGTTCCATTTGTCTAGGGTCGCCCGCACGATCGGCGCGTTTTTATCCATTTTGACTTCTTTATTGAGAGATACGCGGAAATTGAAATCATTGACATTCACCGATTCCGCATACTTGTCCTTGCTGTCCTGCTGGCTATTAAACGGTGATTTTTGAATATAACCGATGCCGGTCTCAATGCCATCCAACCGATTGGTTTGACAATAGGTGCGGATATTCTGTAACCCGCTTATTTCGGTCCGCATCGTGGATAACCGCGGGGCGCCTGTTTTCAAATCCATATACTCGTTTTGAATACGCAGTAAATAGACATTGTTTTCAACCGTAAAGCCGGAGGCCAAGAGTTTTTTCAACACATTGTCGTAATTAATGCGCGTGATGGCTTTCACGCCGAGCGTGCCAAACTTGACTTCTAATTCGAGTTCTTCGGTCGTCGATATTTTGGTGACATTTTGTAAATAGACTTTGTACAAAGCGTGTAAGTGCCGGTCGATTTGGCCCGTTTCAGCCCGCCGATGCTCTGTGTTACTCTTCTTGATGGGCTCTTGTACAGTCTTGGCAGGCTCTTGTAGAGTCTTGGCAGGCTCTTGTATAGCAGGCTTGACAGTCTTAGCAGGCTCTTGCATCGAAGGCTCTTGTATAGCAGGCTCTTGCACCGAAGGCTCTTGCACCGAAGGCTCTTGCACCGCAATATCCGATTCAACCGGCTTGGCAACCGTTCTTACTTTATATCTGGGTTTCTTGGTATCTGCCATTGTATATAAATATTAACGATAAATATTTATATCTTCTTTTCAATTTTCTTATTAAAGACATTGCAATATTTCTTCATATAATTTATTTTTGGGTTTGGCTTTGGCTTTCTCATTAACCTGTAGATGTGTCTCGAGTTGAAGTTTTTTACAGATGTCTTGTAAATCACTGAGGGTATAGGCCGAAGGCGCTTTTAAGGGTTTTTGTATTTGCGTAATATCAATCAGCCAGTACTCCTCCCGTAATTTGTTGAGAAAAGCCGCATCTTCATTTGCACATTTTAAAGAATCTTCTTTTTTCGCATTTTGCACGATAATGCCTTTTTTAGCTGGGTCGGTCGTAGTAATTTCACAATACTTACGGCCATAAATATACGTAATTGACACATTATGCACTAAACAAAGCGCACATAAGCCTTTCAGCGTAATGTTGGGTTTATGCACTAATTCGTCTTCTAATTCGGTGCGTTTTAATTTCAAGGCTTTCAATTGATCCTTGATCGCTTTCAGCTTTTCGACGGTTTCGATTTTAATTTGCTTTTCGATACTAAAGGAGTTTGAATGGTTCATTTCATATTCTTCATAGCCATTTAATATAATGTAAAAACACCAAAACAGTTTATCTTTTTGAAAAGGGGTAAAGGGCTTTGCATTATTTTTTTTAAAAACGGTTGGCGCACTTGTTACTGTAGTTGTTGGCGCACTTGTTACTGTAGTTGTTGGCGCACTCGTTACTGTAGTTGTTGGCGCACTCGTTACTGTAGTTGGAATAGTCGCTGGCGCACTTGTTACTGTAGTTGTTAGCACAGTTCTTGGTGCAGCTATGTTTTTTAGCGTGGCTGGTGTAAACATATATTTAGCCAGACTGGTTATGGTCTCCTTATGTTGCATTATGCTATATTAATATATAGCATAATCTTTATGTTCTGTTAAAAAAAGGTTTGCTCAAGCTGTTCCTTTTCGGTTTCGACCTTTTTTAATAATTTTTGCTGTTCATCGACGTAATCGGTATATTTGACCAATTCGGTAATGATCTCTCCCGATAATTCGGTTAAATTCACAAAGGTGCCATTATTGTTTTCATTCGTTTTTACTTCGGGGAATTTATTCAAGATGCGCAAAATTTCAATTTGGTGGTATTTTTCCATATGTTCAATCCGATCTTTTAACGTATTTATAGCCATCCTTTACTAGTCTAATGCCAGTTCTATTTATATTAATTATTAACTGTAATTTTTGGTTTTAGGGTTGCCACTCTTTTTTTCACAATGGTCTTTGTTTTTGTCGCGGGGGTTTCTACCGCCGTTTGTGGCGCAGGTTCTTGCAGCGCAGGTTCTTGCAGCGCAGGTTCTTGCAGCGCAGGTTCTTGCACAGCAGGTTCTGGTTCTTGCGCGGACCCTTTCGCCGATTCGGCGGTCGGCTCAACGATTTCGGCAATAATCGAGATGTATTTATCATTTAATTCAAACCGTTGCCCAATCACGCGCACTTTAATCTCGTCATTTTCTTTCACCTCCGCAAAGAGCGGCGAGGCGTAATTGTGATCACGCGCAATAAAGATCACCACGGGACTCGGCGTCTCATTTATTTCGGCGCGAATACCGGCTTTATTAATATGCTTGGCAATACATTTGATATGCATTCCTTCCACGGGCGAACACACTTCGCATTGAATAACCACTTCAAAAATCACATTGAACCCCATCACGAGCCCGCTCGAAAAGGTGATAACTTCGACAGAGTACGGTTTGATATAGCCTTCCACGATACATTTGCCTTCAATTTGTAAAGCAATCGCTTTTTCCAAGGTTTCTTTGATCGTACTGCCGATATTATTAATGCTGATCGGAATCGTGCGTGTAATTAAGAGCTGGCTATACAGACTTTTGTCTTGCGAGTGGTGCTGTGTCTTTTTTTTTGAAGGTTGTTTGCCCGTGAGCTTGGACATCTTACTATTAATTAAACAGATTATTTCTAAATGGTTATTCAATTTTATATTTTATTGGGCACATCCTTGCAATTAAACAGAGCCCGCGCCTATACTGATTATAGCACCAATTCCGCATACTAATAATATAGCCCCGATTGCCGTGCCACCCGATAATACTGCTACAGCAGTAACTACTGCAATAGTAGCCAAAGTGAAAAAAAGCCTTAGTTTCCACCCTCCCCCTCTTTTATAATTTTTCCTTGTTCCTTTTTTTTTATGCCTTCTATTTCGTGTTTTCCTGCCTCCCCTTACATTATTAGATATATCCGACCCAAAAAAGCTATTTATGGCGTTTAATCGTTCTATTATATCGGCTCGTGCAGCATTGTCAATTTGTGCCTTATCTAAAATAACGTATTTGCCAATATCAAACATATCCACAATTGGGGGCAACATATCGTTCATCAATGCCTTACTGTTTTCTGTATTTTCATCCGTGCCAAGTGCTGTTGGAATTTCAGAGGCTACCCTCATTTCGTGTAACTTAGTGTGAATCTGCTCAGTTACAGCAGCAATCTCTTCTTTATTATCAGTAAAAGCTTTATCAATAATGTTTCTGGTCTGTGTTAATGCTTGTATAACGTCATTTGTATTTTTGTCAGTTGTACCCCACTTTTCGGTTGCTATACTGATATATTTATCCATAAAATCAGTAAAATTAAAGGGTTCTGCTTCTTCCACTTTTTTTAATTGGGCATTGAGTTCTTCTGATAATACAGGAATTGTTGCTTGATTAGTATTCCATTTAACCGTTTTTTGGCTTCAGAAATATTCGTTAACCACACAAAATCAAAATTGGTGCAAAAACAATTAGATCTATCCGAGTCAATACACGTATTATCATCTCTCTTTTCTTCCAATTTTTTATTAATTTCAACTTCATATGCGTGTTGCAATTCGTATATAGGATCGCTCATAGCCAGAAGATTCGCTTCATTACTTGCGCAATTCATTTTTTGCCTAAACTTGTTTATTTTGATGCAAACTGGTTTTTCTGCGGCACATTTTCCTGCCCCGCCTTTATAGGATTTCTTATATTTCTTATACAATTTGCTTTTAGCCTTCTTCGCTTTTCGGGAACGCCTAGACATTAATTTTATTATTTGTGTGTGGGGGGGGGGGAGTAAATATTTTACGCAGAACTATTTACTTTGCTTTCTTCTTTACGACCGTCGAATAAGTTTCGATCGTGGTTAAAATCGCTTCTGGCGGCGACAAAAACCACCGTTTTTTGTCTTTGCGCTCCTTGTCAAACAAACGCAGATACAATTCTTGGATAATACATAGTTCCTTTTGCGATATTTTTTTGCTCGGGGGGTCGAGATACGTACCCGCAATCGTATTCAAAATATCAATCGCCTTCCCTTTATTCGAATTCTGGTCGCACCGCGCCCCGCTATCCCGCGAATTATTTATATTTTTGGTTTTAAAGACCACAAACTCTTCCGTTTTAAAATTACTCATAAATCCCATCAGCGGGTTTAAATTCGCCAAGATATTCTGTTTATTCTCTGCCAGCTTCGCTTGAAAATAGCTAGAATCCTGCGGTTCAGCCACGTGCCAATTTTCCTGCGGCGTTTTAACCAAGAGCACCTGCTTGGTTTTGTCTTTCCACAAAAATCCTTGCATTTTTTTCTCGGTCAACAGTTGGCGTTCAATGTACATTTTAATGAATTTGAAGACGGCTTCCGTCTTATACCGCGGGTTTTCGGTATAATCCTTTAAAATAAGCAGTATCTCCGGCAAATAAAGTTCATCGAGAATATGTTCGGCAATCAGCGGGTGCAATGCAGCCAACGTAAACCCATTTTTCACCAAAAATTCAAGACCCAAATGGCAAAAGATATACCAATTTTTCTCGCCTTTCGCCACAATTTGTTTCGTGGTGGCCAATTCATAATGGGATGTGATTTTGGCATACAGGTCTGCCGACACATTTACCGGCTGTTCTTTGATTTTAATAATCGCCTCATTCACTTTCAGTTCCTTGGGCAATTTTATTAAAATTTTTTGATGTTTCACCTCTAATGGCGTTGAGCGTTCATAAATGCTACTGTTGATCTGATTGAGCTCTAACGGGTGAAATAAGTATAAATCGCCGACATTAATCAAATGCCCCGACCGGCCATATTTATCGGTAATATATTCGGTTTTATCTTCAACCAGTTGGTGCAGCGCAGCATTGATTTGCACCAGCGGGTACGGCTTCAAGACATTCAATAAAACCACTAAATCTTTCTTCCGATAAAAAAACCGTTCTTTCATTAACTGTTTAATTTTATAGCTGAGTTTGTCGTTGTTCATCATAATATAATTTTCATTGTATGTATCCAATATCGGGCCTTCTTCAGCATTCGCTTCAGCATCGGCGGGCCGGCACACAAAAGCACACGACTCCATATAATCGCACAGCGATGAATACGGTTTGTCGCCCACTTTATAATTCTCCAATTTAATGCCGCTCGCCAGTTCGAGGGTCACGGGTTGAACGCCATTCTGCGCCATCTTTTCTTCCGTAAAATTCAGCTGCCCATAATTTAAAATACAATCAATGGCGATTTCTTTCAACACCCGACTCACTTTGCCAATCTGTATTGCTTTCAGCTCCGCCAATCGGTAGATGTATAAATCCGCCGTTTCATCCGCGCGATTTAAAGAGCCGTACAGATACAGTTCGGTATTCCGTTGCGCAAAAGGCAAGGCTTTGTGACTGCACATACGCACGGCCCGCCCGATGATTTGCTCCACGCGGTTCATATTGTACCACGGCTCCATAATATGCACTTGGCGGATGAACTTTAAATCGAGCCCTTCCGCGCCGGTTTGGGAGATGAGGACCACTTTTACTTTTGCGCCGCTCATATTGTCTTCGTTGGTGGCCATTTTAATATCCTGGGCGGGATTAACCGATTCGCCGGTAATGAGCACATAATTTGACGCGGCGCGTTTGCCCACCGGCGGTTTCGCAAAGAGCGAGCCGGCGTCGCCAGCCCGCGTAAAGCCAAGCTCTTCTAAGGCCAACGCCAGCGGCACTAGACCGGCGGATTTATAATGCGAATAGACCAACACAACGCCCGTCGACTTGACGATATGGTCGCAGATGCTTTTGATTTTACTGCTATATTTGCCGATTTCGCTGGGCGCAAATAAACGTCCGTATTGCGCCAAGGTGCTCTCTTTATACGCATATTTACTGCGCAAGTGAGTATTGGGATCTTCCACATACGTCATTAGGCGTTTTAAACCTTCGCTACCGATGAGGTCCCGCGAATTAAATGTAGGTTTCTCTTCCAACAACCGCTCGTCCGGATAAAGCATATTCAAGGCTTGGATCGGTTCTTGCAGCATCGTATAACCAAACGTTTCGATATTCTCCACATTGGTATAGTTGCCAATAAAGCCCCCTTTGACCCGTTCGATAATATAATCGTAGCCTTTCTGTTGATACTCGCCAATGTCGACTAAATAAAGGGAGAGATGTTCGATTGGCTGGGTCAAGGGCGTCGTGCCATTGAGCTGCATTGTCGGGAATGGCTTAACTGGGAAAGTGTGCTCGGCGGCAAACTCTTTGGGCCAGATCCGGTAGGGGAAAGTATAGGGATTTTCGCCCCGAACAAAAGAGATGTAGCCGGTGGCTTTCCGCTCTAAGAGTTGTTTGCCGATTTCTTCGCCGGTCTCATTCACCTTAAAAGACCCATCGGCATTGAAGACATCGCGCGTTTCAACCGTTGATCGCCGGTCATTCGTATTCATCAAGTTGACGAGCCAGATGATTTCTTTATAACTGTTAAACATCGGGGTGGCCGAGAGAAGGAGTAAACGCAAGGTCGATACATTCTTAACTAATTTCAGCAGTTCATCGGCTACTCGCTTGTCTTTATTATCATCCGTCACGCGGATGTTATGGACTTCGTCAATGATGATGAGCCGGTTATTGAACACGTGGCGTAATTTGGAACGAATGAGGAGATTTTTTTTCGCTTCAGACAGCGTCGCATCTTCCACGAGGCTTATCTTGCTAATGTAATTGGCAAATTCCACATAGCCCGAGAAACTGTAGTAGGTATCGATCAAGCGGTTGATTTGTTTACTGACATTTTCTTTGGTTAAGCCTTTCATCATCATCGGGTTGATCTCTTTTAAAAATTTGTTGCCGATGCAGTCGCGGATGTTCCAGAGCCCATCCACTTCTTCTTTCAATTTGCGTTCATCAAAGAGTTGCACGCGGAAATTCGATTGGACATTCTGCGAAGCCACAATTAGAATTTGACTCGTGATTCCCATTTGCATAATATAATCGCGCATTTCTTCGGCCACACTGATCGCCGAGCAAGTTTTGCCACTGCCCAAGCCGTGATACAGCAATAAACTATTGTAAGGTGTTTGAAAAGAGAGGAAATTCCGGACGAAAATCTGGTGCGGGGCAAGTTCAAATTCCGAATTGCACAACACCTCGGCTTGCGCGGCGACATCGGGATAAATATCCCCGACATATTTGTTGTCGTTAAATTCTTTGCGCTCTGCGATTTTTCGATTGAAATCGGCGTCATTTAAATTCGGGTAGAGAAAATCAAAGGTACTACCATTTGCCGCTAGGTCGGCCCGCTCAAGCAGTTCGAGTTTATCCTTTTTCATATTTTGCACATTCAAAGTGTCTTCTGCCTGAATGCTTGCAGGTGCAACGCTTGCAGGTGCAACGCTTGCAGGTGCAACGGTAGCAGGTGCAACGGTAGCAGGTGCAATGGTAGCCGCAGGTGCAATGGTAGCCGCAGGTGCAATGGTAGCCGCAGGTGCAATGGTAGCGGGTGCAACGGTAGCCGCAGGTGCGGGTGCAACGCTTGCGGGTGGCAGAACGGTAGCGGGTGCAAGGCCATTGGGTTCACATAAGCCTGTTTTTTTATTTCGACGGGTCCCCTTTGGGCATTTTTTTTTATCTTCAATTGCATTTGGCGCAGCAGGCTGAGCAGGTAGAGGCGCAGCAGGTACAGCAGGCTCAGCAGGTACGGCAGGTAGAGGCTCAGCAGGTACCTTGGCTGGCTCACATAAGCCGGTTTTTTTATTTTTGCGAGTCCCCTTTGGGCATTTTCTTTTAGGGGAATCCATATTTATATTATAAGAGAGATATATTTTACATTACATTATACATTTTGTATCGTGCTAGCATTGTTTCTACACGTGTTAAAACTTCTTTTTTTTCTAAATTATAAGGGCGAATGAGCTGGCTGGCTTCTTCGTATGTTTTCCATTCCATTTTACTCACTTCCGTATCTTGATAGGACATTTGATGTTCCTTTACATTTTCCATATAGGCCACATAATATTTATGTTTATAAGATTTGTAATTGGAGCCAGTGAAAATCTCTTCAAAGGGTACCAAGTTTTGAATAATATTAATGGCCAAGCGCGAATAACCGGTTTCTTCTTCAAATTCGCGCAAGGCGCATAGTAAATCTTTCTCTTGATTATTATGGCGGCCCTTGGGAAACCCCCACTCGGTCTCTACCCATTCCGTCGTGGAATCACGGATCAATGAGTCCAAGGAATAATCCTGCTCATTGGTGGTCAAGCCATATTTTAAAGTTTCGAATTTATCGCGGGAATTTTTCTCTTCGCCGCGATATTGGGTATTAATATCATTGCCCCAGAGATTCTTCCATAAGGTATCAAAATCATTCGTTAAAAGCCGCTGTTTTTCGTCTACCGTCATTTCCGAAATAATATTCGTCAAATATATTTTGCTGTAAATATTATATTTGCCGCGCATAAATTCCACATACCCAATGCTATCTTTGCGCCGGATGAGCAAATATTCGCGAATACCTGCACTATTATGCCGGTAAACAATAATGCCCACACTCGTTATGGGCTGTTTGCATTGATAAAAGATATGTCCTTTGGTCCCACAGTTATTGCAATAATTATTTATATTCATTAGTTTAGTTCAGTATATGTTTTTATATCATTTATTATAAAATGGCGTTAGATCCGACGGTTTGGGGGCCTTCTTATTGGTTTGTCTTGCACACGATTGCTTTAACGTATCCCGCCAATCCCAACGAAACGCTTAAGAAAAAATACTATGATTTCGTCCATAATATTCCTCTATTTTTACCCATCTCTCTGATGGGGAATAAATTTAGCGCTTTACTGGATAAATACCCCGTGACCCCTTATCTGGATTCACAGCAATCCTTTGTCAAGTGGATGCATTTCATCCATAATAAAATTAATGTGTCACTCGACAAGCCCGAATTAACGATGGAAGAGGCAATGGTCCAGTATTATGAGCATTACAAACCCAAGGCGATTAAAGAGACCGAACAGCGGAAACGCCGTGAAAAGTATGTCTTTATGGGCCTCGTGGCTCTAATCACACTTTTAACCATTTATCTCTATAAAAAATAAAAATTGCTTTATATATATGAGTAAAACGCATAAAAGAGGCAGAAAAAAAAGAGGGGGCAGGGCGATTGATGCCGGCAGTTATGGTTGTGTATTTGATCCGGCCCTCAAATGCGCAGACAGCACGCAGCCGTACAGTTCCACGACTATATCCAAACTCTTGTATCGCCGACACGCTCAATCCGAATTACAAGAAATAAAAAAGGTCGAACGGTTCATTGCAAAAATACCCGATAAAGAAAATTATTTTATAATATCCAACACGTTTGGTTGCCATCCCGCCAAAATACCCAAAGAGGAAGAGGAGTTCTATTTATCGGGGTTTAATGAGAAATGTCAGTTATTTACCGACGAAGGCATAACCCAGAGTAATTACAATGAGCATTTAGATAAATTAGCACTGATTGTAATGCCGAATGGCGGGGTCAATATCGAAGAGTATTTCCGAAAAATAACGCAACTGTCGAAAAAAGAAATGGATCTAGCCTTTGTATCAGCCAATACAGCGCTGATTAAATTACTGGTGAATGGCATTAAGCCCTTGACGGCAATGGGGTTTAATCATTATGATGTCAAGGCGGGCAATATATTAATGTCTGCGGATGGGCACGCGCGGCTAATTGATTGGGGCTTGGCCGGCGAAAGTGACGGCAAACATATACCCGCGGCCATTCAAAATCGGCCCATCGCCTTTAATATGCCTTTTTCAGATATATTTTTTAATAATTATGTGAAAACGTGGCTCCCGGAAGCCTTGCGTAACATAAATGCGGGAGCCCTTTTCCGGGATAAATCCATCGGGCAGAGCGAATTGTTAAAAATCGTTGCAGTGAATATGATTAATGAATCGATTAAAAAAACGAGCGAAGGGCAATATGAGTATGTCACCGGCATTATATTGCACGATATCTATAAAATATATGCCAATCGCAATGCATATAATCGGGTAGATTATAATGTGCTTTCGTCCAATGTATTGATTGAATATGTGCACGCGGTTTTATTAACCTTTGTTGACGCCAATGGTCATTTTAAAGACACCCAGTATTTTTATGAGGTGTTCAGCAAAAATGTAGACGTCTGGGGCTTTTTATTAGCCTATGTCCCGATTATCGAGTTTGGTGCGGATAAATTTCATCCGGATATTGTCAACGGGGTCTGTCGAATACTCTTAAAATATTGTTTTAGTACAGAATTTGCGATAAAACCGATTGTTATTAATGAGCTCGCTTTGGATTTGCAATCTCTCAATGCTATCGTAAAGGCATCGCGCCGGGCATCGACTACACGGAAATCAAATTAATATGCTTCTTATATATAGAATGAAAATAGAACTCCTCATTATCGGTCTTACGGTATTTTTTATACTAAATACGTATAGTGAAGGAAAATATGTGAAATTGGTCAAATCGTGGAAAAAATATTATCAAATGGCTGGCATCGGCTTTGTCGGTCTCTCGGCGTATATATTTATGAAAAAATATCCCTCGGATTCAAGGAATTTATTAACACACGCGAATGGAATCATTAAATATATGCCGATTGATAAAGAGGCCAGTGACTTATTAACTCCTTTTTTAGATATGTCCAAAGGCGCTTTCGCCGGGGGCGGTATGTCGCCGCAAGAACAACGCATTTTAAATTCAGGCCATACGAACACGAACACGAACACGAATAAAAATGTCAAACGCTCGGTGAGCGAGACCAAAAAGAAATATGTTGCCGCGGCGCAAGGGTGGAACTGTGGCGGCTGCAAAAGGCAATTGCCGGCGTGGTTTGAAGTGGATCATAAAATTCGCTTAGATAACGGCGGCTCCAATAGCGTGGATAATTTGGTTGCATTATGTCGAGATTGTCACGGGAAGAAAACGGCCTTTGAAAATTTATAAAAATATATATTATATATACAAGATGGCTACGACTATAAGCAAAGAGGAAGTTGACAATATTTTTGCTGCAAAACGAATCGAAAAATCGGCAAATAAAATAAAAGATTTTAAACTAGATTTAGACGATAATGTGCAACAAATAAAAGGTTTTGCAAATGTCTATGCGCGAAAAGATATTAATTTAAATTTTATAGAGCGTTTTACGCGACTGATTTATACGAATCCCTACCATTTGGCCAAAATCGAATTTATCCAATATATTTTCATCATCATTCTGCTGTTTTATTACAATCCACTCAATATTAATACCAAATATCCGGCCTTGACGAGTTTACTCATACTGATTGTGGCATTTATGTATGTGATGTTGTACTTTTTTATTAAAATGAAAGTGGCAGCTGCTGAAGATGTGGATTTAGTTGGGCTAACGGAGAAAAAGGTTCTGCTCCAATTTATCGCGACGATTGTCTTTTTTATTCTCTTTATGTTAGCGATTAAAGGTGTTTTCTGGCTTTTTATGCATACCTCTTTACTGAATGTATTTCGCCATTCAATGTCCATCATCATTGTTTGTGGGGTATTGGGCCTGGTGTATTTATTTACGAAAAACACGATCAAGAAAGCCAAAAATGCAGAGAACGGCAATATGTTAAAATTCCTCTTTAAAGTGGTAATGGTTGTGCCTTGTTTGATGGCGGATCTCGCCGAATATATCAAATATGAATTTAATTTAACGACGAAGCCGGTTTGGATACTCGCAGGCATTGAGGCCGGCCTCGTTGGGTTATGGTTTGTCGTGCCGTATGCTTTAAATAAAATGTTGAATTATGACAGTATCAACTTGTTGACCGATCCGGTGAATTTGAACAAGGAGCATATTATCGGGAATTTTAGTAGCGTGAATGGGAGTCTAATAAACATTGATCAATTGTACAATAACACCTTGAATGCACAAGCCAAGCAAGATATGGCCGAGCAGCCGCCTGATACCTTGGACAATGCACCCGCGCCTTCAAAGAATAAAACGGACCCCAATGTGCCCAGCAACCCCTATTTAGCCTGGTTTTACAATAAATGGAAACACGCCACGTTTCTGAAAGTCAATTTTACGACTCAGCCCCAGTACACGGATTACACGACAAACCGATTTGCTTATAAATATACTTTGTCCGGCTGGTTTTACATTAACCCGCAACCCCCGAATACCAGCAGCGCTTACTCGGTCTACACCAATATTTTGAATTATGGGCGCAAAATAAACATCGAGTATAACGGCAAACTAAATAGTTTAAGAGTGATGGCGGCGATGCAGTCCTTAGGTCCGGGCGCAACACCAATCCCGACCGATAATACATCCGCCGTGAGTAATACATATGCGGTCGGATACAAACACGCGGCGCCAGAGGATACCAGTAAATATGCGCGCGATCAAGAAACAATAAACAGTAACAATCGATCGGTTTTAATCTATCAAACAACCGACATTGTCTACCAAAAATGGAATAATATTGTCATTAATTACGAGGACGGAAATATCGATGTATTTTTAAATGGGGTTTTAGTGGGAACTGTTGCGGGCGCCGTTCCCTATATGACATTTGATACGATCGTTGCGGGTTCTCCCAATGGCATCATTGGTGGTATTTGCAATGTAAATTACTATAGAAATACTTTGTCGGCGAAAACCATTAAATTTAATTATAAATCATTGCGTATCAAGAATTTTCCAAATGTTTAGTATATTTTTAGTATACTAATATATATAATATGGAAGTAACGCAAATTGTTATATTTGTATTTATTTTCTTGATTGTAGTCTACATTGTCATTAGTGCTTTCTCCAAATCGTCAACATTAACCAAAATGTCCGATGGGAAAAAAGCCCAAACTATTAAAGCGAGCAAAATAACTAACAATAATAATACGAGTAATTTTACTTATTCAATGTGGATCAATATAGATGATTGGAACTATAATTACGGCCAAGAAAAAATCATCTTGGATCGCGGAAATAGCCCGACGATCGTTTTAGGCGATAAGCCAAATACCTTGAAAATTTATATGAATTATTATGATCCTTCAAAAGGACCGAAGAAGGGCAGGGGCATGGGCGGGGGCAGGGGCGGGGGCGGGGGCAGGGGCAGCGGAGGTGTAGCTCCCGACTCACCGCCAAATGCCGCGACTCAAGCAGCTTGTGAGGCGTGTCAATCGGGCTATACGTGTGCCTGCGATTCGTGCAATAATGGTGTGCCGGATGGCACCGCGCCCGTAAATGACGATGATGCTGGCGGCTATGGCAGTGGCGGCTATAGTGGTAGTTCAGGCGGTTTACAAAATGGTAGCGTGAATACGTGTTTAATTACCAATATTCCCATTCAAAAATGGTTTAATATTATTGTAAGCTTATATGGCTCGACGCTGGATGTGTATTTAGACGGGAAATTGGTGCGCACCTGTGTCCTGCCGAATGTGCCGCAAGTAAACAATAATACAGATCTGAAGGTGACAAATAAAGGCGGGTTCAGTGGCTGGACCACGAATTTTAAATACTGGTCCGATGCTTCTAATCCGCAGCAAGCCTATAATATCTATAAAGATGGGTATGGCGGAAGTATTTTAGGAAATTTAATAAGCAAATATCGAGTGAGGGTGTCGATGGTCTCGGATAATGTCGTAAAGAGCAGTTTTGAAGTTTAACACGTTAACCTATCTGAAGATATATTATATTTTATATAATATATATAAATGGATCAATTGCAACAATTTTCTTCAAATCAATATGTATCGGGAGGCAAAGAATTTTTACAATCCAATAGCATTGTCGCCAAATTTGCCTTTTTAATACTGGTCCTATTGGTTTTTATATTGTTCATTATGATCGGCACATACATCTTATCCTTTATTTTTTCGCCTAGCCGTAATCCGGTTTTAATTGACGGAATGATTGTATCGAAACAAATGCTGATTATTCCGCAAGATCCTTCGAAAAAATCGGCCAAACCGATTATGCGTTCGGTGAATCAGCGGGAAGGCCTCGAGTTCACCTGGTCGGTGTGGATCTATATTGACGATTTTTCGTACAAACAAACCGAGTTTAAACACGTATTCCACAAGGGCAATGATAATATAGCGACCAATGGAAATGGCGATGGCGTCGATGGTGTCAATTATCCGAATAATAGTCCCGGGGTTTATCTCACGCCCATCAACCTTGACCCGACCAATGGCAATACCGCGGGCGTGTTAATTAAAATGAATTCGTTTAATCAAATTGACGAAGATGTCACGATCAATGATTTGCCGTTAAATAAATGGGTAAATATCATCATTCGAGTGACAAAGCAAAATCAGATGGATGTCTACATTAACGGCACCCTGGTTAAACGCCATTTAATGGCAGGGGTACCCAAACAAAATTATGGCGATGTGTATGTTTCGATGAATGGCGGCTTTTCGGGCAATACGTCGGATCTCCGTTATTTTGACAAGGCGCTCAATACGAGCGAGATTCAGGCGATTATAGACAAAGGCCCTAATAAAAAACTGTTGTCGGGCGCCTCCATTGGAAAAAGTACAAACAATTATTTATCAACACGGTGGTATTTGCAGACCGCCCAAGATGTCTAATTATTGTCGCAAATTCGGATTAATACAAATCGCTTCGGTCGGAAAAATATCGCCAGACATACAGACATCCCCTTCGCCAACATTGATGCAACTGCGGAAGCCACGATCTTCGCCAATATAGCAAAACCCGGCCTTGGAAGCCGAATTCATTTGGATACTACTCGTCGAATCGTCCGGCGAAGGGACACCCCCCTTTGGACCCTTTTCGGGGACACTTGGGGTACCCTCCACACCCCCCGACCCGAGTTTACTCACTTTATCCGCAAGGGCTTTCGACTCGGCGGCTTGTGCAGCGGCGGCTTTCGAATCGGGGGCTTTTTCCGCAAGGGGGGGCGTGGCTTGCGAAGCGGCGGGTGTCCCCCCAGCCCCAACTCCAAGCAATTGCAATACAGGGTCATACAAATGAGTTAAATCTTTATCCGTCGGTTTGATTAAAAACAGCGCCAGGTTTAACCCCAGAAAACTGAGTATAAGAAAGATGATGATATAGCGCCAATAGGAGCTGCCGGTAGGAGCTGGCGTTTCCTCAAATGTATCCGCCGCACCGCTTAATAGATCGGCGGTCACCGATTTCGGGGTGGAAAAGAGCGAGGCCGCTTTTTCGGAATAAATGCCAGCGGACGACCGAGGTGCTGACCCAATGGATAAATTGTCTGTCAAATTCTTAAATGACATTATATATATCACTTGAGAATATTAGAGCGGCATTTTAACGTTTCAACATACTCCAATTGCGTCTAAACTCGTAGGATTTAGGCACAATTAGCTTGCTCGTCGTGCGGATATCGATCGGCGTATAGATTTGCTCGGCTGGATTCATCGCGCATTCAAATTGCCAGATATTGATATAGTCCTTCTGATAGGTCCATCGGACATTTTTTAAAGCATTTAAATCGTCGCAACCAGCTTGTTTATAGATGAGACTATCCCGTTTAGAAATGATACGTTTGAAACCATCAAACGAGCGCGCAATTCGCTTGTCCATTATCTCATAAAACTGGCTCCGGTCAATAACTAGACCCGCCGCTAAACAACGGTCATTCATCAGATTGTCTTCAATGCCCCAGCCCCAGAAATTCGGAAACCCTTTACTTTTCTCAAAGTCGGCGCCTTTAATCGCAAACATCCCGCCTAAGGCAAACCGAAAACCATAAAAATGCTTCACGCTCCCGTGCGTTGTCGTATAATCAATAAGACCTTTTTCCGTGGGCCACGTATCGACATCGTGAAAAATAAAGGTGATGTCTTTATAAGCCTCGGGATACTTATCCCGCAAGGCTATAAAACCAATATTCTTCATTGCACCGCGATTAAAGGGACGGTTATCATATTGATGCGCAAAATAGATTTCATAAGGCTCGGTATCGGCCAACAGAGTTGTCATCTGTCGTAAAAATTGCTCTTTATCGGTGATGCGGTCGCGATAGGGGACAACAAAAATGCGGGCAGGCGCAGCGGGCTCAGGCACGACAGGTGCAGCAAGTGCAGCGGGTTCAGAGGCAAGAGCCATTTTAATATATGTCTTTATTATTCAGGCGTGGTTGCATCCGAGGGTGCATCTGCAATTGTATTTTTCAGAATTGTATTCATTTTTTCTAGCCGTTCAATTGTTTTGTCTAAATTTGTTCGCTCTACACCCGCGTAGAGGTAATCCACGTTGAGCGATTCTTCGTTTTTTTTCACATCTTTATAGACTATACCGATTTTTTTGATAATCGCATCTAATTCGGTCTTATTGGCAATAATGGCAATCGTTAAATCGATGGGATCGGTTAAAAGTGAAATGGCATAATAAAGAAGGTATTTTCGCCGTTTTTTCACGCCATTGGTGTATTTGATACTAAAGATTTCCAATAAGGCGTTAATAATTTTCGTCATTAGCGGATTTCGTTTACGCGCACACTCGTGCAGAATAATATCCCACACCAACCAGATGATGTCGGTTTTAAATTTATCTTGAATCGGTGCGAATTGCCGCGTTTCGGCGAAACAGACTTCCTTTTTCTGTTTGCAGAGGGTTTCGTATTCCAGTATCCATTCGAGCCAGTAACACGCGCTCACACTATTTTTTGAGTCGGGCGCCAGATGGTATGCAAATTCATTCATAGCGATAAAGAGTTCTTTGGGATCATCCGCTTTAAAAATATCTTCCACATACTTAATGGTGGGCGCTTTTAAGCGGGAGGCCATATGAGTAATATTGAATTCCTCGGCTTTCAGTATTTTTATCGCCTCTAAACTATGTTTTTTTCGCGAATGACACAGGATGCTAATAAGCTCTGCAAACAGTTGCCGAATTTTTACATTATTGCGCATCGCCAATTCATTGCCGATATACCCATTGGATAAAATATCCTTGAAATTTTTAAAACGCATTGCAATGTAGATGGGCAATTTAGGGTTGCCTAAATGAATGTAGCGGCCAATAAAAAGAATAATAATTTCCCATAAATCACCGTAATGTCCCGCGCAGATCAGTTCGGCGGCCCAGTAGCAAGCTGGTTCGACCTTGGCCGTAATCAAACATTGGATGAGTTCTGTTTTTACCTTGGATTTTTGAAATTTAGAAAAAGTAACGCTTTTAAATTCACTACTACTTCTTTTATCATTAATATCAGTATCATTCATAAATTATATATATAATACATATATACAAATGCCTATTACAAACACACTTAGAAAGGCTAAACAGTCATTTAATATATTTGCAAAAACAACACTGTTACATAAAGTGTTGTATTTTTTGGCCTTTTTAATTTGTATGTCACTTATGTTGAATTATGGCAGACAGCAAGTCGAAGGGTTTGAGCCCAAAACAAATGAATTTAAAACAAATTATGAAGTGTCCGACATTTACGATGATTTTTATGCAACTATTTACGATGATTTGGTTTTCAGCAAAAACAAGAATGATTATGAAATTGGGAAGTGGATTATGCATACGAGACCCGATACGCAAAGTGTTGTCTTGGATATCGGGTCCGGCACGGGCCACCACGTGAGTAGTTTAAAGGCGCACGGGTATGATGCCGTGGGGGTCGATCTCTCCCCGAGTATGGTGAAAAAGGCCAAAGAAACATACCCCGACTTGAAATTTCAGGTCGCCGATGTGTTGAATGCGGGGACATTCCACGAGGATTCCTTTACCCATATCACCTGTTTCTATTTTACCCTTTATTATATACAAGACAAACAGGTCTTTTTTGACAATTGTATGCGTTGGCTAACCCCCGGTGGATTTCTGGCAGTGCATATTGTCAATCGCGATAAATTTGACCCGATCATACCCGCCGGTAATCCGTTCAATATTGTGTCGCCGCAAAAATACGCCAATAAACGGATCACCACGACGACAGTGAAATTTGACGAATTTGAATATAAATCAAATTTTGTGATGAAAGAAACGATTGAACAAGAGGGCGATCCGAATGTCTTGATGAAAGAAACCTTTAAAAATAATAAAAATGGTAATGTCCGCCAAAATGAACATAAATTATATATGCTGACCCAAGCAGAAATTTTGGATATTGCGAAAGCGTCCGGCTTTATTATTGATTCAAAAATAGATATGGTTGATTGTCAATACGATAGCCAGTATATCTATATTTTGCAAAAACCGACTTAACTATCTGTTTCGTATGTTTCATAATTATAAAATAGTGTTGTAGTACACTATTTTATGCTTTTCTATTTTATTTATCTAGTGCTATGCATTCTCTCCTTGTATATCATTTTATCTACGTATCTCCGCATTAAAATGCCTTTTTGGCGGACGCAACCGGTCTTTCACATCTATAATCTGACCTATTGGTTGAACCCGCCCGGCCTAATAAATACAGCGCCGCCGCCCGTCAATAAATTTGTGAATTTAAGCAATAACCAGTTGCTGCAAATAGATATAAGCAACGCCACTATAAGCAACGCCACTATAAGCAACGCCACTATAAGCAACGCCACTATAAGCAACGCCACTATAAGCAACGCCACTATAAGCAACGCCACTATAAGCAACGCCACTATAAGCAAATTCATCCGCGATTACTATGTGATTCACGCGTCAGCCGCATATAAACCCAGCGAGCAAGATATAATGGCCTACCTCCAATGCACCAATCAACCTTCTTTTTTTAATGTCTATCAAGAGTCCCCGATCGCCTTTGGCCCAACCGAGCGAGAGATCGTCGGGGTCATCTCGGCCCGCACCTTGAATGTCACCTTGCACAAGAAAAAAAAGCAAAAGCCCTTAACTTTTCCCGTCTACTACATAGATAATTTATGCGTGAATCCCGGCTACCGCAAGAAAGGCATTGCACCCGAGATGATACAAACCCTCTATTACACGCTATCCCGCGCGAATCCAAAGGTCAATGTCTATCTTTTTAAACGCGAAGGGCAATTAAACGCCATTGTGCCGCTGGTGTGTTACGACACGGTTGCTTTTACGATGACCCATTTTCGCACCGACACAATTCTCAATGCCTCGATGCGAGTCATTGACATTGACATCTCTCAATTGAATTTATTTATGGCCTTTATTAAAAATCAATTACCGAAGTTTGAATGTATTATTCTACCGGATGTGTCAAGTGTCCTTAATTTACTGAAACTCGGAAAAATCAAAATCTACGGCATTCTTTTTCAAGGCGAACTCATCGCCGTTTATATTTTTCGGGTATTGGAACTCTCTTACGGAGAGAAAAAGGCGGCGGAATGTATCACGATTCTTGCGGCCGATGAGAAGAAATCAGATATTTTAATAACCGGATTTTTAATGAGTTGGCTAAAATTAAAGGCAGCTATTCAGTGTGAGATTGTTATAATCGAAGGCACTGCGCATAGTAAGGCGGTTATCCAGGCACTGTATGCGAATCCACTCGTTGAACACCATTTTAAAAGCCCGACTGCTTTTTTTCTCTATAATTATGCGGCTTATACGGTCCCGAGTGCGAAAGCTTTATTATTTTATTAAGATAAAGAAAAAATTGAAAGGGCTTAAAGCTTTGAAACCACAAGTAACGCCCACCGAAAAAATGAACAAGCGCAGTATTGTGATGGATGCGGGTGAGCTGAACTATGGACGCAAAGGAAAGAAGCAGAGTAGCCGCACCAAAGCGAAGCAACTGGACGAGGTTGAATTGGAGTCGTTGTTGATGCAACAACGCATTAAAGAAAAACAATTATTACAGCACTGGAAATATGTGAGAGATTCCGATAAGAAACTCCAGGCTATTCTCCGGAGCCAATCGCGCGATGTGATTCGCCGAGAAAAACAACATTTTGGCGAACTCAATGATGATGTAAAAGACCAATATGTATGGAAACACGAGGGCTGCAATAATGAATGCAAAAAGGATAATTGCACGTGGTGGTTATTGGAAGCGGGACTCCATTCTTAACGACTTGCTAACGCTATGCTAACGCGTATACTTGCTAACGCGTATACTTGCTAACGCGTATACTTGCCAACCCGCGCAAACGAATCCACTATAAAAATAATAAAAACACCTAAAAAAGAATATAAAATCACTTCTTCCATCACGTGCCCGGTTTTTTCATCTTTTTGTTCTTCGAGTAAATGAATCATATAATTTAATTTTTCTAATAATTGGTTTTTATTTAACTGGCCATCATTACTGCCACTTTGATTAAAATAAGGCACATACTGTTTATAGTAATCAGAAGCGTATGTTTTCGGCAAAGAAGTCTTAAAGCCTTCGTAGCTGTCCAGTGGGATCGGGTATTGTCTCGAATTTACGGCTTTCGCACTATTTTCTTCATTTGTGTGTTGAATATGTGTTGGTTTTTCATAATCAATGTTTATTGGACCTTCTGCATTTTGTGCATTTTGTGCATTTTGCGCTGCATTTGGGCCTTGTGCATTTTGTGGTGCATTTTGTGTATTTGGGCCCATTGTTTTTGTCGAGACTTCTGCTCTGGGTGGGGGATTAAAGTCGGCTAAACCCGAATCGTCTTCATTATCGTAGCCATTGGAACTATTAATTAATTTCAATACATTTTGGACATTTTCGCTGGTATCGGGCCGTTTTTTTATAGTTGTATTATGACGAACTTGTTTTTTTTTATCCATTTCCGTCATAGCCGAATTATCATTAATTTCGGAATATTGTAATAATCCTAAAGATGTCATTATCTATATGAAAATAAGATATTTTTATTTTCATAAAAGCTTACTTAAAATATTCACCTAATATAAAATGTGTGTCCCCCCTGAAATTATCACACTCTTTTTCTTAATTTCCTTTTTGATTTATACGATGCCAATGGTTTTAGTAAAATTTAGTAAAACACCAAAAGGCAAATTCTTACTGCTCCTCTTAACGATAGTAATGACCCTCTATAATCGCACCGGCGGTTTATTGCTAGCTATGTTGTTTATATTTTTGGCCGAATTCAATTATGAATTTAACACGGCTATTCTGTATGAAGGGTTTGTCTCGACGATGGATGTATATAATGAGAAAATAGACCAATTGCAAGTAGCTGAAAAATTAAAACCAAAACCTTCCGCTACCATAGTCGCAGACAAAAAATAAATATAGGGCTATAATATATGTTCTATTTAGACTATATTTTATACCCGCTACTAATAATTCTTGCTTGCATTCTAATACAGATTCGCTTTAAGCCACATCAGGAAGGTTTTAACCATCGAGGCGGCGAAGAACTTGCGCGTGGAAAGAAGGACCAAGATATACCGCCCGGGGTGTTTGACTTCATTATCTATGTCATCAATGCCATCTACCAGTTTTTATTAATTTTTTCTCGTATTTTAACGGCCCCCTCTGACATTGTCAGATTTTTTACTAATATCGTATCATCGATTAGGTCGACCTTTACAACGATTTATACCGTCTGTAGTAATCTTCTTATCCTATTGAATGAGTTAACGGGTGATTTAATGACTATTCTATATGATAGCGTAGGTGATAAAATAGGTCTGGATAATTACGATTTGGGTGCCCCTGCCAAGTTTATTAAATCGTTGGCAAAATCTTAAATGCCGATGGCAAAATAGCTGACATAAATATATACCTTATATATATATGACACCACCTCTCCTACCGCAACCCGGATTTTTAAAAGGTATAAATGACATTTATTTAAAAAACATAAACGAAAGTAAGTTAGTCATCGGGTTGGCTATGATTCTTTTAAATATTGGTTCCAAATACGTGGATTTCAAATTTACCAAGGCGCAAGAGCAACTCCTACGTAACGGCATTGCCCGCGAAATGCTGATTTTCACGATCGTCTTTATGGGTACGCGCGACATTATGTACGCCATTCTGTTGACGGCGGCCTTTATTATATTGTCCGAGCACGTATTTAATGAAAAAAGCGATTATTGTTTGGTTCCCAATAAATTTAAACAAATCACGGCGCTGATCGATACCGATAATGACGGCATTGTTACGCCGGAAGAAGAAGCCCGGGCTTTAATTATCTTGAAAAAAGCCGAAAAAAATCGTGATCAAACGATGCATCACAAATTTAGCACATATTTGAATACTATGAATAATAATATATCCTCGAACCTCTATAATTAAACATAATTCATTTTCGCGATAATTAAATTTATAGGCATACTATATGTCTATACCCATAGAAACGACTATATTAAAAATAGACATAAAAACGACAGGTGATTTAATAACGAAAGACTATGATTTGATTCCATTTCATCCCAATATGGCTGAATTGCGCGATTTAAGTAATAATAATTATATCTTTTTTCCGGCTTTTGTGAAAATTACCCAGAAAGATTTACAAAAAGTGGGCGCAGAGAATGATCCCAAGGTCTTTCTGAATCTGGACAAGTATGTGGAATTGATTAAATATGTCGCAGGCAAAGATCCCAACCGAGAGAAGGAGGAAGATTATACCTTGCTTACGCATACTGACGAGCGTACCGCGACAATACAAAAAGTGGAACCTTTAACCTCCGACGAAATTATCACCAACAATATTGAATTAATCAAGGGTTTATTTTTCCCCCCGAAAAGCCATTTTTTCATCCTCGACAATGACTATATTATTGGCGCCAGCAATTACCTGCCACCTTATGTGGGCTCTAGCGAAAAAAACGCACAAATAGCCAAAGAAACGGGGAAAGTAATGCCCCTCGTGTATACGATCAAAATTGAACTCCAGTTATTGGATGCAGCGAATAATCCGAACGCAGGTGATTTTAGTAAAATGGCGTGCGATACCAAAAAAAATAATATTGCCAAGGATGCCAAAGACCTTTTTGGGGTGACTATTAGCGTTGCACCGGAAATGAAGGTCGCTATCCCCTCGATTTTACGCACGGGCAAAGCGACCCAAAACCGCTATTTTGGCAAATTGCAGAAAGATTGGGAGGAGCGCAATAAATATCAGAAACCGCCCGCCAATGAGGCTGAGCGACTCGCGCAAGAGAAAAAAATGACGCCCTTGCAGAAAAATATGCGTGACCTGGAACGGACCCAAGAAGCCTATAATAAAATCCCCCCGCTCTGGCTGAAAGAACGGGCGGCGTTGGATGAGAAATACAAGGCGATGAAGACCAAGCTCCTTGATTTATGGCAAGAAAGGGGCGACCCCACTACAAAAGAAACCATAGCGCCTCTCATTGAGCCTTTTATCGCACCCGACCCGGAAAAAACGATGGAGGAAATACGAACCCAAGCAGATACGCTGCCGGCGAATGCAGGCGATTTAAAAGAATTAGGGGAGGCATTGCGTGAGTACACGACACTGAAAGAAGAATTGGCGGAAAAAAAAAAGGCGACATTAGAGGCCAGTATTGAACAAAATTATGAAAATGAATTGAATGCACTAGCTGAAAAAATGGTTAACCTCATAAAGCTGAATGTGGTGATTGATCGCCTGCTGGCATCGAATACCCCGGACATCGAAATAAATAAGATAACGAATGACGCGCAAAGGGCCGAAAAGGACGTGATTGATGATACCTATACCGCATCTTTGGCCGAAGGCACTGGGTTGGCAGACAAAAAAGCCGAGTTAGCAGCTTTAAATCAGTCAGAAATGGCATTATACGCAAAAAAGAAAACCGCCCAACCGTATGATCAAGCTTTGGTGGCCAGCGATTTGGCTAAAGTCCAAGGCGAGATTCGAAAAAAAGGGGCGGACATAAAACTGATTGAAGAGAAATTTTCCAAAACTAAATTAATTTCGAGTTGGGAAGCGGCGCTTAAAAAACACCGTAGTTTGACCAGTAAAATTGATACCGAAAAAACGCGGGATGAAAAACTGGCGGCGAATAAATCAGTCAAAGCGGATTTGGAAGAAAAATTAAAGAAAATCAAAGAAGCGAAAAAGGAATTGTTACTTGCCCAATTTAAAAACGGAGAGATAGAGGAGTTTGATGTAACCACTGCTGAAAAAACCGAATTTGAGAAAAAGGATCGGCCGTTAGATTCCAATGAAACCTTAGAAGAAAATCTGAAAGACCTGATTGAAGAATATTTCGAATTAGAAAAAAGGAAGGGTGGACTGTTTGATCAAATCGACGGCGAGGTAAAATTATTGACAGACGATATGGTGCGGTTTACCAATTTGAAAGATGTAAATACGACAACAAAAGAGAAATTGGATAAAAAAATTAGAGATATTACGGCAGAGATTACGTCGCTGGAGAGGAGAACTCAAGCAGCGGCACCCGGGCAAACAACCGAAACTAATGTCAGAATTAATGCACTAAAGAATGAATCGAAAGAATTAACACCGGAACTAAATAAAATAAATGAGAAAGTAAAAGAATATAATGAAAAAAGTAAAATGTACAAAGAGTACACAAATGCATTAAAAAAAATGAAAGATACGTCTGATTTAAATACTAAGTATAAAGATTTATATAACACTACCGCGTATAGAGCTGTTATAAAAAACTTAGACCCCCCAGCAGTAAGTCAATCTGGCGGAAAAAAAACGAGAAAGAAAAGACAGCATAACCGACGCAAAACCAAACGTAAAATGCTTAAAAAGAAGAAGCAGACGATACGAAAAAATCGGCGCAAGAAAAAATATACGGTGCGGCGTTAAAGCAAATTTTCAAATTTTGAACATTTGAAAATTTGAAAATTTTATATATTTTTAAATATCTAAACTAATGGTATTTCGATCACTTTTTTGTTTGCGCGGTTTGACTGACGGCGTGGTGGACTGTTTTTTTATGCTGAGCGGCGCGGGTGCAGGAGCCGGTGCCGGGGCAGAAGAAGCAGCAGCCTTGGTATCGGGCATACTCACCGTCATTGTTTTTAAGCCCGATAACAGATCATTAATATCAGTCGGGCCTTTCATTTCCGGTCGCGTCGAACGCTGCATCTGTTCTTTTTCATCAACTCGCGCAAACTGTTCTTGGATATTGATGCCGTCATTATTGCGAGCCCGCATTAAATCGGGCCGATTCGTCGGCGCCGCGGTGCGTTCATTCTGGCTGCGGTTGGTTTGCGTTTGCATTGGCGGTGGAGGCGGGCGTTCATTACTCACCCCAGGCATAAAATTGCCCATAAAGCCGCTGAAACCAGGATTGGTATTTTGCATACTATTGACGGCCGCGCTCGTAAACTGTTGCATCAAGTCCGGATTTTGACGCATAATATCGTCCATTCCCGGCAACGACGATTTAAACATCGTATTGGTCATATGCACCATAATGGCCGAGCCGCCCAACTGAAAGAGCAGCTTCAACTCGGGCGCCATTTTCGCTTTCGATTTATATTTTTCGTGCAATTCGCCAAAAATCTCGTCATAATCATCAATATTTTCATTGAGTTGTTCAGCCCAGCCATCCAGTTTCACATCAAAAGGGTCAAATTTGGTATTCAGAAATTCGAGGCCGGTAATCGCGGCCATCAACATCTTGCCTTGAAATTTACAGCTATTTGTGCGCTCTTTTTCGGCGATAATCATTTCGTACTCGCCTTGCATTTCACTCAAAGGCGAATCCATCGAGTATTTCTTGGTGAGTTTGGCGCCCTTCCGTTCAATCTCTTCTAATTTCCGCAAGACCTTGAATTTTTCCAAGAGTGTTTCTTCGGGGGTCAGTTTCGGTCTATCGGAGAGATTTTTGTCGGGGTTCAGTGGAACATTATTGAATTTGGTAAACCCGTCCCACGTTTTTCCGTCATTTGCGGAGGATGCGGCCGTGGCCTTACCGATTTTTGGCTCATTGACACTGACAATACTACCGATCGAGACCGTGTCGTCATTTTCGGGCGCAGAATTGAGTTTCATTCCACCGCCAAACATACCGCTATTGAAGAGGCCGGATTTGGAAATGGCCGGTATGCCTTTCGGGGCATCGACCAAATCATTCAACTCTTGTTCTAAATCATTCAAATCGCCTAAACCGATATCGATATTTTCTTTTTTTCCTTTGCCATCATTTACGCGCTTGTCATTCATCAGCAATTCAATGCCGCCGCCGAAATTAATCGACGGCCCTGAACGACCTGAACTTGAACTTGAACTTTTTGAGCCACTTAAATTGATGGTCGGTATCTCCTCTAAATCCAGATTGATAATATCGTTGGTGATATCTTCCATTATTGTGTATTATCTATAAATTATAACTTTAAGTTCTACGCAAAAAAAAAGATTAACATAAATAATTGCGTTTAATAGGCGCCGCACACCCCCCAAGGGAGGCGCAACACGTTGTCGCGCAACATTTGTTGAGCGTGTGGTTCACCAGCGAGCCAAGAAAACACGAAAAGAACAGCGAAAATTTTAGAGGAAAACACAAGCAGCAACAAAGCCCATTTATTTCTTCTTCTTCAAGGGTGTGCCCCGCGGTCGTTTGGACATACCCCGAATACCAATACTCGGATAAATCAGCTGGACATAGATCGCACCGTTGCGGATCTTTCTCCTTGTCAATATTGGTCGGACAGAACCAATAGCAAAGCCCGCAACACCGAGCATCGGTAGAATTTATATTATAACAGCCGCATCGTTCTCTGGTAATGGGTTTTTTTGTATTTGTTTTTGTGATCTGGGCAACCGGTTGTTTATTCATTATATACTATATATCTTTTTACTTCTTAGTTCTTTTCCGTATAGTTCTTTTTCTGCCTTTCCTGCTTTTTCTGCTCTTGCTCTTCCCAGCCCCGCCTTTACTTAAACCCAGAATTCCCTGTAAACGCTCAGCGTGATTCACCCCGACAAAAATAACAATGGGGCGTGTATTGCCTTCTTTTGCATACTCGTCGAGTTTTTCAATGATATTCATATCGACCGATAAATTCGATATTTTCAACAAATTGGCAATGAGTTCTTCAACAAGAGCTTCATCTCTCTCTTCGTTTTTTATATTGAGCATAATTTGTTTAAATTGGCCTTGGATTGCAGGGACGATCTGCATATATTCCGCCTTCACCGGTGTGAATTTATGTTTAATTTTAGTTATGGCCATTAGAATTTTTTTCGTCGCATCAAGCAATATTTCCGGCGTGACATTACCGTTTACTAACCCTTCTTCTTCCAATCGATTTAAAAAACCATCTTCAATTCGGCTATCAATGCATATAACCGGCTCTCCGTTGACGGTGCGCGTGAACCAGACCCATTCGGATCCTTTGGCCTTCGCAAATAAAGCTTCCTCGCCAGGCTGTAATTTACAAAACAGGGTGGAATGTTCGACTAAAACGTGTTTACCCGATAAATCCAGTTCTTCATAAAAAGCATTATGGATATTGCTGTGATTCTCGCCATAAATGGTAAGGGGCATCTCCTTATAGTTGCCGCTCACGATCAGCGGCGGTTTTGTTTTCACAGAGCGGGATCTTCGAGATGCCATCTCTCTTTATATATAACTAGAATATATTTTTATCGATGATTCAAGTACCAGTTCCCTTGTAAAAATGCATCCGCCAAATCATCCTTTTTTTTATGCTGGGTAAAATGTGGCAACCACTCGGCATAGTGTTCGTTCAATAATTTCGTTGTAATAGCAATCCCTTCTTTTTTGCGCGCTGCATACGTGGACGTATCCGTGGCAATATCGGCCTCCGCGTGTCCTTTGAGTTTATTGGCCGCCGATACAAACGCGATTTGGGTTTTCTCGTGCATAATGAAATATTGGGCAATCATTCCCTGCAAGGTTTTCATCCGATTGGCGATGGGACTGATTTGATTTTCAATGACAATATGGGTTATCGCCGAGAGATGGTCTTTCAATTCCGTGTCAAACGCTTTACGCATTGCAATACCGATTTGCACTAAATCCATCTCACTGGCTTTCGCCGCAGCAATCGACGTTAACATTTTTGGTTCTAAAAAAGCAAGCACGCCTTTTAAGACGTCTTCTTTTTTTACCGCAGTGGGGGGGAGGAGAATAGAATACTCCACCATAAGCTGCTGCAATTCGCTTAATTTCATTTTCCGTATTTTTTTCAGAGAGATAGTCGGCAATAACAAGCCCGACTTTTTGGCGTGCGTATTGCAGAAATACTTTGAAGTGTGCGCAAATTTGGCAGTTTTTTTACATTCCGAACACGCGGGATCCTTGCCGCATAAATTGAGGACATCCCACGCAATTATTTTCACACTCGGCGTCCGCTCTAACAAACAGTACGCTAAATTTTTAATGCCGACATCAATACTTAATAAATGCATTGTTAATAAGTATCTATTGTTAATAAGTATCTCTTTCTATTTATATCTATTTGCCTATCATTTGGCTATCAATTGGCACGCGCAATTCTCTTCTCCAGCAATTCGGATTGCGAAAAAACAGGCGTCACCATCCGCGATTGCAGGCTCACGTCCGATAAATATAAATTTTTTAAATCGCTATCTTCATAGCCGTATTTTCTCGTCTGATCTAATGTCGAATTGTATAAATACGGGGAATTTGACGACACAGATTGACCGGTGCCGTATTGAGTTGCACTACATTCGCCGCACGCAGTCAACTGATTGTATTTAATGATCGAGTCGGCATTTTTAGACAAATATTCGCGGTATTGCCAATTGGAGGTGATATTTTCCTGTTTGCGTATCGTCTCATTGATGACCGCCCCGGGTTGCCAGTTGGCATAATTACGTCCATCGTTCATAATCGGCGGAAAATTGGAATGAATATTATTCGAACCAGCATAACAAGTACCCCAACTCATTTGTATATATACAGATATAAAAATGAGCTTATAAAAATGAGCTTATAAAAATGAGCCTATAAAAATGAGCTTATAAAAATGAGCCATTTATTTCTTAAGCAATAACAATAGTTCGGGTTTTTTTAATTTTTTCACTTCTTCTTTCGTGGCCAACATTTTATCGGCTACGATTTTGCGCAAATCGTCTACTTTCATTTGTTCGTAAGCGGCTAAAGTCAACGGTTCATCGGTTATTTCGGTTATTTCCGTTATTGACGATTCATCTGTGGTAGAAAGAACCGGTAACACTTCAAAGATGATGGGTATGGGTTCTATATTAGTATCATCAACCTCGTTCTCGCCACACTCAGAATCAGAATCATCATCTGACGAATCGCTGTCATCACTCTCGTCCTCATCGTCAGATACAACAATTTTATCATTTGTGTTTTCATATGCAGCTGCACCTGCACCTGCACCTGCTCCGCTTGCACCTGCACCTGCACCGCTTGCAAAATTTTTAGCAGCGACCAAAGCTTCCGGTGCGGCGAGAGAACAGCCACCTAATTTAATATCTTGCTGCACGTTAGTAATAAAAGAGGTCAGTACGCGGTTTTGTTTTTCGACGGCAATTTTCAGGTCGTTTAAACGCAAATTGAAATACATAAAAAGCCCGGCACAACAGATAATTGTAATACAGATCGGAATTAAGTTACTGCCGCAAAGATTCATCATTATTTGAATATATACTATATATTTTAAATCATTATTGAACGAATTTAAATATCTAATTCTTGTAAAGTCTCAGTTGTATTGTTGATTATTTCGAGTGGATAGTCTAAATCCCGCAATACTTTAATTCCGCCTTTAATGTCCGAAATACCTTTTTCCAATTTATAGGTATATTTAAAATCAGCATTCGTTGTTTCAATTTTCATATGATAATTCTTAATACTTTTCTCTTTTTCTAAACGCCGACATAAATCCAAGAAATGGGTGGTCAATACGAAATTGACATTATCGTATTTATTTAAATATTTGAGGTAAGCATAAGCACTGCTGATCGCTTCATACGGATTAGTTCCCGAATAAAGTTCATCAAATACGCAAAAATGTCTTAACTCGCTAAAGTTTTCCCTCAAGCCTGCTCCTCCTGCTGCTTCTGCTGCTGCTCCTCCTGCTGAGCCCGCTTCAATTTTCGTCAAAATATCCTTGCATCGTTTGGCTTCCGCTTGAAACAAACTATCTCTCGCCGAGGTATCGGGAATATTAATATAGCAATGAATCATATCGTAAGGCACGATGGTGGCCTTCTGGTAAAAGCCGTAGCCAATTTGTTGCGAAAGAATAATGTTAAATAGGGTGGCTTTCAAGAGGGTTGTTTTGCCTGCCGCATTGGGGCCGGTGATAATCAAATGTTTATCAATCGTATAGGTATTTTTCACCGGCTTGGCATTGACCAAGGACGGAAAATAGGCATTGGTAAATTTGGTAATTGCTGGCGCACGTTTGAAGCGGCACCGACTTATATTCTTCTGAACGATATTTTGGCGCATCCCCGTCAAGTTATCAATATAGCCGTGCAGCCCAAACGTGTATTGCAGCGTCTCGTGAAAGTGGCTATTTTTATACAATTGATAAAAGCATTTCATCGTGTGTCCAATTTGCCCGATTTTGCTCAGCTTGATTTTATGCGGCGTGATTTGCTTCAAATCAGTCAACACATATGCACACACTTTCCGGTGGTAGGCTATCGTCTCCAGAAAAGGCTGGTAGGTTTTTAAATCTTTACACTGGGTGGTTATAATGTCCATATTTTTCAGGGTCGTGTCCAGATAATCACGTATAATAAATAATTGCGCGTGGATTTTGGTCATATTATAATAAAATTTCCGACACGACATAATATTTTGGTACACTTGAATGACATAAAACGCCATTGATGCCACGACGTACATTATTTTTTCAAAACTCGCCTTTGATAAATCAAAGAGTTGGCCGAGTTGATGTTTCTTAAAAACCACTTTCAAGAGCTCAATGTATTTTTCAATCGTAATGGGCAACCCGCGCAATTTTATAATCAGGAGCGGCAAAATCAAAAAAAAGAGTGGCATTGCTAAGGAGAAGAGCGGCGAGGCCATATTGTAGATGCTCAAGCACTGCAAAAAAGGTGCGCTGTGATTGAGTATATTTAAATGTTCCCATTCAATGTAACTGTATTTTTCCGCAAAGCCCGTTTCGGTTTGAATTTCCTGCCAAATAGCTTGGACCTGTTCTTGTCGCTCGGCATTTAAATCAACCATTTGCGTTTTATTTTTCAAGAGCGTTTGGCTCTCCTTTAAGAATGTTGAATCGGCCGTATAATACTGGCTCCAGCGTTGCATCGTTTTGTTGCCAAAAAGAGTGGTCGGATTGCACGCGTAGGTATAAAGCGATTTTTCCGACAATAATTCTAAATCAACTATAGTATGTTCCTCCAATGCGGTTTTTTGTTCTAAATATGCAATCGGCAATTGAAAAATATCTTCTTTGGGGGGTGGCACTGGAACTTCCGCCGCAAAAAAGCTTTTTAACACCTCTTGGATCATTTATTTTTTGGAGAGATTAATAAGCCTACATTTGAACGAACACTTAAAGCTTAAAGCGTCGCCCAATTTTCGGCCAATTCAGGAATGGTCGTATGATAGTGTTGCTCGATTATTTTCAGTTGGCGCATATCGCGCGACGTCACAAAATTGATGCCCACGCCTTTGCGTCCCCATCGGCCACTGCGTCCAATCCGATGGAGATACGTATGCACACAATTCGGCAAGTCGAAATTAATGACGGTACTCACTTGCTGCACATCGAGGCCTCGGGCAGTCACATTTGACGAAATTAAGACACGGTGTTTCCCGTTTTTGAAGTCTTCGTAATTCCTCAACCGCTCTTCTTTCTCCATCCCGCTATGGATTTGACAGACGGGATAATTGTCGCCGTTCATCGCCACAAACAGATCATTGACGCGTTTGACGCTATTGCAATAAATAATGGACTGGCTCACGGTTAAAGAACTATAGATATCCTTCAAGGTGTCATATTTGACTTCGTCGTTTTCCAAGGCTACATAATATTGCCGGATCCCTTCCAAGGTCAATTGCTCATTTTTCACGAGAATTTTTACCGGATTCTGCATAAATTTATCGGTTAATGTATTGAGCTCGGTGGGCATCGTGGCGCTAAACAAGGCCACTTGAACGGTGGTCGGCATATACTGAAAAATATTATAGACTTGGTCTTTAAACCCGGCGGACAAGAGTTCGTCGGCTTCATCAATGATGAGGATCCGAAAGTGCGTTGCCGAGAGCCGCTTGCGCTTCAGCATATCGTGAATGCGCCCCGGGCACCCAATCACCACTTGCGGTGTCTTGTCCCGTAGTAACTGAATATTGTCGTCGGTCGACGTGCCACCAATCAAAAGCTGGGTGCATAAATCCGGAAAGAGACTGCCGAGCGAATCAATGACCTTTTTGGTTTGAATAGATAATTCGCGGGTCGGCGATAAAATCATCGCCTGTGTCGCGTGTTTACTCGTGTCAATGATTTCCAAGGCGCCAATAGAAAAACACGCAGTTTTGCCTGTGCCGGACTGGGCTTGCGCAATCACATCACGTTTCGCAAAAAGCGGGAGGATCGCTTGCCGCTGAATGGGGCTCGGCTTTTCAAAGCCATTGGCATAGATACCGCGCAACAATTCGGTCTTTGCATTTAAATCTTCCCAATCGTTTATCTCTCTTATACTTTTATCAATTGCATCAGACATATATAAGGATACTATTCTCCTTATATTTAAGTATTATTTGAAAAATTGATATAAATATACAGGCATATTATTCAGTAAGCATAGTATAAAATGGCTTGTCAAATCTACACGCGGAGTGATTATGACCGCATTAAAAAGGAAGGGTTTATCTATACCTTACCGAGTGAAACCATCGAGGCGATAAAGAAAATCGCAGCCAATGTTGGTGCGCCGGAATATATAAAAACTCCGCATTTTGATAAGCGCAAGCAACGCATTCACATCAAAGAAGCGTCAGAGGCCGAATGGAATTCTATCCGGAACTTCAAAACAACCGTGATGGAAAAGAAGCAGGGGGTGGAATTATCGATTGATAAAATTCGCAAACATTTAAATAAAATGACGACGAAAACGTACGGGACCTTATTCTTGCAAATTTGCACCGAAATTGACTTACTGATTGCCGCAGAAATAACCCAGGACGATTTGCTACCCGAATTAAACAAAATCGGCGACGCGATCTTTGAGATTGCCAGCGGAAACCGTTTTTACTCCAGTATGTATGCGCTGCTCTATAATGAATTAATGCAAAAGTATGCATTTATGCAGACGATTCTCGCGGTTAAATTAAACACGGATATTCATATGTTTGCTGATTTTGAGTATTGCAGTTCCGACAAAGATTATGATAAATTTTGCAATAACAATAAAACGAATGAGAAGCGGCGAGCTTTGGGTATATTTTATGTCAATTTAATGCTGCAAAAAATCATCCCCAGTGCGAAAATCTACGCAATGATTAATGAGTTACAGGTGAATTTGGTCGTCTCTATCGCGAAAGAAAATAACAGCAATCTGGTGGAAGAAATGTCGGAAATGCTCTTTGGGTTAATCACGACGGGCGCACCTGAATTAAAAAATGGCAAGGCTGACTGGGTGCAAATCATCAATCAGATTACAGCCATTAGTACAATGAAAGCCAAATCCGCACCGAGTATTTCGAATAAAACGATATTTAAACATATGGATATGCTGATGGAAATAAATAAACTTAAAAAATAAATATATAAATAATAAATATATAAATAATATCTTGGTATTTAATGTAAAATGGAAAATATTCATTTTTCGCTCAACGAGATCGAAATGAATACTGAATTTGATTTAACTTTTTTATCGGAGTTGGTTGCTGAGCCGGACATCGAGCAATTAAAACTCTATTATGAAACCTATACGAGCAAAAGCCTGCAACACATCTTACAGTATTACGGCCGGCCTAAACATAAAATGGTCAAAGAAGAAATGATCCAAGTGTTGTTATTTTTTGAAACCGACCCCGCCCATAAAGCCACGACCGAACGGCGGAAACGTTTATGGCGCAATATTCACGAATTAAAAAAGGACCCCTATTTTAGCAAATACATTCTTTTTTAGTTTTTTTTGTTTTATGTTTTTTTTAAGTTTTATTTAATAAAAACATATAATATGGTACAATCGGTACTTGACCCTGCGATTCATTACAGCGAGACGCCCGAGATCGATCCGACTGATGTAGAATTTGAAGCAAATTTATATGAAACGGCTTTTTATAAGATAGATACGATTTTTGCGTTGGGGAAACCCAAATATACGTATATCGATAACAATATTGTCTATTACTCCATCTACTTGGTGGAAAATGACGAAATCACGATGCAACTCGGGGTCTATGAAATCTTGGCGAGTGAGCAAGAAAATATAGTTGACACGGATGGTGATATTGATTTGAATAAATTTGCGAAACCACTCTTATTTGAATTTGCGTATACCAAAATCGCCCCAAAAAAGACTGAAAAAAGCACTAAAAAGGGTCCCTCAAAAAGCAAATGGATTAAAGAGTATCTCGACGAGCAATATGATATTATTGACACGCCTTACGATGGCAATTGTTTTTTTTCAGCGATAGAACTTGCTTTAGCCGAAACCGAGAAAGAGACGTCTGTTGCGGAAATGCGTGATCTAGTTGCGGATAATGCGACCGAAGAACTCTATCAAACTTACAAAATGCTGTATGAGAGCATTGACCAGGGTATAACCAACCTCACGCGCGAAATTAAAAATATCACTAAACGACACACGGATTTAACCGCCACGATGAAAAAAACCAAAGATCGCAATTTATTAATGAGTTTTGATAAGCAGTCGACCGCGATTGAAAAGCTGCATGCGACCTTAAAAAGTGATCGCTTGCGGTCCCGCGAAAATCTGAAAGAATTTGCCTTTATGAAAGGCATTGACAATCTCTCAATGTTGAAATTAATAATGAAAACAAATAAGTACTGGGCAGACACCTATGCCATTTCGACGCTTGAGCGTGAAATGAATCTTAAATTTGTGATTTTTTCGGAATTGTATTATAGAGAGCACGATCAAAACAATGTCTTGCAGTGTGGTCATTTAACAGATACGATTTTAGAAGAGCGGGGCATCTTTGAACCTTCAAATTATATTCTGGTTGCCTATCACGGCGCCTCCCACTACCAATTGATTACCTACAATGAGCAAAAAGCCTTTTCCTTTGCAGAGTTGCCAAGCACCATCAAGGATTTGGTCGTCGATAAATGTCTGGAGAAAATAGCCGGGCCGTATAGTCTTATCCCTGATTTCCGCGCTTTAAAAAATGCAAAAAAAGAAGTCATACTAATTGATTCGGATAGCGCAGAGCCCTCCGCACAACAGGCAGAGCCCTCCGCAGAAAAGGCAGAGCCCTCCGCAGAAAAGGCAGAGCCCTCCGCAGAAAAGGCAGAGCTCTCTTCTGATTTATACAATAGCGGCACTGTCCTGCGTTTTTATAGCAACTCCGCTGACAAACCTTTGCCGGGGAAAGGGTCGGGCGAAATACTCGGACCAGAAGGTGCCGACGCTTACGCGGAGCTCGCGCGCATTCCTCATTGGCGCAAAAAATTGGGGAATTCTTGGCCCGCCGAATTTAAACTGGATAACCATAAATGGTATTCGGTCGAGCATTACTACCAAGCGGCTAAATTCAAGCGTAACAATAAAGAATTTTATATTCAGTTTTCGGTTGATTCGCCGAATTCCTCGATTGCAAAGGATGTAGAGATGGCGATCGCTGCCGGCGGTAAATCAGGCAAATTTAAAGGCGATCTGGTACGCCCCAAGAATGTTAATATTGATCCTGATTTCTATCAAAAACCACCCGGCGTCAAATTTTCGCGCGGAGAGATTGAAATGGAGGCGGCAATGCGCGCTAAATTCTCTCAACATCCAGATTTAAAACAATTGTTATTGGCAACCCAAAAGGCGAAATTAGAGCATATTCAGAAGGGGGCTCCGGCTACCGTGTACAATGATTTAATGCGGGTGCGGCGCGAATTGAAAAGTGATATAAAGCTTATTTGAGTAGAGGGAGTAACGATGGCAAGCGAAGCGGCAGAAGCAAGCGAAGCGGCAGAAGCAAGCGAAGCGGCAGAAGCAAGCGAAGCGGCAGAAGCAAGCGAAGCGGCAGAAGCAAGCGAAGCGGCAGAAGCAAGCGAAGCGGCAGAAGCAAGCTTTAAACCATCTTTACCGAGCTATCCGAAACCACCTTACACCAGAAACTACATCTATCGGGGAATTAAAAAAATTAAAAAGGGAAAACCGTATACGGAAGAAAAAAAGGCGGCGGTGCGAAATATCAAGGCATTCAATCGGAATGAAATCAAGCTTTTGGCGGAAGAGTTATTACAAAAAGGCCAATGTACGTTGGAAGAAGCACTCGATGTCGCAAAAAGACAATATCGAGCCAAACCCAAGCCCAAGCTAGACTCAAAGCCCAAGCCCAAAGAACCAAAGCCCAAGGAAAAAAAAGGGAAGGAAAAAATTCCACTAAACTTAAAATACACATTATGGTATAAGTATTTTGACCAATTAAGTGGCAAATGTCATTGTTGTACATATCAGCCAATAACTATAACTAACTTTGACGCAGGGCATATTATAAGCGAAAAACACGGTGGAGAAGTTCATCTTGATAACCTGCTACCGATTTGTAGAAGCTGTAATTCAGCAATGGGTACAACGAATTTATACGCGTTTAAGGCAAAATATCATTATCCAACGGGGGAGACCCCCGGACCCCCCCATTAGTTGCGTTCTTACTTGCTCGGGGGAGACCTTTAGATTTTCCTTGCTCTGCGGTTCTTTGCTCGGCGCTTGGTAATGCGGCGTTTCTGTGTTCGGTTCTTTTTCTTTTTGGTCCCTCCACTGCGTTTCTTTTTCTTCAGCGTATAAGCATCCCCACTATGTTTTCTTTTTTGGGTAATTGTTAAATCGGTAAATAAATCCTCAAATTCATCAATCTCTCGTGCATTAATTTGTGAATGAGAGAGAGGAGTGCCAAAGAGGACAACTGCTTTAATTTTATTATCCTTTTTAAAATAGTTCATCACTTCTGAAATGGTCAAGTAGACTTCCTTCTGCTGTGCATCATAGATAACAAATTGGTCACTAGCCAATCGGCCGATTAATAAGGCGTGGCCGCCACCAGCGGTCCAACGCACGCCTAATAGTGTTGCGTGATTTTCTTTAATCAACCGTAAATTCAGCATTAATTCAGACCGCTTTTTGGCATTCCCCGTTATATCATACATTTTATCCACAATTTTAGCCGATTTGACTGGATCTGGTTCAATCATTTTTAAATAATTTAATAGTTCTGGCTGCGTTAAGCCCGTCGTATTTCTGCGTACAGCCGCATAAGCGGCCTCTTGCTGCTCTTTTGATATTTTGTTTACTGCAGCCAGCGACTGAATCGCGCAATCAATGCGCCCGTAACAGTCTGGATACGTTGCTTGAAAGCTCGGTTCAACTAGGCTGGACGGTGCCACGTGTGCCAATAAAGCGCGCACCATATGAGTTTCTAATGGAAATTGGTAGGGTTCGAAGGTTGTCATATATATAATATAAACATTATATAAATGAATTTTGACAAGCGCCTGGATCCCTTAATGCAACCTTTCCTTGATTGCTTTGGGCACTGCGATACACCGAAACGAACAAAAAAAGAGACGAAAGACTATCGAGCCCTTCTCATCTCTCTTTACAATGATATTTACGCAGCCAATGAAACTATATTTAAAGACGGTTGTTTGCAAGGCAACCTTCTGGAGATAGCCAAGCATCCGCGTAAGGTGAGGCACCCCGAGGGTAAAGATTCGCACTATTTTCCGGTCCATATCCAGCAGTATATCAACGCCAATGAGACGCATCAGCTTATTTTTACCTGTGGGAATATCGGCCAACGAGAGATTACTGTTATTTTCACCTTCTTTGATGGACCAAAACAAATCAAAGAGTACACCGCCTACGTCCGTCTGATGTATATTTGGCTCTATATTTGCGGCCAGTATGCTGACAAAACTTGCACAGAGACATTAACCGTCTTTATTTACCCCACACCTTTTCTCAAAAAAATACCGACCAATCCATCGACGGTGATTGGCCCGGTCCATATTAATACGGCCTTTACGCGGGCGTGCGCAAAAAATGGCCAGATTATTATTTTCCGCGAAGAAGAATGGTTTAAAGTGTTTATCCACGAAACATTTCATTCGTATGGGTTGGATTTTGCAACGCAAGCACATCCGGCATTGACACGGGCCTTACGCGCCATTTTTCCACTCGATATTGATTTTAATGCTTACGAGGCTTACGCCGAAACGTGGGCCCGCATTATCAATTGCGTCTTTTGTAGCTTCAATGCCCTTCAAGATAAAAAGAATCAGTCTGAGTTTCTCTCCAATTTGAATTTTTGTTTAGAAATGGAGAGAATGTTTGCGCTCTACCAATGCGTTAAAGTTGTTGGGTTTATGGGCTTACATTATACGGATTTGAACGGCGCCAAGGCCAAGCATTTATACAAGGAAAATACACACGTTTTTGCCTATTATGTCTTGACGGCTATTTTTTTAAACGATCAGGTGGGCTTTATGCTCTGGTGTAAAGAAAACAATACCTCTTTGTTTAAATTTAAGGCAACGCCAGAGTCCTTCAAAAAATTTGCAACCTATATTTCGGAAAAATATGAGTGTATCTCTCTCTTGGACGGAATAGCAAAAATGGGAAGCTTGAATGCCAAGGTCAATAAAGGCCAGAATAAAGAATTAATGACCACGACGCGGATGTCGTTGATTCATTCGCATATGCATATATGATATAATTAAGGTAAACAACCTTAAAACATTTTATTAGTATGATATAACAGCAAATGCACAATGCAATGCAAAATGACATTGAAGAAAAACCCATCTCTCTAAAAAAAATAAAGAAAAAGGAAGACTTTGTCATACCCACTAAAGAGAATTATACGATCCTCTTGTCCTTTAACTACACTATTAAACAGCTGAAAGAAATTGCCAGTCACCATAAGATTAAAATAAGCAGCAGTATGGTGAAGGGAGAGATTGTCCAAAAAATTTATACCTATTTTAAACATTACGATAATGCGGTGATGATTCAACGCGCGTGGCGCCGTTATTTATTGCGACAGTACAATAAGCTGCGCGGGCCAGCTCGGTTTAACCGGAGTATATGTGTTAACGAAACCGATTTTTTCACAATGGATACAATCCAGGATATCCCGTACCACCAATTTTACAGTTTTCAAGATGCTGACACGATGATTTATGGATTCGATGTGATGTCGATTTATACTTTATTTCAGAAAGGCCTTGACCCGAAAACCACGAACCCATATAACCGCAATGTGTTAGCCAAAACCATCAAAAAGAATGTCTTGAAACTTATTTGGTTTAGCCGGCTTTTTAAAGAAGAATTAAATATGAATCTAGCCGCACCCGACGTTCCCGGCAACGAAATGCAATCGATCAGCGGGCGCAGTATCACTCTTTTTCACGATATGGATATTTTAGGCAATTATACAAATGTCCAATGGTTTTTAAGTTTGGGTCAGACGGCGGTGGTGCGTTTCATTCTCGAGTTGAACGATATTTGGTCCTACCGCGCAAATTTAAGCGAAACGGTGAAACGGGAAATAAGCCCGAACCATCGGGATTTGTTTAGGATGATGTATATTGTGGATATACGGTCTGTCGCTCTACCCATTGTGCAAGATATTGCTTTAAGCATTATGGAAATGTTGGTTCGCGACGGTATTAACCGAGACAGTCAGTGTTTAGGCGCTAATTTTGTTTTATGTGCATTGACCTTGGTTAATCCAGAGGCTGCAAATGCCTTACCGTGGTTATTTCAATCGGTCCTTTGAAAAAAAAAATTATTATATATATATTTTATATATAATGAGGAAGTACAGCAAACCCGCAAATATGTATATAATGGTAGGTCTGTTGGCCGTCTTGTTTCTGACTTTAGGGTATTTGTCGATGCAAGGACAGAGAGAAGGCCTTACGCCGCCTTCGATGGAGGCACTAATGCAGATGCAGAAGAAGGATATGGAGGAGAAAAAGGAAGGGTTTGCCCACGCCTCTCTCAAAAATATGAAAAAGTAATAAGAAAATATTATTTATTATTTAGGAATTTAGGCAGTTTTATATTATCTAATAGCATCACGAATTAAATAATATAATGCGTTAAATCACTTAAATAAATCTTATTATAGTAGAATATAACAGAATGGCCAAATCAACCAAATCCGAAACGCAAACTGCTCCCGCTCCCGCTCCTGCTCAAACTAAGGTTGCTGAAAAGACACCCAAGGCCGAAAAGGCTCCTAAGGCCAAGTCCGCCGCCGCGCCTGCCCCTGCTGTTGCTGCCCCTGCCGTTGAGGTAGTGGTTGCTGCCGCTGAGACCCCTAAGCCCAAGGCTGCCAAGAAGCAAGCCGCAAAGAAGGAAGTCGCCGCTGTTGTTACTGAATCTACACCTGAAGTGGCTGCCCCTTCCGCTGTTGTCGAGGCTGTCTCGGTAACCACCGAGTTCACTGATTTTATGACCAAGCTGCAGCAGCTCGGCGCGGTTGTGTCGTCCCTCAAGACCGAGTTCCGCTCGCTTGAGAAGAAGGCTTCGCGTGAGTTGAAGACCGCCGCCAAGGCTAGCCATAAGCGCAAGCGCAAGACTGGCAATCGTTCGCCCAGCGGCTTTGTCAAGCCCACATTGATCAGTGATGAGTTGGCCGTCTTTCTCGGCAAGGGTAAGGGCACCCAAATGGCTCGCACTGAAGTGACACGCGAAATCAACGCTTATATCCGCGCCAACCAGCTCCAGGATAAGACGAATGGTCGTCGCATCAATGCTGATACCAACTTGGCTTCCTTGCTCAAGTTGACCAGCGGCGAGGAGTTGACTTACTTCAATCTGCAGCGTTATATGAGCCCTCATTTTGCCAAGAGTGTTGCCGTTGTTGCAACAGCCTAAAAAAATGCACCTAAAAAATGCACCTTACTAAAAATGTATCTTATTAAAAACATTATATAATAGCCTTATTAGCTCAGTCGGTAGAGCATCAGACTTTTATTTTTTTTTTCATTTATATAAAAGAAAAAAAAGAGTAATCTGAGGGCCGAGGGTTCAAGTCCCCCATAGGGCTTTTTCAAATGTATTTTATATATTATATAAAATTCAAAAACTTTTATTCTTCTTCCGTGATAGTATCAGTAACAACGAAATTTCTTTTAACTGGTGTTTTTCTTTTTAAAGGGGGAGATGTGCGGGTTTTTTTAGGTGGACCGCGCGGAAACTTTACCGTCGCTTTATGTATTAATAAGAGTTTATGTAAAGAAGGTTCTTTTTTGCCATTATGCCTTTTACGTGTGCTCGAACTTGTCGCTGGAATTGGTGATACATAAGTTGGATTCAATGGACTGCCGCCGCCCCGTTTGAAATGTCTTTTCGTATGCCGATGCCTAAAGGCGTGTTTTCGCGTGCACGCTTTATCGCCGTGGTGGTGTGCTTTGACGGATGTGTTGCCCATTTCTATACATTAGCGTGATATTTTTTACGCGCGACCCATTGTCATTGGGAATTGACCGCCAGAATAGCGCTTCTTTGTGCCGCGATGCTTCTTTGTTCCGCGCTTGGATCCTTTTTTGTGCTTGCGCGTGCACGATACTTTTCCGTGTTTATGTGATTTGGCCATTTATATATTATATAAATAAATAAAATGAATTATAAATAAAATGAATTATAAATAAAATGAATTATAAATAAAATGAATTATGCAAAAAATTGATTTAAACATTTAACATTATAGTTAATTAACAAACCGACAAACACACAGAATGAGTTCATTTACTGCTACCCAAACCGCTGAAAACTGCATTGCCAACGGCCTTACCTTCAATCTCAGTGATATTGATATCACTGCGCCTAAAGTAAATAAATCGGGCGGCAAAAGTGCAAATATCTTATACAAGCCATCGAAGAAGGGCGTGTATATTAATATGCAAGTGCCGATGCTGACCTGGGGAGCCTCTAGTTTTAAGGACCCTCAAAGCGGCAAGGAAACATTTGATATGGCGATTCAATTCCCCCGCAAAGATTATAGCACGCCTGAAACAGATACGCTGCTCTCTAAGTTCCAAGAGCTGGAAAAGTACATCAAGAGTGAAGCGGTCAAGAATTCAATGGCGTGGTTTAACAAGAAAACAATGACGCCAGAAGTGATTGAAGCGCTTTGGACGCCAATGCTAAAGTATAGTAAAGATCCGCAAACGGGCGAACCGGATATGACCAAGGCGCCGACCTTGAAAGTGAAGCTGCCCTGCTGGGACGGGAAGTTCAATTGCGAAATTTATGATCCGCAAGGCACTATGTTGTACCCTGACGAACATAGTTGTGCCTCGCCGCTAGAACTTATCCCCAAGGGCGTCAACATTGTGGCGATCATTCAATGCGGTGGTCTCTGGTTCGCCAACAGCAAGTTTGGCTGCACTTGGCGGCTCTTTCAAGCGGTTGTGCAGCCCAAGATGAAATTGGGTGGATCGTGTTTGATCAGCGTCTCGTCAGCCGCAAAGAGTGCGTTGGCAGTTTCAAACGAAACGAGTATGGTCATTGAAGATGATGACAGCGATTGTGAAGCAGAAATTGAAGCACCCAGCAAACCTCAAGTGCAAGCGCCAGCACCAGTCATAGCACCAGTTCAAGCTCCAGCACCTCAAGTCCAAGCTCCAGCACCAGTCATAGCTCCAGCACCAGTCCAAGCCCCAGCACCTCAAGTCCAAGTCCCTGCAGTCGTCGAAGCGCAAGTCGAAGCACCAGTCAAGAAGAAGATTGTTCGCAAGAAGGAATAAATGTTTAAAATAAAAAAATATTTTTAATTTTTACAGACACTAATATATTTATTTTATCATAAATATATTATTTTTTTTTATAAAGCGTGCACTTTCATTGTCAAATAAACAATGAAATTTTCAAAATGATAGATCGGGCGATAATTGTTATTGTAATACTGTAAAAAGGTATACAGTTTCAGTAAAATAGCCGTCAACTCATCCTGCTTGATTTTATTCAAGCTGACCAATTTATTCAAGATGAACCAGATACATTCGTACGAATCTAAATTATAAATAAAAATATCATAGAGACATTCGCGCATATGATAAAAATTCACATCCTCTTTGGTATTAATAATAACATCGACTAACCGATTACAGATAATTTCATTCGAATTCATTAATTGGTCAACGGCCAAATGCATATTTTTTATATTGGTAATCTCGGGCAATTGAATGTTTTTTTTTAGTTTCATTTTCAAGCAGGTATTGTAGTTATTGCGTGAAGGGCGCGGAACTTTTATCAAATGACAGCAATTCACAATATTGTCCGGAATAAAACTCAATTCTTCAGTAATGATAATAAATTTCAAATCAATATTTGGCGTATTTAAAGACTGCATATAACTATAAAAGATGTCTAACAATTCGCTGTGAATTTCGTGAAAATATTTGCAAACAATAATACCGGATTTTTCGGCCTTGGCCAAGAGAATATCCACAATTTGGTTATAGACTTCATTCCAGAGCATTTTGGAGTGGCAGCCGATGAGAGACATATCGATTTCATAATGGATATCACTGATCTTGAAAAAATAGATATTTTTATTATAGGTCACACTTAATTTCTTCTCGTATTTCAGCTCGGACGGACTGTACTTTTTAATCGCCGCCAACATTTGCGTATATTTGCCGACCCCCGGCGGGCCATACAAAATTAGATTTTTAAGCTGGGCGAGTTTCGGCGGAAATTTTTTATAAGCCAGCGCGAGCGACGGATGTAACGAATTTTCTTGATGCGCTGTCAAATAATGGTCAAAATGGGTTTCGTGAAATTTCATTATACTTTATTTTATACTTAAAATAAAGTCTTTATTTTATAATAAATACATATATAATGACCGACCTGATCGAGACTTTTAAACTGTATCGCAGCTCACACCCGAATTTGACAAGCTGTTGGCTGGCCTACCTCGAGCTGAAAAAAAGGCACTACGATGAGCAAATGGTGCAGCAATGCGAAACCGTCTTAGCCCGCATTGCCAATGGCTGCGCGGATTTTACAAACGAGGATATTGTGCGGCTTTTATTGTATAAGCGAAGCGTATAAAATAAGCGAAGCGTATAAAATAAGCGAAGCGTATAAAATAAGCGAAGCGTATAAAATAAGCTTAAAAACAGTCGCTTATAAAATGTAAGATGTACGTAGTACTTGATATAGCTGATTTTAATCACAACACTATTTTTTATCAAGACAAAGTGAAGAATACCGTGATGGATAATAGCAATTTTTTACGTGTGAATTATTCGAATGAGCTCTTTATCTTAAACGGTATTTTTATTAAGTTTAATTTAAAAATCCATACAATTGAAAAATCCTTTAATAAATATAAATGTTTGTTTGATATTAAACATCACGGCGAACTCATTACCCAGTTTTCAGCAATAGAGAAGCATATGCTAGACAAATACAATTCGGGTCGCCAAACGCCGATCTACCGCATTTCCGAACAACTCAATAATGGTTTTCTCAAAATTTTTAATGAAGCCGAATGCAAAGAGACCAATGAATTTATTTTGAAAATCTACGGCATCTGGGAAACCGAGTGTGATTATGGACTGACGTATAAGTTCATCAATGTCTAGGGAGGGGGGGGCACCCCCTCAAACCCCCGCGGGATAGGAGAGATGGATTTATAATACATATCGGGATAGGAGGGATGGATTTATAATACATATCCCGCGGGGGTTTGAGGGGGTGCTCCCCCTCGCTCCCCCTCCCCTCAGCCATCTGTCGAAAAGAACTGCAAAATAATCGTCATCATTCCAATGACAATTAAATTTATCGCAGCCATAAAATAGGTCGCAAAGGCAATTCGCGATTGATCTTGGATGGCATTGGCGCCTGTATTTTTCGGATCGGCTTTACCTTTAATGTATAATTTCAAATATTGAAACAAACAAACGACCTGAAACACAAAAATAAAAGAAGTGCCCGACAATAATTGATAATATTCTGGCGCAACCATCCCTTTATTAATTTTCGTATAATAGCTGACATTCAAAGAGATGAGCCACCCCAGTTCAATAATGACAAAGATTGATGGCGCCGAGCTTGTTAAAAAGGCTTTTAAAAATTGCAATATACTCGGCGGTTTCCCTCGTTCGATCGTGCCAACACGGTCGTGGATCGCATAACTAATAAAGATGATTGTTAACACGGACAAGGCGACAATACCGTAGCCATAGATAACCGAATTCGCCGGCCCATACGAGCCATCTTTCGAAAATTCCGAGCTAAAAAATATTTTGACACACATCCCGACAACCGCGATCAACATCATACTATTGATAACATATTCAAAGCCCCCGCGGTTGACATACGATCGGTTATTCGTAGCGGGATTTGTTGTGCGATTAACCATTGTCTGATTTATATTAAATCCACGAGGGGCCGCGGTTAGAGTGGCTGAATTGGTTGCCATTAATATATATATAAAAACATAAAATATATATTATATATATATGAGCTATCGCACTCCAGAATATAATTTGGGTAGTTCTAAACCATTAATTAATCGTGAGCAAAATTACGTCCTTGACCGCAAATTAGTCACCGTGCATTCGGAGGATCGCGATATTACCAAATGGCCGAATTCAAATACTTTCGAAATTATGTTGCCCGAACAACTCTTAAATGTGCAATCGATCCGCTTAATCCAAGCCACGATGCCAGGCAATTTTTTCACCTTTAGTAATGACTATCAAAATACCAAGTTTCAATTTACCGTCTACGGCGTACCCGCCACTATTACTATCCAAGAAGGCTCGTATACCCCCGCCCAATTGTCGATCGAATTAACCAATAAAATGAATGCGGCCATTGATTCCGACGCGAGTTTTAATGTCTTTTACGATCAAGTTAAGAGCAAATTCTGGTTTGGCCATACCGACGCCTCTTTTAATCTCGATTTTGACGAACAAATCAGTTACGACTTTGTACCCTGCGATGTTGTGCACGGCGAGCCGCCGATGGTATGGCAGAATCATTCAAAATGGGGCTTGCCCTACTACCTCGGCTTTCAAAAAAAAAAATATGAATCCGCCAGCGCTTTAAATGGGCTTTCCTTTGATTACATTTGCCCCAACAATATCAGCGCCTCACAAGCAACCGTCAGTCCGATTACAAACTATATTGAAGCCCCGCTCTCATTCACCATCGGCGGTGAAACCTGTCTCTATATGGAAGTGGAAAAATATAATTATTATGATGAATTATACCCGTATAATCAAAGCACGCGCCAAATGTACGACAACAATGCTTATGCCGGCAAAGTGAATTCGGCCTTTGCGAAAATCCCCATACAAAATAATACCCAATTTAGTGATGCGCGTACCTTTTATCTGCTCAATATAGTGCAATATGATCCACCGATTGAACGCATTGCGCGCCTGAAATTCCGGTTCCGGTTTCACGACGGCCGCTTAGTCAATTTTCAAAACTTTCCGTTTGATTTTACCCTCGAATTTAATTCATTGCGTAATGAAATCGAAAAAAAATATAATGTGCGTGTGCCCGCGACTTACAAATTATGAGTATTTTAATAAAATTCAGCTTCATAGTCTTGCACAGTTTTCCCTGGATGTTCGACCAACCATTTATATTTTTCGTTATACTCATCAAGTCCTCTTTTCAAATGATCTTTAAGGCCAATTAATCCATCAACAACACCTTTTGTAGCAAGTTTATTTGCTTCATAGCCCAAAATTGCCATAAGTTCATAGTAATCAGGTGTTCCATTTTCTGCATTTTTGTATAGATGATGGAGCTCATAAAAATCGAAATTGTAATAATTCTCAGGGGTTGGGTCTTCCTCATAATTTGGTGCTAAAAGTTTTCTTACTTCTGGATGTTTTTTCCCGCCCTTTTTCACCGAACGCGCACGACTTCTTCGGCTTGCCTTTCGAGTGCTGCGTTTACGCACAACGCGTCGTCCAGAGTTTTTACGCCGTGTTGCTCTCATCTTTATATTATATTATTATATTTTATTTCCTTAAAAGACCTATGGGAGAGGGGCATCCGCGTCGCCCCCGTATTTTTTTAAAAACCATTCTTGTAGAATAGAGAGATCACACGTCAGATAAGCGTCTTTGCCACCCGGGAATCCATCCAGTTTCAAGAACCGCGGTTTCTTCATTTTTTTATTCTTGTAATAAATGTAATGGCCATACTTGCCTTTTTTAATCGTGGCGTCTGAATGAATGACCCGTGTATGTTCCATTTCATTCTCACTGTCGAATAAAAGCTCAACCACATCGTCTAAAGTAATCTCTGCCGGTTTTTTTCTCAAATGTTTGAGAGATTTACTTAATCCATTCCATTCTAAATATTTACCAAACTTGCCGACCTTGATAAAGACCGGTTTCGCTTGAAATAATCCAATCGATGTCGGCGGTGCATTTTTTTCGTCATCGGTTTCCAAGACCTCAGCCAAGCTATACCCTCCATCTCTCAATTTATTTAAATCAATATCTTTCCGCACGGGTTTAAAGCTTACTTCTTTTTTGTCCTTTGTTATACATTTAATGACCGGCCCGTACTTACCAATCATATACGTATGCTCCGCGTCGATTCGGATCATTTCTTTGCCGCGGTCCGCAATGGCCGCCGTGAGTTCTTCTAATTCGGTGTAATATTTGCGGCAAATCGGCTGCCACGCCCGCTGCTCTTGCACCACTACATCTAAAGCATCTTCCATCTCTTGGGTATAACTATAGGCGAAAAAAGGCTCAAAATGTGTCAAGAGAAATTCGAGTGCCAGTATACCGACCGGCGTGATGACCAATTTATTTTTCTCATTACCAAACTCGCGCTCTACTTGCAATTTTTTCAGTTGGCCATTTGCGACCTCAAATTCCGTACACATTACCATTTTTCCTTTCACGTTCTCTTTTTTGACATAATTGCGCTCTTGGAGTTTCGCGATCAATCCGGCAAATGTGGACGGTCGGCCAATGCCCTTTTCTTCCAAGAGACTGACTAATTTTGCTTCTGTATAATGGGGTTTGGTTTCGGTCAAATGTAATATGGCTTTTATTTTTGGGGGGATGAGAGAACGCGTTGCTTTTAAGGTTTGTAAATAGGTATAATAGTTTTCGGGGGAAACCGAAGCTGAGGCTGCCGCGGCCCGTTGCCAGCCCAGAAAAATAACGTGTTCGGCCGTATAGTGATATTCGTATTTTTCCGGGGCGGTAATGACCGCCGATAAGACCGAAAGCGAGGCCGCGGCCATACAGCTTTCTAAGGTGCGCCGGCGGATGAGTTTATACACGCGGCCTTCACGCCCTTCCACTTCCGCCAGGTCCAGCTTGGTCGGGCGGATGGCCTCGTGCGCACACATTGTGATGGGGGTTTTTTCCGTATTCACATACGCATCGCCGTAATTTTTCAGAATATACAGCGCCGCTTGGGCTTTAAATTCCTCACTATACTGCTGGCTATCCGTGCGGTGGTAGGTAATATAACCCTCTTCATAAAGGCTTTGACAGAGTGCCATTGTCTCTTGAGGGGAGAGATGCAATTCATTGCTGGCCGCTTGCTGCAAAGTGCTGGTCGAAAACGGTAGCGGCGCTGCACACGTTTTCGTCCGCACGGTTGGCGGGTTAAAGATGTGCGTATGCGTTAAACTCGCCTGCAGAAAATCTCTCACCTCCGCTTCTGCTACAAAATGTTGATTTAAAACAAAAGGCAGCATTTTACTCGTGAAATAACCAGTCACCCCATAGCTTTGTTTGCCGGGTGCCAATTCGATCGCGCGCTGGTTGTCATAGATCAGTCGCAGGGCGGGCGTTTGGCAGCGGCCGGCCGAGAGCCCATCCTGTACGTGCTTCCATAACAACGGGGACAACCGGTAGCCCACCAGAATATCCAAGACTTGGCGCGCAAGCTGAGCGTGGACAATGGCCATATTAATTTTGAGGGGCGCCGCCATCGCGCGTTGTAGCGCGGCCGGCGTGATCTCGTGAAAGCGAATGCGTTTGGTAGTCTCGACGGGTAGCTGAAAGACCTGACACAGATGCCACGCTATCGCTTCGCCTTCGCGGTCATCATCCGAGGCCAAAATAACTTCCTCGGCGTCTTGAATGGCGTTCTTGATTTTCCCGATTTGGGCTTTTTTGCTCGCACATTCAGTAAATGTGGGCGCAAAATTATTATGAATATCGATGGCCGCTAGACCGCCCAATTCGCGAATATGGCCATAACTAGCAATACATTTATAGGTGCCCGTGCCCGCTCCATTCAGATACTGTTCAATCTTCTTACATTTCGCAGGTGATTCGACAATCACTAATTTATACATTTTTCTTTATATGACGAGCGAACATTTTATATCTTATTTGTTATTGTATTTGCTTCGCTTTATTCTATTTGCTTCGCTTTATATTCCGCCCAAGTAATCTTCTTTTCTGTCGGCTTTGCCACTACCTTTTTCTCTCCCGTTTTTTTATCGATGCGTTCGGCCTTGATGAGTGCGCTGTCAATATACATTGTTTTCAACAATTTGCCGACTTCGAATGCGCCGGTATGTTGGTCCAACTTTTCATCCTCAATATCTTGCAAGACATCTAACAATTGGTGTAAAATCTGTAAATTCAATTCATCTTTCTTGATTTTATTAAAAATGTCCATATAGTTATTGAACAGAAAGCTGCACTGCGAGACACACATCGAGTCAAATTGGCTCGGGTTCGATTGCGCCAAGCGGCTATACTTTTTCTTCAAGGCCATTAAGCACGTTACATCCGCTCGGATAAACTTACTGTGTTTTTTCGCACGGATGTCATTTGTACAATCTTGCACATTGTTCGCATCAATCATTTTATTCAAGTTTAAGCGATCAAGCGTATCCATAATATAGACATTAGAATAAAATCTTTATATTTATATATAATGAAATATATAAAAAGAACGCGAAGAAAACACATAAAGCGTAGCACAAAGCGTAGCACAAAGCGCAGCACAAAGCGTAGCGTAAAGCGCAGCACAAAGAAGCGCAGCACAAAGCGTAGCGTAAAGAGGTATAGAGGGGGAGCTCCGTCATCGGCTCAAATGCCCGTCTATAAGCCACCCTTCACCAGTAACCCTGGCGTGGTACATTCCATTATTGCAAATAATAGTGGCGCACAAAATGCCAAAAATGCGGCACTAGCTGGCGGCGGCAAGAAATATCGCAAAAGACAAACCGGCGGCGTGGGTGTACCCGTGGCGTGCGGGTCCTCTTTTATCAATAGCACCGATGGTTGGGATTATGTACCACCAGTTGGGTGTATGGCTGTGCCGGTGCTTTCAGATGCAAGCGCGACGGGCTTGGCCGGCCAAAATACCTATACTGCAGCCGTAGGCGCAGCCAATGCCGAAAATGATCACCGATTTAACGAATAAGCTTTTATTATTTTTTCACATTATACTTTATACTTAATGGCAACGTCTGATTTGACCTTATCGATATTTATAATAACGATGTTCATCTTGCTTTATTTCTTCAATATTTTTGCCGTGGGTGCACAACACATTAAGGATAACTGGCCAGTCTACCGCTGTCAACCGCTAATGATGCCCTTTGCTTCTATGTTTGGCCACGACACTGGCCAAAACTTTTCATACTGTATCCAGAATATCCAGACCAATTTTATGGGCGATTTATTGAAACCGATCCATTTTAATATTGACATATTAGGAAATATTACCGGCAATATAACTGATCAATTAAATTTTGCGCGGGGGTTTATTGATAAATTTCGGTCGACATTGTTAGGTGCCTTTTCGAATGTTTTTGCGACAATGTTTAATATTATGGTTGAAATACAGCGTATGATTCTAAATATCACCGATATGGTAGGCAAAATGATGGGCATTATGATGGCTTTAATGCACATCCTCGACGGCTCAATGATGACAATGACGAGTATGTGGAATGGCCCTCCCGGTGGGCTGATTCGTGCACTCTGTTTTCACCCCGATACAAAATTAACTTTAAAAAATGGAGAGATTTGGTCGATGAAAGATCTGCCGCTCAATAGTATTTTACCGAATGGTTCGCGGGTTTGTGCAGTAATGCAAATCAGTAATGTAGATGCCAATGGGGACTTTGTGGAGAAAATGTATCGCGTGAAAACGCGAGCGAATGCGGAGGATATTTTGGTCTCGGGTAGTCATTTGGTCTATGATGAAGTATCATCGCAATTTGTCCACGTAAAAGATTTAGCGGCGGCGGAAATGAGCGAAACGGATTGTGCGGTTTTAGCCTGTCTAATCACGTCTGATCATACCATTCAAATTGGCGAATGGCTCTTCCACGACTGGGAAGATAGCAATGGCTCTGAACCAAAAAATATCGGTAGCCATTAAGATATTTATTTAGTTATAGAATATATGAGTTCATCCGACATCATTAACAAATTAGAGAAAATTTATTTAATGTCGGGCTATCTCGATAAACATAGCAAGGATATATGGGTTTCCATCATTATCTGTGTGCTCTTTTTTCTCTTCATTTACTATTATCATATCGCCAATGTTTTAGAGGTAGTTCGGGTAAACTGGAACACCGAAAAATCAAATCCGATGTATATGCCTTTTGCCGGCTTTATCAATAAACCCAAAAATCAATCCTATGCTGAATTTACGTCGAACAATTTTATGACTGTAGTGCAGGCTATTCTCAAGTCGGTCTCAGAGAACGCCTTTAAGCCCTTTCAAGCGGTCCTTGATATTATAAATAAAATCATAGCAGAGGTGTTACAGGCCCTCGATTTTTTCCGCGGAATCATTGACCGCATTCGGACAGTGATTGCATCTATTTATGGTGTCATCTATGGGGTTGTCTCGAATTTGGGCTTGGAATTTATGGAGTTTATTATTAAATTCCGCGATACAATGGCCAAAATAAACGGAGTTCTAACGACTGCTTTATACGTTCTGTTTGGCGCCTATATGACAATGGAATCAATGTTTTTTACGATCGTTGATTTTCTGACCCTCATTTTAATTGTCATTGCAGCGATCATCGTGGTGTACATCTGTATTGCCACCGGCTTGTTTCCCATCCCTATTTTTGGCGCCGCCTTAGCTGCACCGTCGATTATCTTGGGCATTATCACAATGCTCGTTATGTTGGGCATTTTAATTTTAGTTATTATTTTTAATGTATTTATGATGCGCATTTTGAATATTTCGACCCCGCCGTTGCCGGGTGTACCCAGTTGTTTTGCGGGCGACACGTTGATTCCCTTAGCCGGCGGCGGAGCTAAAAAAATAAAGGATATAAAAAATGGGGATATATTAGAAAAAGGCGGAAAAGTAACCGCCGTAATGCAATTTACGGCACAGGCGCAAAATGTATATGAGTTAAACGGCGTCTGTGTCACCGGCGAACATCGCGTGTTTCATCCCGTCTTGCAGTGGATTAAAGTGAAAGCCCATCCGGAAAGTCGCTATCTGCCGGCTTTTTCAGAGCCGTTTGTCTATTGTTTAAATACCGAACTGAAAGAATTTAGTATTAATGCGACCCGCTTTTCCGATTGGGACGATATCGATGACAAGGTCGTGCAAGATTTAAATACGCATTGTGTTTTACCCGGCTATTTGCCGGCGCATTTTACCGGCGCTGATATTCATACTTATTTGGCTAGCGGATTGCACCCCGCTACCAAGATAACCTTACAGAATGGCTCCGTCATTCCGATTAACGCCATCAACATAAATGACGTGTTATGGGGGGATACCAAAGTCTTGGGCATCATTCAAATCGCCGGTCACGATATTAAACAGTATACCCACGCGGTGGGCCTGACCGGTACAAAAAATATTCATATTGCCGATAGTTATTTAGGTATTGTACGTGGGTTATCTAGTGAATGTTCAACGCGTGAACCAATTTTGTATCATTTATTAACCGATACGACCTTTTTTGTGGCGAATGCCATAAAAATAAACGATTATAATTATGGTATTGACGCTTATCTCTCTTAGTTTTTATTTTAATATCCCTTATTATTATAATGAATATTAATAAATTATTAGAAACCACCATTTCAATCAAATGGCTGCTAACGCTGGGTGGTATATACCTTCTCGGTACCTATCTTTTTACCTATTTTATGTTTGGAGGCATTAAAGAAGGGTTTAATGCCGGTTTAGTCGGGGTCGGTGCGGCTATTGACTATAAAATGGGCAACGGCGTGAAACGCAGCTGGGAAAATACGGATGTGATCCAAGACCATAAGAATCCCAATGCTTTGAATGATGCAACGAATATCTATTCCAGTCTTGAACAAAACGAAGGCGGACCAATTCCGCTACCGGAAGATGAAATGCTCTTTTTTGACAACAATATATTTACACCCGAATGCTGCCCGTCGCCTTATTCCACCGGCGACGGCTGTTTATGCGCGTCACCAGAACAAATGAAATACCTCAATCAACGCGGCGGCAATCGGACCTTGACCAGCGAATATTAATATGAATATAATACAAAAAAAATGCACATCATTTACTGCCTCATCAATGAATCATTTAAGGAGAATATTTTAAGTGTTGGTATTACCCCGTCAAGTGCCAGTTTGTACGAATTGGTGGAAGCCCCTTTTTTACCGACACCCTATACCATTTTATTCGCCAAATATATTTATAATCCACATTGTATAGACCTTGTCTGCGCTTTACTCGGTAAATTTGGAAAACACTTGAAAGGCCCTTTCTTTGAAATTTCGCCGGATATCGTTAAACCCTTATTTGAATTAATTCACGACCGATACATAATTATACAAGATGATATTGAATATAGTGTGCCCCACGATAATGCGGACGCGAATGGCATCTATGATCGATTGTTTGCCTATAACTATAGTGACCTTGATTTATGAAATGATATATTATACATTTTATACATTATGAAATTTTATATATTATTAAATTTATAAAAACACAAAAAAACGAAAAATCGACAAATGGCCAGAGGTTTTGGAAAATGGACATTTTTAGAAATGTCCAAAAACGAAAAGCTCAAAATATTCTTGGAAAAACCTTGCCAAAAAACACGTTGTGACCATTATGCTCTCATTTCCGATTTTTCTTGAAAAATGTTGTGATGCTAACTTTTTTAAACATTTTTTGCAAAAAACGATTTAGGGATTTTTATATTAGGTTATTATACGATGAATCCTAACCCCGAAATCCCAAAAAATCCCTTGAAATATAGTTGCGATAAATGTCACTATACTACAGGCAATAAAAAAGATTTTAGGAAACACGAGCAGACCATAAAGCACAAAACAGTCCTAAATCCTAATGATTCTTATTTGAAAAATCCTCTACCGACCTATCAGTGTAAATGTGGAAAGAAATACAAACACGCTTCAACCCTATCCGCGCATAAAAAAAGTTGTAAGTATGCCGAAATGGAAAACCCGGCCGCGATGCCGGCGGATATGGCCTTCTTTACGAATTTAGTCTTAGAAGTCGTAAAAAACAACGGCGAATTGCAAAAACAAAACCAAGATTTCCAAAAGCAAATGCTGGAATTGTATAAGACGACCAATACCTCCATCAATACCACGAATAGTTACAACAAAACCTTCAATCTGCAATTCTTTTTGAACGAACAATGCAAAGACGCAATGAATATGGTGGATTTTGTCAACTCGATGACTTTAGAGCTCTCGGATCTCGAAGAGGTTGGCAAGCTCGGCTACGTCGAAGGCATCAGCAACATTATTATCCGCAAACTCAATGCCTTGGATATTTACAAACGGCCTATTCATTGCAGTGATGGCAAACGAGAGATTATGTTTGTGAAAGAGGATGATGTCTGGGAAAAAGAAAACAATACGTACGACAAACTCCGGAAAGTCGTCAAACAGGTCACCTATAAAAACAGTTCGCTCTTGGTGCCGTGGAGCCAAAAGTATCCGAATTGTATGAACAACCAGCATCATTTGAATGATGTGTATGTGCAAATGATGGGGCAGGCGATGGGCGGACGCGAAGCCTTTGTGGATAGCGAGAATAAAATTATGAAGAAAATCGCCAAGGCAGTGTTGATTGATAAGATGTAAGGTTTACTTTTTCAAATAAAAATAGAAGTAAAGAAATATATGAATATATTTCTTTATTATTTGGATAAGTTCACGGCCTGGTTAGATTTTTCGTGGTTAGTAACCTCGCCGAAAAAAATAGATGAACCGCCGCCTTACGCAGTGGATCCCTTGCTGCGCTGACCTTTGCTACGCTGACCCTTGCTGCGCTGACCTTTGCTACGCTGACCCTTGCTCCGCTGACCCTTGCTACGCTGACCCTTTATTTTTGTACGATTCATACCATAAATGGAGATGATATAACCCCCCAGTGGCGCCTAACACGACGATGATTAAAGCCAAGTATTCGGGTATTTTTTTATGCATAATTAACTCATAACCAATATAAACGAAAAAAATACCCATTAAAATATGGCTGGACCATATAAGTTCATTCGGGACACCAAAATGATATTTGTACATTATATATGGGCAATATTATAAATGTTACCTCGCAACAAATCTTTGGTTTAGCTGTAGAACGGAGCGAAAAACCGGCGAATAAAAAAATACTTACCAGACCTAAAACTGTATATAAAGGAAAATGTTTATATGATTTTGTTAAAAGGTTCTAATTTTTTTTACATATACGCAAGTCATTACATATACGCAAGTCATTACATATACGCAAGTCATTACATATACGCAAGTCATTTTACATATACATACTATGCCACCCTCCATTATCCACCACCTTTTTAATGAGTTTATCGACAATCGCCGTCGTCACTTGCATCGGAAATTCCACCTTGATAGACATCTCACTCTCAAAGATATTCGTATCGGGGCGCATCAGCCGGTACAAGTTCAGTTTGGTATAAATGATTTCTAAACAACGCTTGAGCGTCCGCACACCGTCTTCCTTGTCCGTATAGTTGGTAATAATATAGTGCAAGGTTTCCTCGCCGATGGTGATATCCGCCGGCTGGAATTTCACCTGCTCGCAGATTTTGGGCAAGAGGTATTTATTGGAAATCGTGGTCTTTTGTTCTTGGTTGTAGCCTTGGGTTTGAATACGATACATCCGGTCCAAGAGAATCTTATTGACTTTGCTTTCGTCATTGTAACTGAAAATGAAGAGACACCGGCTCAAGTCAAATTCAATTTCCGAAAAATAGCGGTCGTGAAACTGGTTATTTTGCGCGGTATCCGTCAGGTGGGTCAGAATACCGGCAATTTCTTCGCCCTTGGGCGTATCGCTGATTTTATCAAGTTCGTCAAAGTAAATCACTGGATTCATACTCTTGCATTTTATCAAGAGGTCAACGATCTTGCCCCACGTCGAGCCTTCGTACGTATACGAATGGCCTTCGAGAAAACTACTGTCGGTCGCGCCGCCGAGCGCAATAAAGACAAAATCGCGTCCGAGAATTTTGCTAATGCCTTCTTTGACCAAGGTCGTTTTGCCTGTACCCATCGGGCCCTTAATGGCGATGGCGGTGCCGATGGCGCTCGGGTTCACAATCCATTGCCCGACCATTTGCATAATTTGGAGTTTCGCGTCGTTTAAACCATACACCGCTTGGTCTAAAATCTGTTTGGCGTTATCCATAAAATCGTGGCATTTTTCGACCCCATCGGCAATCGTGATGGGCAGATTTTTATATTTGCCAAAGGGGATTTGCATAAATGTATCAACCCAGTTTTTCATTTTATAGTAATCGCCGCCACCGGGCTCCATACTGCGGAGCGAAGAAATCTTGCGGTAGGCAATGGCTTTGTACTGCGAGGGAATATCCGCATCCAACAAAGTTAGTCGATACGGCTTGGTAATATCATTGTGTTTTTTTATTTCCTCGATTTGCAAGAGCGCGCTTTCCTGCTCGGCAACTGACATTTTTTCATTGAAATACTGCAAATCATTCATCACGTCGCGTTCGCGTAACAACGATTTGAGTTTTTTGGTATTTTCAATCTTCTTTTTTTTCGAGAGCAGTTCTTCTTTTTGTAAGAACTGCTTTTCTTTTTTCTTCAAATCATCCAGCATTTTTTTTATAGTTGGATCTTGTTGGTCTTCGGCCGATAAGGTTTCAAACATCGCTTTCATTTTCGTATAGGCCGCCATTTCAGTCGCGGTTGTTTTTGTCTCTTTTTTGTTTTTTTTGTGTGTAAGTGGCTCTTCTTCTTCACTATCACTATAGGTCTCGTCATAGAGGGCTTCTGTCGCCGTGAGATAATCGCCGCCGTCATCGTTGCGCAGTTGATCGTTAATAATAAAGGAAATATTATAATTTTTCATAGCTTTTTTGCTTTTAGGCACAACCCGATAATCCGTATCCTCGTCGTCGGTATCATCCACAAACAACTGGCGCGCTTTTTTAGGTGCCCCGGGACATTTTGCATTAGCTGTTTTTTGGGGCTGCGGGGTGGTTTCTGCCACTTTATTTTTCATATAATGCGATGGGAATAGTTCACTCAGAAACTTTTGATATTCGTGGTCTGCCAAGGCTTCATCCTCGGAATCCAGTTCATCCGTTTCCTCATCTTCGTCTTCTTCGTCATCGTCTTCTTCGTCATCGTCATCGTCTTCTTCATCGTCGTCTTCGTCCTCGTCTTCATCCGTCTCATAATCATCGTCATCATCATCTGACGAGACGTGTTCAGTTTTTATAGGCGAGAGAACCGCGGCCGTCTGCTCCGGTTCTTTGGTTGCATTTTTGGCATTGGCCGAACGGGTATTGTACTTTTTGGTTTCGGAAGACATATTGGCTGGTTGGGTGATTTTGTTTTTCTTTTAGCTTTATAAATAATTTCAATTTTTTTTATATATTAAAAAATTGAATTAAACCGATGTAAATATTATTATGTTAATATAAGATACATCATGGCTTCCAATCGAAATAAAGGAATGATGCAAAAGCAAAATGCGACAAAAATTATTGGTATCCAATTCAGTATTTTATCCGCCGACGAAATTCGGAAAGGCTCCGTCGCGGAAATTACCAATCGAGAAGCCTACGTGAACAATAAGCCCGCCATCGGCGGTTTATTTGATCCACGAATGGGTGTATTGGATCCCGGCTTGATCTGTCCAACTGATGGGCTGGATTATATGCAGACCCCCGGCTACTTTGGACACATTGAATTGGCACGACCCTTGTTTTATATCCAATATCTCAGCACCGTGATAAAAATCGCGCGCTGCATCTGCATCAAATGCAGTAAATTATTGATTAGCAAGAAAAAATACGCGCATCTCTTGAAAATGTCCGCGGAAGATCGCTGGTCCGCGGTCTTTATCTATGCGAGCAAAATTAAACGGTGTGGCGAAGATACCGACGATGGCTGCGGCTGTAAACAGCCCAGCAAAATAAAAAAAGAAGGTTTATCGACCCTCGTCGCCGAATGGGAAACAGTCGAAGGGGTCAATGACGACGATGAAAAAGAAAAGTTAGTGATGACGTTGACGCCCGAGATCTTATTAAAATGTTTTCGGCGGATTGCCGACGACGATGTCACCTTTATGGGGTTTAGTCCGATTTGGTCGCGTCCCGATTGGATGATCTGTCAAGTCTTGGCCATCCCCCCGCCCGCCGTCCGGCCCTCGGTCAAACACGACTCGCAACAGCGGAGCGAAGATGACATCACGCATATTATTGTCAGCATTCTCAAGGCCAACAAAACCTTGCAAGAGAAGATTCAGACGAATGCCACGACCAACGTGATCAATGACTGGACCATCCTCTTGCAATATTACGTCGCCTCGTTGATCGATAATAAGATCCCGGGTGCGCCGCCAATGTCGCAACGGTCCGGCCGGCCTTTGAAATCCATCAAAGAGCGGTTGGTGGGTAAGCACGGGCGCGTCAGAGGCAATCTGATGGGGAAGCGCGTCGACTACAGCGGCCGCTCCGTTATCACCCCCGACCCCAATTTGTCGGCCCGCGAATTAGGCGTGCCCTTAAAAATGGCGAAAAACCTCACCAAGCCCGTTGTCGTCAATGCCCGCAACTTGAAATTTCTTGAAAAGGTGGTGCGCAATGGCCCCGATGTGCATCCGGGTGCGAAAATTCTGGTCAAGAAAAATGGCGACAATATCTCGCTGCGCTATATCGACCGCGAGTCCATTCAATTGGAGATCGGCGACATTGTGCATCGCCATATGATGGACGGCGATTGTATTCTCTTCAATCGGCAACCGACCCTGCACCGAATGTCTATGATGGGACATATCGTCCGCATTATGCCGGTAGGCGACACCTTTCGGATGAATGTGAGTTGTACTAAACCCTACAATGCCGATCAAAATTTATGACCATCAAGGTCGGCAACAGGAGGCGTTAAAAGCGTGAAACCTCCTAGTAAATAAATTGATTATAATTTGAGGCAAAAGATAATAAAGAACTATTAAGTATCTATATAAATGGTAGACTGTACAAAACCGGAAATTGTCGAACGGTGTTGTTCAAAATGTGGTGAAATGAAACATCCTGATAGAATTATTCGAAATCGTAATATCTGTAAAGATTGTTGCAATGCAAAACGGAAGGAGACTGCTAAGAATAAAGTCATTGATATATCCGCACAAAAGCTTTGTGTAGGATGTAATATAACAAAAAATGTTACTTTGTTTATTCGGCAGGACTGGAACTTTTGTAGACATTGTAACAATGTGAAACGGCGAACCGAATATCAGGAAAATGAAGAACTTCGGTTAAAGAAACGAAAGGAAGGGATTAATTATAAAAAAAAGAAAAAGGCTATGAGAGACGAAATTAAAGAATCCGATCTTAAAAAATTGGAAGAAGAAATTGGCGGAGACAACACAATATGCAAATATTGTAAGGAAGTCAAAGCCAAGACTCGATTTCGTGATAATAGACTTAAGTGTAAAGATTGTGAAAGAGACGACCCATTTGAAAAGTTCAAACGCTATGCGCGTACACGAATATATAATTGCTTGAAAGGGAATAAAACCAAGCACGCGCATGAATATTTAGGGTGCACGCCACCGGACTATTTGAAATGGATTTGTTTTAACGCAAGTGACTTTACCTTAGAAAATTATGGTCAAATATGGCATATTGACCATGTCATCCCTTTATCAAGATTCGACTTTACGAATGATTCCGACAAATTAGTTGCGTTTAATTGGCGAAATACAATGCCGTTACTCGCAAAGGAGAATTTGGCGAAAAATAATAAAATAGTGAAACCACAGATTGAACAACACATGAAGACATTAGAAACCTACCATAAAGAAAATAGTATAGAATTGCCTCAAATATACCTTGATTTATTTGCGAAACATCTTGCAGCGGGAATCCCCTTAGAGCCCTAACTACCACCTTTGTCGAGAAATTTGCAAAGGGAACACGGTTAATAGCCGTACCCAATGGTAACAATGTTAGGGATTGGGCAATCCGCAGTGTGACTACCTAAATCCGCTATGATAGGATATGGTAGCCCTTCAACGACTGAACGGATGTTGGTGAACAATGAGGGTCTAATCAACCTGAGTTTGCTTAAGATACAGTCTGGCCTTTAGTGAAAGCTAAGGGAACCTCGTTTGATGGAGACGAAATGAATTTGCATATGCCACAAGATATAGAAAGTGAGTCCGAGCTGAGACATTTGGCGGCGGTGCCGTGGCAAATAGTGAGCCCCGCCAACAATAAAACAATCATCGGTATTTTCCAAGACTCGTTGCTCGGGTCTTACCAATTCACGCGCGAAAACACGAAATTCAATGCGCGCGAGGCGATGAATTTACTGATGGCCTACACGAAAGTCGATGTCGAAAAATTACCAAAAAAAGATATTTCGAATTTTAATATATTGTCGCAGATCCTGCCGCCGTTTACTTTGCGTTATAAAACGAAACGGTTTGGCGATAAGGAAGATTACAAGACCTCGAATAATGTCTTGGAAATCGTGAATGGAAAGTATGTGCGAGGCCAACTGGAGAAAGGGGTCTTGGGTGACGGCACGATCGGTCTCATCCACCGCATTTGCAATGATTACGGCAATCGCGAAGCGATCGATTTCGTCGACAATTTGCAGAATATTGTGACCGAGTATATGAAGAAGAGCGGTTACAGTGTGGGTGTGAGCGACTTGATCGCGAATAAAGCGACGAATGACGCGATATCCGATATTATTGTGAAAAAGAAGATGGAAGTCAAATCGTTGATCGACCAGACGCATTTGGGGATCTTTGAAAATAAATCGGGCCGCACGGATGAGCAAGAGTTTGAGATTCAAGTCAATAATATTCTCAGTAAAGCCGTGAATGACGCGGGCAAAATCGGGCGCGAGAGTTTGAACAAAGAGAACCGGTTTGTGATTATGGTCAATGCGGGCTCGAAAGGCAGCGACCTTAATATTTCGCAGATGATTTCGTGCTTAGGACAGCAGAATATTGATAACAAGCGGATCCCGTACGGTTTTGAGAACCGCACTTTACCGCATTTCACGAAATTCGATGATTCGCCGACGGCGCGGGGGTTTGTTGAAAATTCGTTTATTTCGGGGTTGACGCCGGCGGAGCTGTTCTTCCACGCGATGGGTGGTCGTATCGGTATTATTGATACGGCCGTCAAGACATCGCAAACGGGTTATATTCAGCGCCGCTTGATTAAAGGCTTGGAAGATTTAAAGGTCGAATACGATATGACGGTGCGCAATAACAAGAACAAAATTATCCAGTTCTCGTATGGCGATGACAGTTTTGATCCCGTCAAGGTTGAATCGCAGCCGCTGCCGCTGGTGCAAATGACCTTAGAAGAAATCTATACGCATTACCAGATGCCGCTGATCGCGGCGGAGGGCGTGAAAACGAAAGCGGACGATGTGTATGTCGCGTCGTTCACCAAGCCGACCATCAAACGGTTGGCGAAACAAAATAATGAGTTGGCCAAACGGTCGAAAGAATTGATTGAATGGGCCATCCAAGCGCGCACGGGCTTGGCGATGAATGTGTTTGGCTACCGCGATAATAAAAACGTGAATATGCCCGTGTCGTTTATCCATATTATTAACAATATCCACGGCCAGCAATGTATTAATGTAAACTCCTTAGTGGATATTACGCCGTTGGAAGCCTACGAAATGATTGATGAAGGCTATAACCGCTTGCTGGCCATTCAGTATTGCCAGCCGAATGCGCTGTTTAAAACCTTATACTATTATTACTTGACGCCGAAAGAGCTGTTGATGGTCAAGCGGTTTAATCGCAAGGCCTTACAGATCTTGATCGAGCATATTGTCTTGACGTATAAGAAGGCGATTATTGCGCCGGGCGAAATGGTGGGAATGATTGCGGCGCAATCCATTGGTGAACCGACGACGCAAATGACCTTGAACACGTTTCATTTTGCGGGAGTGGCGAGTAAATCAAATGTAACGCGTGGTTTGCCGCGAATTGAAGAAATTATTTCGCTCTCGGAGAACCCGAAGAATCCGTCGTGCACGGTTTATCTACACAAGAATGAAGAGGCAGACCAAGACAATGCGAAACGGATGGTGAATAAATTAGAGCACACGCAGTTGCGCGTGATTGTCGCGGCGATTAAAATCTGTTTTGATCCGGTGACGGCGCAAAAAACCGTAGAGACGGACGATGACCGGCTGATGCAAACCTATAATGAATTTGAAAAAATGGTCGATGAATGTAGTGGCGTGGGGGAAAGCGAAGAAAGTGAGACGAAATCGAAATGGGTGATTCGGTTGACGATGAACGCGGAGGAAATGTTGGACCGCAATATCACGATGGATGATGTGCATTTTGCAATTACGAATACGTATAGTGATCAAGTGTCGTGTACGTTCTCGGATTACAATAGCGACAATCTGGTCTTTCGGCTGCGGCTGAACAAAGCCTTGGGCTCGAGCAAAAAGGTTTCGTTGGATCAATCGGACGAAATCTATCTACTCAAGAATTTCCAAGAATCGTTGCTGGATAAGTTAGTCTTGCGCGGTATTAAAAACATCAAGAAAGTGACGCCGCGAAAAATCCTCGATAGTTTAGTGATGGAGGATGGCAGTTTTGTTAAAAAAGAAACGTGGGTGCTAGATACCATTGGCACGAACTTGATGCATTTATTGAGTTTACCCGATATTGACGTGACGCGCACGTATACCAACGATATTCAGGAAATTTATCGAGTGCTGGGCATTGAAGCAGCGCGGCAATCGATCTTGAACGAAATCTCGGAGGTGATTGAATTCGATAGCACGTATATTAATTATCACCATCTGGGGATGCTGTGCGATCGGATGACGTGCAATGATAGTATGGTGTCGATCTTTCGGCACGGCATTAATAATGATAATATTGGGCCGATCGCAAAAGCGTCGTTTGAAGAAACGCCGGAAATGTTCTTGAATGCGGCGCGGCACGCTGAATTAGATACGATGCGCGGGGTCTCGGCGAACGTGATGTGTGGCCAAGAAGGGTATTTTGGAACGAGTGCATTTCAGGTGATCTTGGATTACGACAAGATTACGCAGTTGAAAGTGGATGAGTGGGAAGCCGAAGATATTGAAACTACGATTGACAAAGGCTTTGAAGGTCACTTGGATACAGACGAAGCGTGTAGCATCGACAAATTAACGATGGCGGTCTCGAATATTAAGCTGGTGGATATGGGTGCGGATGATGGCTACGCACTAGACTTTTAGCACTTTTGAAAAAGTGCAGCAAAACCAGCACTTTTATAAATGTATATTATAAATGATATTATATGTAGATATGGTTGCGGATTTATTGCATTACGGCCATATAAATTTTATAAAAAAAATATATACATATAAGGGTGTCGAAGATAAAATATATATTGGAATTCATAACGACGAGACCGTTGAATCATATAAAAGGAAACCGATATTAACAATGGATGAAAGAATTAAAGTGTTGGAAAATGTGAAATATATTGATAAAATTATACCAAATGCTCCCTTAAAGATAACTGCCGATTTTTTGGAATACATAAAATATTTATTCCGAATAATCGAACACCGGAAGATAATATATTAATGTTAGCAAATATAGATAAAACGCTTGTTGATATAGTAACCATTGATTATACTTCTGAAATATCTACGACTGCTATTATCAATCGTATTAATAAAAGAAATAAAGTTTTGCCATTTTTTTCGTGTAATTAATACCAATATAAGCACCTACCAATATAAGCACCTACCATAAAAAATATAGTATCCATTATAGTATCAATTAAATTACTACGACCAGTTAAATTGTACGGGTTAGACATACCAATTAACATCTGCCAAATCTCCCATATGGTATGTATTAGAAACAATTTAAAAGTGTAGAATCTAGGATCTCCCTTAAAATATAAATAAATATAACCAATAATTATACCATTAATTAAATGAACGATTGACCAACCCGAAACATAAAAGGTTTTTTTAGATGTGCCAATTAAGTCCGTTCCTAATATATTTTTTACCGTTTCAGGTAAAAATGCGTCACCACTATTATAAATAATATTACGTAAATATATATTATTCATATAATATATGAATAATATATATCATTTTATATATAATAAATGTGTAAAAATATATAAATATTAATAATTTTTATATATTTATTTTATTATTACCTTTTTTCTTATTTTTTTTACAAGCGCAGGAATACTAACAGGCACAACCGTAGCAGGCACAACAGTAGCTTGAGGCATCGTAGCCGGAGGCATCGTAGCCGGAGGCATCGTAGCTTGAGGCATCGTAGCTTGAGGCATCGTAGCTTGAGGCATAGTAGCTTGAGGCATCGTAGCTTGAGGCACAACAGTAGCTTGAGGCATCGTAGCCGGAGGCATCGTAGCTTGAGGCATAGCCGTAGCTCTCATTGTTTTCTTGCGTTTATTCACTTCGGTCAGAGAGAAGTTTTCAATGTATTGGATGAGACTATTACTGCCCGTGGTGCGTATCGCATTTTGCATTGGCTCATCCCGCAAGGCACTAAGGGAGATGGCGAGTTCTTCCGCGTGAAACAACGTATAGACGGGCGCCAATTGCGACACGGTGGCCGAGACCCGTAGAAAATAATACTTGTGTTCGGCGGATGCATTGGCCACCATAAATTTCTCATTATTTTCTAGCAAAGAAATATCGGAGAGAAACACCAAGGGAATGTCGTGGTAAATGGCTAGTAACCAGAGGTCTAAATTGGTCGCATAATAATCTTCACTAATAATCATATCGGAGAGTGTCAATTGGTTCTGTTGGATCTGGGCCGTCAAGATTTTCTTACCTTCAGCGTGCAAGATTTGTAAGATTTGTTTCTCATATTTCGGATAAAGCTTTAGATATTCGCCCAAGAGGATTTCCTTTACCATATTTTTTGTTAGTGCCGTGGATTGCGTGTGATCGTGGATAATGGATAAAATGGCATTAAAGGAGCAGACCGGCGGCGTCGAGACATACACCCTTTCTTTGCTCTGCGGCGGAAAAATAGCCTGCCAGTATTTAATGGCTATATGCTCTTTCATTCGCACCGCACATTCATTTTCCGCCGCCGCCTCCACCTTTTCCGCACTGTAATCCACCTCGTTCAAATACTTTTGTGCAAGAATCGGCTGCGTCGTATCAAAGGTATTGTACTTAATATAGGGATTGACCTTGGCTGGCGTAATATTTTCAAAGTAGGCTTTGGTCAAGAGCGTCTGTAAGAGAATAATCTCATTCTCTCTTAAATTATATTTCAAGGGGGTAAAAGAGAGCACGGATTTGGGATTGAAGATAAAAGACTTGATGCGACTGTAGCGGACAATTTCGTCGGCCAATTTGCCGTAATAAAAGCTATCATTTGGTTTCTGATGAATTAGATTGATGGCGGGAACCAGCAGCGCGCAATGGCCGTCGGCGACTTCCGTGCAGTAGGCCTTATTTTTACAATTGGCGTAGCAACTGGTAATGGTGTCTAATTTTAAGAGGTCCTCTTCGGCGTACGTATGAAACTGGATATAAGGCTGCATTAACTGGCGCAATAAAGTGTCAATACTCTGCAGTTTTTTCAAATACAATTGCGACGAATTGCTTTTCTCTTCAATCTCGCGGCGGATGGCATTATGCTCGTATTGACCGAGCAGGGACCGCGCTGTTGTACGAAACACATTATAAAATTTCGTTTCTAATTGAATTTTTTTAATATAATTCACGCGGTCCGTGTCGACGGCGGTGGAGGTAGCACTGAGAGAGGCGTCTACCTCGGTCATATTCACATTCTGCATTATTTTCAAATCAGCGCCAAACGTATCCTGGGTGGGTTCGGCTAAGAGGACAAACTGATTGGTTATCGTTAACAGACCAATAATCAAATCGTCGTCGATAACCTTCATCGACGGTTTACACGGAATTTGTTTATTCGATTTCGTGTACAACTTTTCCAAGAAATCTTTGGTGTGTTCGTAGGTATCCGCAAAAGTATCACTCATATAGACCACTGCGCTGGAGGAGCCTAGCGTTGGCGCGGAGGGATAGCACGGCACATACCCTTTTGTATTATCTTTATTATTGAGCGCAACAACGCCAATAATTTTGTTATCGTAATTCATCACCTGCTGCTCCACTTGGTAGTTATGCAGTTGCAATTCGTGGGTAAGTTTATCGAGTGGAATGTTTTTCGCGAATTTATAGACTTTGGGCATACTGGCCAGCGGTGCGCATTTGGTATTAAAGGTCTCTTTAATTAAGCCGAGGACGTATTTTATGTTGGGCAAGACATCTTTGTACATCATATTGAACCGGCGCGTAATTGTGATTTTATCCGCGGTATTTTTGTATGCATAAATGGGCTCGTAAAAATTATCGATTTTTAAAAGAAGAATGACGCTTTTTTTGGTATCAAAAAAGGACGTGACGTGGTGATTGGACGGGCAGATTAATTCGACGGATTCGGTTATATCTTTCCGCGCTAATTCAAGAATGACCAGGTTGATGCCATTGGGAAAGAGCTTGGGATTGGGTTTACAGATCAGGTCCCAGAGGTACTCGTAATCGATCTCGACCGTGTCATCTTTTAAATAAGCGAGGAAATTTGCATACGCCCGAGCGAGCTTAATTAAGGTATTGATTTGCACCGGGTTGGTTTTATCGGCCATTTGATAGAGTTTTGAATTGCTTTTGGAAAAGAGTTCGGCGTAGTTGGCCATATCTCCTGGTATGTCTTCGCTCTCTTCTTTGACCGGATAAAACAATTTGACGAGATTCCCGTTTTGCAAGGTGACAAAATGATCAATCGTCAAACTTTCCATAAGTATTTCTTTCGTGCGTTTGATGCTCGGTCGGACCAGTTCATTGTTTATTTTGGTATGAATTTCGAGGCAAGTATCCGCAATGCACGCAATAAAAGACTGCTGTTGGCTGATTTCCACGCTATGGCGGAGCAAACATTCGTGGTCCGGTTTGATGTTGGTATTCATTGCACTTATTTGGCATTTTTTGTTGTCGGTATGGAGAAACTTCTGGACGGCCAACGGCAAATAGCCGAACCGATTTTCTTGGGTGATGGGGAATTTATCGGGCGCCAAAATATATTCGTTGTTTTCTTCGGCCGCATTTTTCTTTTTCCGACCCGGCGGAACCACGATGGTATTGTCTTTGGTACATTGCGCACGCCGGCTCGCCTGGGTGGGTTCACTCCACGATTTAAAACAACACGGTAGACATTTGTTGTTTTGTGGTTTTAAGAACCCGGGATAATGGGTAATGTATTTTTTATTCTCATCCAAATGCTCAATGCCGTGATCATTAAATTCAAAAATATGTTTGCCGGGAGGCACTACTTTGCCGGGGACGTTTTTGGGTATCACCAACGCTTTATCTACCTCGGCTTCATTTAAACTCGTATTATTTTTGAGATCCCAGTAGCGCGGACAAATGTACCAAAATTGCTTATCGGCTTCAGACCCATATTTCACGGCTTCGCTGTAGGACCCCGGATGTTCTTTATCGATGCGTGTTTTTTCTTCGTCCGTTAGCACGACCGGTTGCCGCCGCCGGTTTGCCGGACAATCGGTCGCATAGGAACTGAAATTCGGTTGGCCAATATCGGTCTTAAACAAATTTTTATCGTATTTGCGTATCCGTTTTTCAAAAGGCGTGGGATTGCCTAAACTGAGGCCGGTGATATCTAGTGGCTGTGCACCCAAGACCCCTTCTTGTGCCCCTACGACCCCTTCCTCCTCTTCCTCTTCTTCCTCTGAACTTTCGGACGCCGCGCCGCCCGATTCTTCTGCTGGCTCTTCCTCATCTTCATAGCCAAAGCGCGCCAAAAAATCCGCTTCATCAATTTCCGCTTCTTCTTCCTCCACAGGCCCCTCTATCATCACTAATTCTTCGTCAACAATGGTCATCTGCTTATTCGATTGTTCGATGACCGCAATAATATCGGCCACGTGTTCATCTTTGGCCATAGTTTTGCCCGAACAGAGTTTGGTCATTGCCGTTGTGGACACGCGGGTGCTCGCGGGTTTTTGAGCCATTCGGATTAAGCTATCCAGATAAATCTGGAGCGTTCCCAAATAACCGAGATTCGTAATGCCGGTCACATTGATCAACGCCACTTGGGTAAAGGGCTTTTTATCAATCGTCGTTAAAAACCCTGGATTATTTCTTTTTTTGAGTTTTTTATTGCCGGCCTCCATCATTTCTTGGGCCCGTTTCACTTCGGCGTATTTTTCCAGCGCGGCTGTCTCCGTTAATTGAAAATTGGTCCGCAACACCTTAACAATCTCCTGCGTCGAATAACCCAAATGCGGTTGCGCCATATCCAAAATAAGCGCTTCTTGGCTTTCGGTTTCATTGTAATTGGAGATGCGTTTAAAGCTTAGTCGAATGCCTTTTGTCAAATCATCCGCAATAACATTAAAGGCGCTTGTGAGGCAGCCGACCATTTTATTTAATTTCATCTCTTTTTCAATGGAGATATTCATTGCAAAGTCGATATTTATTATTTCGGTACTCGCCAGATCCACAAAAGTATTCAGTACATAGCCGTCTTGTGCCAAATAATCTTTCACGACATCAATCACCGGATTCACTTCTTTTCGCAACAAGACATTAATTTCCTCGATGGTGAGACTGGTATTGAAACTCGCATTAATCAGTATACTGCCATCCCGATTAAATTCGCAGATGATTGGTTTTTTCGAGCCGGTTTCGGCGACCTCGTGTTCAATATAAACAGAGACACTGGTGGTTCTGCCCATTACTTTATTCCATTTGAAGATGACCCCTTTGTCCAAGTACGGAATTTTCTTGCCATTGCTAGCAATTTTGTCGGCATAAAGCCGGTAAATATTTTCTTGGCGTTTCGATAAATTCATTTTAATCAATGGCAGCTCTTGGGTAGCGTGGATAAGTTTAAACACATTCGCCAACGGCAAATGGATAGCCGCCTCTTGATGCACGACGACAATAAGCGATGTGATGCCTACATCGTTAAATTGCAGATCTTCTTTGCGTTCATTGTAAATCGTATAAAATAAATTGATATTTTCAATATTTTTCACGAAATTGGGCGTCAGCATAGCTTTGGTCTCTCTTAGCAATTCTTGTTTTCGGGCGTTTAATTGGTCGAGGGAGTTCACCCCGGACTCAGAGAGATACGGAAAATAGATGTTCAACGTGCTAAGGGCCGGCAAGGTTTGTTCATTCAAGACATCTTCGGCCAAACATAAATAGAGCGTCTTGTTTAAGACCTCCCCGTGATCCAGTAGAATGTTTTGGTTGGTCGTGGTTATTAGTTCGTCGGCGAATTTCTCGAGAAAAGAATCATAGAATTCGGCGTAATAGGGGTTAACCGTGTACGGATATAAAGAGACGATTTTTTGGCCGAAGGGCTTGTAGACCGTCAAGGGCTTTTCTTCCAAATTTAAGGCGAGTATGTCGTCAAAGGTATAGCTGGCTTTCTCGGGTAGGGTCTCGATATCGAATTCATCAATATTCAAGAGAAACTGAATGAGGCGCTCTTTGGTTAATTCCAGTTTCTCATTTTGTGTTAAATTTTGGTAGAGAGTGGCGGCTTTAAACTGCTCCGTCTGCACCGTAAAAAGATAGAGTTCCGCGAAGGAAGCGTTTAAATCGGGCAAATGCAGCAAGATCTTCTTTTTAATAATTTCAATAGTGTCATCTAAATGGAAGCTTTCTGGAATGAAGCGGACCTCTATAAACTGCGTCTGAATAGCCGCTAACTCGACGGGACTGAAAATGCCATTAAAACGTGCATCTGTCGGTTTTTTTTGAAATAAGGTATCTAAGGGTTCTTCTTTCCGGTGCCCACTAAAAACATATATTTTTTTGACAGCTCCCTGAATTATGTGGGATATCTTATACATATATATTAAAGGTATAATTTATATGTATATTAAAATGCGCTTTAATCTAATTGTGGCAATGTGTCGAAACAATGGTATCGGCTATAAGGGGAAACTCCCTTGGCAAATTCCACAGGATCTCCACTATTTTTCGACAATGACCAAAGGCGACGGGAACAATGCCGTTATTATGGGCAACAAGACGTGGCAAAGTTTGCCCATTCCCAAAGGCCGGCCGCGCGGGTTAACGGATCGCGATAATTTCGTCCTAGCGCGGACGGATCAGTTTGATACGCTGCTGCATAACGACCATTTATTGAAAACGTTTAAAAATATTGCCGAGTTAGAGGCCTATCTGATGAAGGCTGAGCTCTACGAAGAGGTCTGGGTGATTGGTGGCGCAGACATTTACCGGCAATTTTTAGAGGCAGATAAAATCGCCAAATGCTATGTCACGGCTATTGATGAGGATTTTTATTGCGATGCTTTTTTTCCCGTCTTAGATATGACGGTGTGGCGGGAGGTGGAGAGAACGGAGAATTATGAGCCGACGTATGAATGCAAGGTGACTTATCTGGTCTACGAGCATTTATAGTATTAAGATTAAAGGTCAAAATAAGGATTGTCGCTAATATTGGTACCGCAATACCGCTGCGGTTTTTTCTTGTAATCCACTTGTTTGTAGAGCCCCAGTTTGCTGGCTTCGGTTAATAGAAATTTAAAATTGCCCCAGAATTCCTCTTTGTGGCCAATACTTTTGGTTGCAATATGCGCTAATTCGTGGAGCGCCACAAAAGTTAACGTGTTGGGGTCAATTAATTGGTCCCCGTTTTTTTCGGTATTTAAACAGAAGGCGATTTTTTCGCCCTTGTTTTCGCTATAGGCGGTGTATTCGCTGGTCGGCAACGTTTCCATAATTTTTTTGGGATTGTAGCCTTTTTTCAGCCGTTTTACATTTTCGCGGTCGGGATAAGTTTTCGCACAATGCTCGACGAGTTTGGTCATGGTTTGGTTCACGGTGGCTAAACGGTCCGCGGCCAATTCTAATTTACTGCGATCGCGCACGCAATATTTTTTGCCATCGACCCCCGAGATAATGCACTTTAAATTAAATGCGTCCGATTCTTGGTAAATTTTCAAACACACGTACAAGAGTAATACAATCAGAGCATACCCACATAAATTCAAATTCATTCTATATACTCTTTTAAGAAAAGATTATATACAAATGGATACCTTCGGTTCAATGGATACCTTCGGTTCAATGGATACCTTCGGTTCAATGGATACCTTCGGTAGTATTCAGAAAATCCTGCAAGAAAATGTCGCTAATCGCGGCCGCGCCGGCTTTACACTTGCGCAGATACGCGGATGGTTTAGAGGAGAAGGGTACCACATAGTTGATCTGCGGATAAAAATAAATGATTTGATCTGCGGGATGAAACTGGATACGTTGGTCATAAGGAAAGAAAACTCGTTCTTTGGCTAGAGATTTCATTGTGTATAATTTCTCTCTTTCTTGCAATTGGGCTAATTCGGCTGCATTAATTTTAATTAAAAGGCCATTGCAGAAGGCCGACGGTACTGCCTTGACGCCAAATACGCGGTGCTTACGGCCGCGCACATTTAAGGACCGCTTTAACCCTTTGACAACGACCGGCCAACTTTTACGCGGTTCCTCGATTTCTTTTACCGTGTTTAGCAATGCACCATACCCAAAGATATAGATGGTCATTATATATAAAATTTATATATATAAAATATAATATGTACACAATAACGCCCTATACCTACAAACAAGCCAAAAAGTTAGGCGTCACCGTGAAACCTTCGACCAATAAAACCAAAAAGATTGACGTCTATAAACAGGGAAAGCATCTGGCCAGTGTTGGTGCGAATGGGATGAATGATTTTCCGACCTATATAAAAAAAAATGGTTTAAAGTTTGCGAAAACGCGGCGGCGCTTATATAAAATGCGGCACGAGAGAGATCGGCACGTCAAATGGAGTCGAGGGTGGTTGGCGGATAAACTGCTCTGGTGAGGGGTGCCCCCCTCAAACCCCGCTTGGCGGATAAGTGTGCCCTCAACACCCCATCTGGGTTTACAAAAATTGAAATACTTTTAAAAATAAACTCAAACCGAAAAACGACCGTATCCGCTAAATGTGAATGGCTTACAGCCGCGCACGTATGGCGATAAAGCGCTATTGCGCCGCAATTGGACGACTTGGACGCGAAGATTAGGCTATTATTATAGAATAAACAATAAACCTTTTTAATCCCTCCTTTCAAAGAATTATTAAAGAGAGATGGTAGATGCTTTTATAATTTTATATCAAAATTATAAAAATAGGTATCCGTATACCAAGGGGGGTATCCCCGCCGCATTATCTAAAGGGGGGTCAGGGGGTATCCCCGCCGCATTATCTAACGGGGGGTCAGGGGGGGGTATCCCCGCCGCATTATCTAACGGGGGGTCCCCGCCGCATTATCTAAAGGGGGGTCAGGGGGGTACCCCCCCTATTGGGCCCCGCTGCGCGTACCGATTTCTAATGGCAATCGCATCAAATCCGGTTCAATCGTCGTATTCAGCCACGGGCTGACCGAAGTGGTGGGATTGGGCGGTTCCGAGCGTTCCTGTAAATTCGCATTGCGCAGGGTGCTGCCAATCGTATCAATGCCGATTAAACTGCCGGCCTTCAATAAATTGACATTTTTAAAATCGGCGCTGCCGGAAGGATTGAGTTGAGCCCATTGACTGTTAATATCTTTGGGTAAGAGTTCAGCGGGATCATATTGTTTATTCGCTCGCGGCACAGGCGATAACCCGTAGGTTGTGGTTTGTGTACCGGAGGGGACATTCGCGTAAACTTCGTTGCCACCGAGGGGTTCCGAAGCAGCGACGGCAGGCCCAGCGGCGGAGGCGACACTGGATGGGCCAATGCTGGGCGAATTTGAATTGCCATTGCCAAACCCGTCACTGAAATTGGTTTTTCGGCTAGAATATTGCATAATGGCCAAGGCTAAAACAAAAATACCAACCAGTGCAATAAAATGGTGAGCTTTAATGTTTTTCTGCAAATCCTTTAAGAAAGTCATTATATTAAATTAATGATAAAATATTTTTAGCAGAAGCGTTTATTATTTTATGATAGGCTAAATAAATGGATGCTAAATAATTTGGATGCTAAATAAATGGATGCTAAATAAATGGATGCTAAATAAATGGATGCTAAATAAATGGATTATAAAATCATTGTTCGTCATCGGATATGTCGTCGGAAATGTCGTCGGAATCGTCTTCATCAAACAACATATATTTTGTCTTAATTTGTTTGGCCTCTAAATAAGCGTCAATGGCGGCCATTCGACATTGTTTTGCTTTCTCTCGTGCCTTTTTATACAATTCCAAATAAACATCGTTGGGGTTCTTTAATCGGATTGAATCTTCTATTTCGGTATAATTCAAGGTGACTTCCTGTAGGGGGTGCCCCCCTAACCCCCCCGCCGAGGCTTTTGCCAAAGGGGGTTGCGCCAAAGGGGGTTGCGCCAAAGGAGTTTGCGGTACTTTTGCCAAAGGAGTTTGCGGCACGTTTGCCAAAGGGTGTTGCGGTACTTCTAAAGGGTTTTGTACTTTTCCCACAACTACTTCTAAAGGGTTTTGCTGTCCTTTTTCCAAAAGGACGTTTTGCTGTCCTTTTTCCAAAAGGACGTTTTGCGGTCCTTTTTCTAAAAGGACATTTTCTAAAAGGTCATTTTGCGGTCCTTTTTCTAAAAGGACTCGTTTTATCAAACAGGATGATTTTTTGTCCGTTTGACCAATAACCATCACTTGCACTAATTTTAAAGAAATTTCAAAACTGCGCGAAGAAAATTTAACACCTTCAATCATAATTAACGGTATAATTTGTTTATTTGGCTCCAATGTATCTAAATCAAACCCGATCTCATTTTCATCGTAAGCAATACACTTGTCCACAAAGACGCGCATAAGCATATATTTGCCGGACTGGTAGAGCCGGGCGACTTGGGACATCATTGTTTCAATGTCGTCGCGGGTTAACTCGGTTTGAAACCATAACTCCTTTTTGGAATCAATCAGATCCTGACACGTATATTCCAGCTGTTCGATCCAGCGCATCAACTCATCATTGCTGGCCCGTTCAAACATTAAATCTAAATATTTTCCATTTTTAATAGTCACGATGCCTTGTTTGGTGAGACATTCGGGCAATTGCAAACAGAGGGGGGCCGCGTTTGATGTCGTCAGCTGGGTAAAATAAAAGCCCGTAGATCCATTTAAAGGCTGCGGATCAGCTAAAGTAATACTTTTAAAATTAAAATCGGGCGTAGGTGCAACAATGACAAATTCCGTATCCATTAAAAACGGATGAGAAAAATAACCACTAGTTAAGACGCGCGAATTATTGTATACTCTAACATTAATGATAAAAAATACGTTAATTAAAGAGTGTATGGAAGTTTTAAAGAGAGATGATGTCAAAAAAGAATTTAAAACATTTATGACGCCAATTATAGATCTGATCTTAATTGAAATTAACCCTTATTTATATCTTTGTATGATGTTTGTCCTTCTCAGTTTTTTTTTACATTTAGGGATTTTTGTTTTACTCTTGCGTAATAAATCTTTTCATTTTAAAAGCTATAATTAATTTAATTTATTCGGTTAATATATAAATAATGGTCCGACGAAGCAGCAGACGCAGCAGACGAAGCAGCAGACGAAGCAGCAGACGCAGATGTTCAAAAGGCGGCGAAGGACTGATGAATCGCCCAATGGGGATGGCCGGCGGCGAAGGTGGCGACAAAGAAATGATGCGCCCAATGGGGATGGCCGGCGGCGCGTTGCACCCTTTAAATCCTGCGGCCGCTGACCGTTCCGGCCCAATTTCACATAGCCAGTACTTTACCATCAACGGAGGCGCACGCAAGACCCAGAAGAAAGGTAAAAAAAGTAAAAAAGGAGGAAGCGTCATTGCCACCGCCGCCGTTCCTTTTGGCCTTTTTGCTTTGCAGCGTTATTTTCAAGGCAAGAAACACGGAACGCACAAACGTAGTTTTCGCCGTAGACATTAAGCCATTCTCTATTAGGCCATTAAAGTGATAGAGATAATAATTTAGATAGAAACTATTTACATTATTATTAATGAGTTTTGAAGAAAATATTAAGAAGTGGGTTTCTTTAGATAACCAACTCAAAGCAATGAACGAGAAAATCAAACAAGTGAGAGATGAGAAAAATACACTGGAGGGAGGGATCCTGAGTTATGTTGAAACGAATAAACTGACAAATGCCACGGTGAATATCTCGGATGGTAAATTGCGTTTCGTGACAGCGAAACAAACTGCGCCCTTGACTTTAAAACACGTCGAAGAATCTCTCTCCAAATGTTTCGGCAATGAAAACCAAGTAATGCAAATTATGAAAATCATTAAGGCTTCGCGCGAAGTGAAATATATCGCCGATATTAAGCGCTACAATGCAAACAATTAATATATGCATATAATTCAAATATGTTGGATTATTCGGAATTAACGGTGTATACAAATAAAGAGGGTATTGCGACAGCGTTAGGCTATCCCATCCATTCATTTATGTTGCAAAATAACAAACCTTTGTTTGGTGGCGGCAAAACCGAGGTTGATGCTAAGCACTTGGCGGTGCCGGCCGGCCTAGTGTGTGTGACCAAAACCACTTGTATGAATGCAAATGCAATGGCAAATGCAAATGCAATGGACGCAAATGCAATGGATGCAAATGCAATGGACGCAAATGCAGACGAAATAGTGCCCGACGGGTTATATGAGCGCTTGATGGAATTGGCCGAAACCAGAGAAAGTAAAAAAATGACCAAACGGAAAAAGCTGGTCAAAAAAAACAAAACGCATAAAACAAAGAAATTATCGGTTTAATATATAATGGAAATATTAATCAAACCGGAATTTAAATACAAAGATGAGGGTAAGGTGGAGATAAAAGGTATTTTATCTATGGCCAATGACGGAGAATTATCTATGAATATTAATGCTTATTTTGACGCAGTATTTCCAGGCGAAGACCGGCAAATTACCCGATTGCCAAGAACCAATTATTATATAGTCCACACTTTACCGGGCGAAACGATAACGGATATAGATGATTGGTTTAATGGTTATTTAGAAAAGGCGGTTGACCAAGGTTTTAATGATATGATGGAAGTAGAAGTGGAGCCCTATGATTCAATCGAAGGTCGGATAGATGAAGCCATCTTGTTTTTGACCCCCGTGACCATTCCGATACACGATTTTTTTGATTTTACGACCAATGAAGGTCGGTTAGACATTATGCGGTATATAGACCCATACGATCATTTAGACCAAATCCAAATAGACCATCTTTTTGCAAATAAACTAAATTTCACGGGGTTATCTTTCAATAATTCAATATTAAATAATGCTTCTTTTGTTGGCGCCTTCTTCCCACTGGGCACTTTTATTGAGACTAAATTAAAGAAGGCTAATTTTAGTGGCGCCGATTTAAGGTATGCGAATTTGAGGGGGGCCGATTTAACACAGGCCAATTTCACAGGTGCGAATTTGAGGGGGGCCAATTTAACCGGAGCGGATTTTCAGGGCGCGACTTTAACCGGTGCGAATTTAATGGAGTCCAATTGGCGGGAGGCTAAAAATCTCGTCGATAATCCGACCTTTACAATGGCGCAAGCAGAGGAGGAAGACGATGAAGCCCTGCCTGACGATAAAAATACGTGCTATGCGGTCATTGATTTATACGATAAAAATATTGACAAGTATCTCGCGAAAGACCCTGGCAATTTTATTTTGCAAGTGGGTGATAATAAGGAATGTGAATCCTTGACCAATTTAAAGCAACAATATTATTCGGAGGAGTTGAGAGATGTGGAAGGCTATTATGAATGCTCGCAAAGTGCTATTGATTGGCAAATTCGAGAAGGCTATACCAAATCAACATTCAACCCAGAGGATTATATCACCGCGGTCGAATATGTGAAAGTAGGCTCTTATAATCAATATATTGTCAAACCGAATTGGTTTTATCAAGGCCCAGTGCCCGCCCCCCGTATCTTTAAATTGGTTTCGACCGGCGAGAAAAAGCGTTTGATTTCGAAAAGGATTGCCACTCATGCAAACAGATTTGCCACCCGATATGGCACGAATATAGTGAGTGATGTGCATTGCGACCCGAAAGATACCTTTGAGATTTTTCGCTTAGAGCCGGTGCAGCCAGTGGGCGGCGTGGGCCCAAAGACTATTCGGCGTAAGTCCTCAAAAAAATCAAAGACCACACGCCGACCCGTAAACAAGACCAGGCGCCGAACAACGAACCCACGTTCCGTGCGTAAAGTGTTCCGCTGCCGGGCTGCCGACAAGAGCAGCCGGAAAAAAAGAAAGGGCAAGAAAAGAAAGACACTGAAAAAATAAAAGAATTTTTATTTTCCGCTCGATTCAACAGCGGAAAATAAACATTACATACTCCAATTGTTGTGATTAAAAGGCGCCAAATCAATTTGCGCTATTTTAGTCCGCCAATAATTGACCTTATCGTCAAATTGCTTTTCACTCTTATTTTTCTGATAGAAAGGTTTATTTCTCATTTCCGCCGCTTCACCGGGTCTAATTGCCGGTTTGGGACCATAACAATTCACCCCATAGTTCATACTTAAATCATAGACATAGCCGCCATTCACACCTGGATGCCCGCAATCCTGTTCGTGCCCTTTCAGTTTCTGCAAACTTTCCCATTTCGCGTCTTGGGTAGGAAATAATGCCATCTGATCGGCCGACCAGCCGTAACTGCACCAGTCGGCGCCTTTCGTATACGCTTGGCTCATATCGTCGTATGACGCTAAGCGCGCATCATACGCTTTACATACGGCCGCCGCATCATCATAGGTATACTTGTTTTCGGGTATATGAAACACTTGTTTGTTTAAAACCATATTTACATTAAGGTCTACATCAGTTTGCACGGCGTCCGAGTGCGTATCCACAAACGACGCATTCAACGTTTGGATTAAATCGATGCCAAAGATATAAGAAACGCCGTTTAATAAAAGGAGGACAATAAAAAATAGCCATAAGGCCGTTTCGAGAACTACCTTAAAGGTGGATGCCTCCGCGTTATTGCCTAAAGCCGAAAAGACATAATAATAAATAATAAGTAAGGCAATGACGGCAATCAATAACATCGGCTCAATGCCAATGTAGTTGTTCTTTAATTTACCGGCTATGTCATCCATTTCGGTTTTCGGGTGCATCTATATTAAATATATATATTTTACTTTTTCCGATAGAAGAGACAATAGGATTGCGGCGAGATGACATTTTCTTCTTTTATTTCCGAGACCATTGTATCGTTGAACTCGTACCATTTGCCGTTAGCATTTTTAATATAGGCCGTATAGTGGCCGCCTTGGGCGCCGCCGCCGTGGTTACACACCCCAAACAAATCATAAACATAGGCGGACGCATTATAGCCTTTGACATATTTGGAAAAATCCGCATTCTTCAACGGAATCGTAATGAGGTTCTGATTTTTTCGCGTGTGCCCATTCCACCGCTTTAAATCAATAATCATCACGTTTGGCAGACTCCAAAAACTGATGCGCCGGTGCGCGTTTTCGTTCTTTTTAGTGGTGCTGTTAAACCACGCGTTCCCGTTGGCTTCGGATAGCATCTCGGGTTCACAGTAGAGATCAAAACAATCATAGAGCGAGGGTGCTGTTTTAGTCGGCGGCAAGGAGAGACTGAGGACCGAAAAAGGTTCAGGCATTGCGCTCAACATTTCGCCGGTAAGGGAAATGATCTCGGAGACGTGAATGCCGTAGAAAATATTTAACATTTCCGAGTATTCTTTCTTGTACATATTTTTCATCATCGTGTAGCAAATCGTGGCTAATTTATCGGTTTCCGTCTGCATTTCGCCGTTAATTTGCATATCGACCTCGCGCGCCAAGGCCGTATGAAAAGCATCAATTAAAAAGAGCAAAAACTCTTGGACATCGTTTTGGTCGTCGCCGGTAAAAATATCGCGTTTTTTTATGCCGGCAATTTTGCGGATCGTTTTGACAAACCCGTGCGGCGCGATCGTGCAATTCGCGCTCCACATCAGTTCGCGCAATTTATCCCACTCGAGTAAAATAACCGAATCGACGACCCGGTTGAGTTTTTTTTTATAGTCGCCCTTTTTTAAGAAGTCGTTGAGTTCGTAGGTGTTGGATAAGATTTGCATACACGAGTTCAAGTAACACGTGTTGCCGACATTAGTTAGGCCGGTTAAACCACGATTCGCATAGTCTTTAAAAAGCATTTTTGTTTAATATATAGTATAAGGAATTGTGTTTATATCTTATTTCGCTTTAAAGAACCCAGTGATGGCGCTATTTCCGTTTTTCATATTGTTCGTATGCCGCAAATACGGATCAAACAAGAGGGCTTTGACTTCTTTGTTCCGCAAAGAATCTTCTTTTTCTTTGTATTTTTCGGGGTCCGGATACTCCGCGTGTAAATCTTCCAGTGCCTTTTTCCAGGACCGCAACGTATGGCCTTTTTTCTTTTTGAAATCTTTCATTTGTTCGAGCACCAAGGCAAAGAGCTGTTGCACCGGTTTCATAATTTGGTTCGTGATATAGAACGAGTAATTGATTTTCACTTGATTTTTGTGCGCGAGAATATAGTCCGGCGTTTCAATCCGTTCGCCTTGCAAGGCTTTCTTATCCGGATTTTCAATATAAATGAAAGGAATCCGGTCGCCAATGCTCGGCTTGTTACCCAGATCGCGCCGCCCAATGCGGTCCGCCAACACTTTGTGCGCAATCTGTGCTGGATTCTTATAGCCCGATCGGAGCGATTTCGTAATGATTAATTTATCCATATTGTATTTTTCATCCACAATATTTTGCAAGCACCCTTTCAAGAATTCCGCCGCTTTTTCAATGTCGTTGTCTTGCATCAAAATATCGATAATGCCGCCATAGACATCTTTCACGATCGGCGCATTGTCGCGCCGTTTTAAAACAATGCCCATTGATTTGCGTTTGCCTTTGTACGGATCGTTTTCATAGAGCATTCCCACATAGCGTTTCTTCGAGAGTAAACAGAACGGCAAGAAGGTTTTTTCGTATTCGAGATCGTGCGGCTGTTTCAAGAATTTCGACGCTAACTCACCGGCTTGTTTGGCCAATTCGATTGTGATTTCCAAGGCTTTTTTGCCGAGGATCGGCTGTCCCTGTAAATCCTCCAGATTAAAGCGGAAGAAGACCGAGTCGGTATCGCCGTAGACATATTCGGCTTTGGTCCGGACCTCGCCATACTTGGCCGTCGGCACGACTGCGTCCGCATACGCCTCCTCAATCACGCGTTTGCCGTAAATCAAGAGTTTGCGGCCGATCGCCGTCGTCGACGCCGCACAATCTTTTTCGTAAAAGGAACTGGTTTTTGCCCCGGTTTGCCCGTAAAGCGAATTGGCGGTGACCTTAATACTCAGTTGCCTCTTGTCCAAGATATTTTTCATAAATTCGTCCTCGGTCGTTTTAATTTGTGCGCGGGTGGACTTACGCGCCGCCAAGAGTTCTTGCAGAATCGCCGGCATTATGGCCGCTTGGCCAGCGGGATACTGGGCGTAGCGGCAGATTTTATAGCCCACCTTGACCTTTTCCATTCCCGCTTTCGGATTGCCGTTCTTGCGCTGCCATTTATACGTATTGTAGGTGATATTGACATACTCATAGCCCGGCAAGTTATCGTACGTGTAGACGCCGGTCGTCGGGTCTTTTTCGCCGGTTTCTTCGAGGATGGTGCCGTGCAAGTCAAACTCTTGGGTTGAGACTTTACTATCGTGCGAGATATTTTCGCTAATCATACTCGAGGGATAGAGCGAGCTGTAATCGAGACACGCGACAGGCGTGTCGAGGTATAAATTGCATTTCGGTTCCAATACCGTGGCGCCTTCATAGCCGTCATCATTGAGCGATTTTTCAATCACCGGCATCAAGGTGCCTTTTTCGCGGCATTTTTTTGCAATATAGCTCGTGAGTTTGATGCTTTGCCCCCGCATCACCAGAAAGTCCATCGGCACACTGCACAATGCGGCCATCACACTGTACCCCGTCAGGACATCGATTTTCCGCATTAGGTGATGCACTAGATTGCAGTCTTGGATACAGTATTTGGCAATGATCGCGCGCTCTTTGGGCCCCTCCTTGGTCATCCGGAAAATATCCTGAGGCGTCACGTCATCTTTGGCCAAGCCCCAGCGCACCTTTTTATGCACAATATCTGGCGTTTCTTTGCCTTGAATGACAAAGGTGCCTTTGGCATAATCGACCGCCGCGACCTCAAACTTTTTACCGTTTTTGTAGGCGTCGCTCGTATGTGCTTCCTCTTCGAAACTAATGAAGCTGCCATTCTCGAGGCCGGTTAAATTTTTGCTGTAGATTTTCGTTTGCACATTGGCAGAGCCCTCTTCTAGATACTCGAGTTTTTTCACGTCATCGCCGATAAAGTAGCCCGAGACATAATCAAGTTTATATTGCGTGAGCTGGTAGTCGCGGCGGAAATAATTGTAGAGATCGATTTGCAACCGGCCGGCCATTTTGACGAATTTTAAATCGTGCTGGCCACTCGCAATGATGATGGTATTTTCTTCGAGCCCTTCTTTGCCGGTCCGCCAATCCCGCTTTAAACAGACTTCGTTTTTGTTGCGCGAGAGTTTCAAGAACGCGCGTTCGCAGCCCAGTTCTTTGGCCCGCAAATACATAAACTGGTAATCAAAGCCAAAGATATTGTACCCAATAATGATGTCGGGGTCTTCGCGCTGGATTAACTGGGTCCACGCGAGGAGCACTTCTTTCTCGGTCGCGTAGCTTTCAATAACCGCGCCCGCGACGGGATCGCACGTGTCGCGCGCAATGCAATGGTTGAGATACGGTTTATCCTCCCCGTATTTGACAAAGGTCGAGCCAATAAAAGTGACATTGTCGCCTTGCAAAGGCGGGAAAACGGAGGTTAACGTGCGCGTTATTTCGACCAATTTGGTTTCCCGCGTCGCGTCACAGTCCATCAGTAAATCCGTAATGGTGCCGCGTTTTTTATAGGCCTTGGGTTTATTTTTATAGGTTAACCAGCTTTTGTGGTCTTCTTCCTCCGCCCCTTCCCCTTCCCCTTCCCCCTCCCCTTCCTCATCCCCCTCGTCCGCCCCCCCACCGGCTTGGATGTCAGTGAGACCCGCATCTAAGTCCAGGTCATCTGTTGCATAATTGGCCGGTTTGATGTTTATCCATTGATTGTATAACGTATCTACTTGTTCCTCGGTCACCGGTTTAATGGGATAAACAAAGTCTACGCCGTGCGCGCTTGCCCACGTGAACCCAAATGCCGCAGTCACTATATTTTTGATAAAACCGGGGTCATAGTTATTGGCTTCCGTGCACACGTCGACAATGTTGATGGCTAATTTTTTATAATTTTTTACCGGCAAGGGGAAATCGCCGTGACTGCTGCTAGCTTCAATATCAAAGCTGCAAATTTTATAGGGTACAATCGTTTCTTTTTGCGGCAAAGGAATAATATCCGCATAGTTAATACTGAATTCATAATCGCACGCGGTTGTTTTGTGGTGCAATTTTTTCGTTTTACTGCGCGGCAGTTCAATCCAGCCAGAGGGACTGATTTCTTTAATATGAAACAACCGCAATAACGGGGGTATTTGCGCTTCGTATAAAATGGTTGAACATTCAATGTCCTCGCCCACAAACAGATAGCCGTCCGGATTTAAACGGTATTCCTTTTGCGCATTGGCTGTTGTATACCATAACGCTTTGGCTTTTTTCATCGCGGCTTCATTGCGAAAATTAAATTGCACAAAATTGTATTGTTTCCCGCCGTCAAACCCGTACAATTTTTTCCGCTGAATCAATTGCGTTGAGGTGATGGCGGAAGAACCGATCGCCGCGCTCACTTGCTCGACAAACTGCCCTTTTTCGTTTTCGGTCCAGTCATCGCCCACCTTCACATAAAAGAAGGGGGTGTATTCTTTGACATTAATGCACGCGGTTTTGCCTTGCTCATTCACGCCGAACATTTGAATGCTGAACACCTTATGCGTCTGGTCCGTCAGGGCGTCGGTGGTTGTAACATCGTTCGTTTCAAACGTCAAGAGGCGAAATGATTCGCCCATTCTCTTTTATTTAATTTACCCTGGGAATCTTTAATTCAATTCAATTTTAATTTTATAGAAAAATTAAAATTTTTAATGTCTTTTTCGTTTCGTCTGTCCTTTTCGTTTCGTCTGTCTTCTTTTCGTCTGTCTTTTTCTTTTCGTCCGTTTTGCAGCGCCACTTTGTTTGCCCCCACTTTGTTTGCCCCCACTCTGTTTGTCCCCACTCTGTTTGGCCAATTCATCCACCGTTTGCATCAGTGCCTTCTCTTCGCGACCCTTATCGTGATCTTTATAGATCGCCTTATTATTGGCATACGTTATGGTGCCAATCGTCGGAAAGCCCGTCACTTTTTTGACATTGGATACGTGTTTTTGCAGGTTCGTTAAAAAATCCTGGGTTAGTACCGCAGCTTCGACTTCGACGATCGCTATTTTTTTCCCCTTGTGTTTTTCTTTCGCCTGCACGATCACCTTATCCCACGTGGGTTTTAAAGTTACACAATGGCCACATTGGTTCATATAAAATTTAATGAATATAGGCACTTTGGCTTCAACGAATTTTACCAGCTGGTCAATGTTTGTAATTTCCATACTTTTGACGCCCCCCTCCATATTATATATTATTTAGAGATTAAAATATTTAATTTTATATATATGTATAAGTTACTAGTTATTGGCCTTGTTTTTTTACTCGGGTTCTACTTTATTTATAAAACAAACGAGGAAACCTTTACAACGATGGAACCCTTTACAACGATGGATGAAAAATGTCCCGACGTGCTTATTCAAAAGGGGGCTGCCTTCTTTCTCTATAATTCTAAACGCGCCAATGTGCCTGGCGTCAATCCCATCCGATTCGAAAGTCTCGATGAATACGTTGAATTTACCGAATGGCAGCGCAGCAAAGGCATTTTATGTCCAATCTTGTATTTGCAACACGCGTACAATGCGCAAGGCGAGCCCGTCTACAAGGCCCGCCCGAGCCCGACCAATTTGCAAGGCGGGCAGCCGGACTACATAGTCACCCACGATAGCTTGAAACATCTGATGCCGCCGCCCGCAAATGTCCCCATTCAAGGTGTTTGTGCAACTCCTTCCCCACTAAATATGCCCCCAAATACAAATAGTATGCCCCCACTAACACTAAATCTGCCTTTTAATAATATGCCGCCGCTAAATAATTATACCGGATTTGACCCAACAAATCAAATAGACACGTGCTTGGATAAAATGTTTAGTCAAACTAGCGGCGTTAGTCCAAATCCGATGGATTCCAATTGGGGCGGTACTGACTATACCGAAAAACTCGTGCAAGCCGGCTATTATAAAGGCAACGAGGTTTCTATATCGCCCGCTTAGTTTATTTTTGGCACCGAACTAGGCACCGAACTAGGCACCGAACTAGTCGTCAAGATCCGGATAAGGGTTCGGGTCCATTCCGCACGCGCCCTTGCAATCTTTTATGGCATAATTCATCTTTGCTTTAAAATCTTGACACGCCCTTTTATTTGGGATGTCTGGATATTTGGATTTATCGCTGCAATTCGGTTCTGGGTAGGGCAGCATTGGTGAATCCCAACTCACGGGGCATTTGGTGATACATTTATCATAACATTTCACCACACAGTCGTCTTTATCGCCCTTATCCTTCTTAATACACCTTGCTTTGCATTTTTTTCGAGAGACTTTCATAGGGGCTGCATAATCGTCTATTGTTTTTTTATCAGCATTCGTCATCCCTTCCTTAATTTTTTTTTGCGTTTGGATGGTTTTGTAGCAAATGTAAAGAGAGAATGCAAAAAGCACTATATATCCCAGGTATTTATAGAATTTAATTTTAGATAATTTCATTGTATAAATTAAGTCTCGACATTAATTACGGTTCTTTTTACCAAAAAATCATAAATGGCATTAATGCACGGTTTCGTCAATTTTTTGGATTGCCCGTTTTTATTTGTCGTTGTAATCGCATTTAAACACGCCGGATCGGACTGTAAGCCAGCCAGTAAGGTCGCAAAAGTTTGAAATGTCTGCATTATTGCGGCAGCCGAAACGCAACTCACGTTTGGAATCTGGGCCAACATAATCTCGCCAATATTCTCGGGTGTAATATTATCCTTCTTAACCCGCTTACTGATGACTTCGGCGTAGTTTGTATCGGTGGTTACATTGGTTGCATAAAACGGCGCCGTCGGTCCTTCTTTTGCTAATTTTAAAACAAACTGGAGAAGCCATTCGGCCGTTTCATCTAAATTCATTGTTCGGTACACCGAGAAGCCTTTGAAATAATTCATACTGGTCATCGCCGATAAGAGAGCCTTTTTATCGGGCAACCCTTTAAACGCTTTATAATAGCGCAAATCGCCTTCGATTAAATAGTAGATTTGATGATTATGCATTTCGCATTGATTTAAACGAAAACTTTGTTCTTTATAACGGCCGTCGCGAATACTCGCTGCCAAATCGGCTAAACTTTTCCGCTCAATGATGGCTTTTTCTTGCCCCGCGTCGTCGCAGATAATAATATCGCCCAGCGGGAGATTTTCACTTACCATTTTGATTTTTTCCTTATCTTCTTCTTTCACTAAGCCATTTAAAAGTTCAATTAACTTTATCTCTCGGTAATCGATTTTAAGAAGCATCTTGTAATGCTTATTAAAGAGTTATGTTTAAATATGTTTAGGGGGTGTACCCTCATTGGAGGAAAGCCCCCTCTAGCAACGCGGCTTAACTACTCTACCGCCAACGGCTGTGCCACATACGATATTTTGCACAATAGTATTATAAGCCGTTGGACAGAGACAGCCAATTCTTTTACGGTAAACTCCGATGACGGATGCATCTAACCCTACTGTTGGCGCTAAGCCTTGTTTCTTAGGCCCACCCATTGTGTTTGTTTGATTAATTAACGAATCTGTATAACGCGCACGTCCATAAACATTATTTCCCATTCCGACCATTTTATATACTATACCTATATATTTTATTCCATAATTAATTATAAAAAAAAAGATTTAAATATAATTCATTTAATCTAAATATACAGCAAATGCAAATGCAACGCGATACTATGCAACGCGATACTATGCAACGCGATACCGAAGAGATGCAAGGCGATCTGAAGGCTATATTACAGGACGGCGATGTGATAAAATGTGGCGATAATCTGATTTTCAATCCATTCAATAGTGAAAATACTGAGATTACATTGAACGATGTTCAATCTATTCTTCATCGTTATGGTATTAAAGCACCGGTACATAACCTCGAACTCTATAAACGGGCCTTTGTGCATAGTTCTTACACGAAACGCCCCCAGCACGAGAATTTAAGCAATAATATTACGATAATGCCCTGTCCGAGCGATTGTTTGCCTTTAAAAACCAAATCGAATGAACGGCTCGAATTTATCGGCGACGGTGTCTTGGAATTGATCACTAAATATTATCTCTACCGCCGTTTTCCTAAAGCCGACGAAGGGTTTATGACCGAAAAGAAAATCGCCCTTGTGAAAAATGAACATATTGGCAAACTGGCTTACGATATGCGCATCAATAAATGGCTCATTATTTCTAAATATGCCGAGGAAAAGAAAATCCGCACGAATTTGAAAAAACTGGGGTGTTTATTTGAGGCCTTTATTGGTGCGCTTTTTTTAGATTTCAATAAAATTGCGGTCACGGATGAAGACGGGTGGTTTAAGAATGTGTTTGTCACCGGCCCGGGGTTCCAAATGGCGCAAATTTTTGTCGAAAGTGTTTTTGAAACCCACGTCGATTGGACCAAAATTATCAATACCGACGATAATTACAAAAATATCTTGCAAGTGAAAATCCAAAAAGAATTCAAAACGACGCCGGATTATTTAGAAATTAGTCACCACCTCGAGCAAGGCTATGAAATGGGCGTCTATTTGTGTTTGGGGAAACCAATTCACCAAATGAAATTGACGGATAGCGTTCCCTTTCAGAAGTACGGCTCTTTTCAAAAGATCCACGAAGAATTAGCCTTAAAAGGCAATGTGTTTGTGTTTCTCGGGAGCGGGCTACACAAAATTAAGAAGAAGGCGGAGCAAATCGCGAGTGAAATGTCCATTGGCACGTTTGAAAGCACTTTTGAAAAAGTGCAGCAAAACCTTTTATAGGCACTTTTTGAAAAAGTGCAGCAAAACCACACTTTTTGGAAAAGTGCAGCAAAACCACAGTGCAGCAAAACTAATTATTTTTTATCATTATAAGATAATGGCAAAAAGTAAAAAAAGAACCGCTAAAAAATGGACTATAAAATACAAAAAAAGTATTGATTGTAGACATCCGAAAGGATTTTCTCAAAAACAATATTGTAAATATGGAAGGAAACGCACTTTTAGAAAAACGCACTTTTAGAAAAGTTTTATAAGCACTTTTACAAAAGTATTCCATTTATATTAAAAACGTCTTGTCTTCTTTTTTTTAGTACGTTTTGAATTCTTCCTTTTTTTTGTAGTACGTTTTGCCATTTTTTTCTTCTTACTTTTACGTTTTTTAATCTTTCCGCCTTCGTTTTTCATAATGCATTCACGGTCACAGCTATCATTCGTAAAATTACAACTTATATTTGGATTGCCAAATAAGGTATCGGTATTTTTATAAACATTGCCACTTTTTGAATCTATATGTGAACGAATATGTTGCTGTATTGAAATATTATTATTATCCTTCTTATTTTCATTATAAACAAAATTAGTATTAATTTCTATTGTATCAGCTTTGGGATTGTTTAGATCTATATCTAGAGCTTTTGTAATAGCTTCTATTTCGCTAAAATGTGGTGTTGCTTTTTTTCGTAAAACCCAAGATACTGCATCGGTGGCTTCCAAAATATACCCGCCTGATTTTAATAATTCTGATAACATATCCATTAACTGGGTTTTTGCATCAGTTGTACCATTATGACATATTAAAGAAATTTTATTATAATTTTTCATAAGTTGGTACATAACATAAAACTCAGTATATTTATTTCCAATGGTTAAAAAACACGGATATTTTTGAAATAATCTTTCTTTATTATTAAACCAAATTTCTTGTTTATTACTAGTATAAGTAGTGTAATACATATCATACATTAATTGTTTTTGCGTATCATCTATATCAGTGACACTATATTTTTTAATATCCATATACATTTATAAATTATTTTAAAATTATAAAATATGTTTTTCGATACTTTTAAAATATGTTTTGCGATACTTTTAAAATATGTTTTGCGATACTTTTAAAATATGTTTTGCGATACTTTTAAAATATGTTTTGCGATACTTTTAAAATATGTTTTGCGATACTTTTAAAATATGTTTTGCGATACTTTTAAAATATGTTTTGCGATACTTTTTTTAAAAGTATACATTATATAATGGCTGCTGCTCTTTTAGCTAAATTAAAAATAAATAATCCACCTGTAAAAAAACAAGATATAGAAATAAACATAAGAGAGAAGCGTGATGTAGATAAGCCTGCTGTGGATAAGCCTGGCCCTGCTGCGCCTGCAATCGATAAGCCTGGCCCTGCTGCGCCTGCCATCGATAAGCCTGGCCCTGCTGCGCCTGCCATTGAGAAACACGTCGTTAAAATTATTGATGACTCGAAAAATGCTGATTTTGACCGCGTGACTTATTTAAAAACTTTTCAAAAGCCCAAATTCGCAATCGAACCGGCAAAAGCGCCAATCGAACCGGCAAAAGCGCCAATCGAACCGCCAATCGAACCGGTACCAGCACCGGTTCAAGAACCAGCAACTAAAAAAAAAACGACCAGGAAAATTCGACCGAAAGAGCCTACAATGAAAGAGCCTGCAATGAAAGAACCTACAATGAAAGAGCCTGCAATGAAAGAGCCTACAATGAAAGAAATGAATGAGACTGACATAGAGCCTACCAAGACACACAAAGTTACCATCCGGCGCACCAAGAAACCATTGCTGGCGCCGCCGGAAGGACCCTTAGCTTTAGCCACGCTCGGCGACGCGGATATCCCGACCCGCCTGAAAAAACGCAATGAAGCCTCGATTACCGTTCCCGCTTCGGCTTACTATATGAACAACCGCGAAATTTTCGTGAATTTTATGGCCTCTTTGTTCAACGACTATAAGAAAAATCTAGCCGAAGAAGACAAGAAAAAACCTACCTGTCCCGGCGACGATGATGTCAATGATTTTTCTTTAATGACCCATCAACGCATCGTCCGCGATTATTTAAATCTCTATTCGCCGTACCGCGGGTTGCTCTTGTATCACGGGTTAGGCTCGGGCAAAACCTGCTCCTCAATTGCCATCGCCGAAGGCTTAAAAAATGCCAAACCGATTATTGTGTTGACGCCGGCATCCTTGCAAGTGAACTATCGCGAAGAATTGAAAAAATGCGGCGATGAGCTCTACAAGAAAAATCAATACTGGGAATTTATTCATACAGGCACGGGCACAGGCACGGGCACAGGCGCAGACGCGGATCTCGTCGACACGTTAGCCAAGGTATTGACGCTCTCGGTTGACCATATTCGTAAAAACGGAGGCGCCTGGATGGTCAATATGTCCAAACCGAGCAATTACGACCAGTTGTCGGCCATCGATAAACTGAAATTGGATGCACAAATTGAGCAAATGATTTCGCACAAATACCGCTTCATTAAATACAACGGTTTACGCGCGTCCCATTTGACCGAATTAACCAAAAACAATACGATCAATCCCTTTGATGATAGTGTGGTCATTGTCGACGAAGCCCATAATTTAGTCAGCCGCATTGTCAATAAACTCGGCAAGAAAAAAGGCAGCATCGGGTTAACCTTGTATCAGCTCTTAATGAAGGCCAAAAATGTGAAAATCGTCTTGCTGTCAGGTACCCCCATTATCAACTACCCCAACGAAATCAGTATTCTCTTCAATATTTTACGCGGCTACATCACGAGCTGGTCTTTTAAACTCGATATTCTGGCCGATCGGCAAATTAACACGGCATATCTCCAGTCGCTTTTTAAAAGCACCGTGCTCGGCGGCCATATTTTGGATTACTTGGAATATAAATCCACCTCGACGACCTTGGTTATTACGCGCAATCCATTCGGCTTTGTCAATAAAGCGGCCGCAAAAGACAATAGCTACGCGGGCGTGAAATTCGAGATTGGCGAACGCGGCGAAATCAGCGATGATACTTTTGTTAAACTTGTGACGGCGATTTTGAAAAAGAATAGCATTAAAGTGCAAGCCGTCGCGATGCAAGAATATAAAGCGTTGCCCGATACACTCGATGCCTTCAAAGGCTACTTCCTTCAAGAAAGCGGGGAATTAAAAAATATGAATATGTTTAAACGCCGTATTCTAGGCTTGACGTCGTATTTTCGCAGCGCGCAAGAGAGTTTAATGCCCCGCTACAAAAAAGAAAATCCCGCGGATTTTCAGCTCATTCGCATCGAGATGAGTGATTTTCAGTTTGGCGTGTATGAAGAAGCGCGTGCGCTCGAACGGAACCAAGAAAAGAAAAATGCGCAAAATAAGAAATTGAAAAAACCAGGCGTCGAAGGGTTATATGAAGAAACCACGTCCACTTACCGTATTTTCTCGCGCGCATTTTGCAATTTCGTATTTCCGCGACCGCTCATTAAACGGCCGATGCCCGACAAGAAAAATAAGAAAGGCGAAGAACTCGATTTGGCGGAAGCCATTGAAGACGCCGACGAAGATGACCTCGATGCCGTTTCCGAAAAAGAAAAAGCGGCACGCGATGAAGAATTTGCAGGTGAGGGCGAGGGCGAAGGTGAAGGCGAGGCTGGCGCAGCAGGTCCAGGCGCATACAAGGACCGCATTCAGCAAGCTTTACAGCAATTGGAAAAAGACGGCAAAAAATATCTCTCGCCGGACGGTTTGCAGGTCTATAGCCCCAAATTCCTCCATATGTTAGAAAATATTCAGGATGTGGACCACGAAGGCATTCATCTCATCTATACCCAGTTTCGGGCACTCGAAGGCATCGGCATTCTCAAGCTGGTTTTAGAAGCCAACGGGTTTACGCAATTTAAAATTAAAAAAGTCGGCGAAAACTGGGAACTGGCTATCCCGGAAGCGGATGCCGGCAAACCCACCTTTGCCCTCTATACGGGCACCGAAAGTCCCGAGGAGAAAGAAATTATCCGCAATGTCCTCAATGGTGCGTGGAAGTATGTGCCCGAAACGGTCGTGAAGAAACTTAAACTCATCGCGCCAAACAATACTTTAGGCGAAATTATTAAAGTGTTAATGATTACTTCGTCCGGCGCCGAAGGCATTTCCCTGAAAAATGTCCGCTATGTCCACATTACCGAGCCTTATTGGCATCCGGTGCGCACAGAGCAGGTCATTGGCCGCGCGCGCCGCATTTGCAGCCATCAAGGGTTGCCCGAGGAACTGCGCACCGTCAATGTGTTTTTGTATTTGATGACATTTTCGAAAAAACAGTTGGAAGGGCCCGAAACCATTGAACTGCGTTTGAAAGATATAAGTCGGAAAGATGGCTCGCCGGTTTCCACCGACGAGGCGATTTACGAAATAGCGTGCGCCAAAGAAGACATCACCAATAGCATCCTCAAAGCGGTTAAAGAGGCCTCCATTGATTGTACACTCCACCTCAAATCAAACGCCAGCGAGAAATTGCAGTGCTTTAGTTTCGGGTCCAATAATCCGGCTAAATTTGGGGTCGAATTGGCGATTGAAAATGAACAGTCGGATGAGATTGCTGATCGGAATAAAAAGGCGGTAGAATGGAAAGCCAAGATTTTAGAACTAGGCGGAACCAAATACGCGTTACATCCGCAAACCAACGAAGTGTATGATTTAGAAAGTTATATGAATCAGCGGCCCCTGAAAGTGGGCAATCTCGTGAAAATGGACAATGGGCAAGTCAAATTAGAAATGATTTAATTTCTTACGATACATTATAATGGACTACTCAGATAAAATTAAAAAGTTGTTCAAGAATAAAACCCCATCAATACTGATTATAATTAAAGAAAAAATGAAGAACTACGATAATAATGAATTGGGCTATTATCGCGATGCTGCTGAAAAGTTATTTAATGCTACCAAAAATAGCGCGGATAATAATATAATGGAAGAAAACGAATTTTATAGGACAATACTGCAACTCATTGATGACCAGCAACAGCACCGACCGCACCGATCAAGCCCTAGTCCTGTCCCCACTTATCGCCAACCTCGAGGACCGCTAATAACCCCAAGCCCGGTTGTCAATAACCATAGTCGCAGTCGAAGCCCACCGCGCGGTAGTCGGCGCAGCCCACCTCGCATACCGCGTAGCCCACCGCGTGGTAGTCGGCGTAGCCCACCGCGCGGCAGAAGAGCAACTCGCAGCCGCAGCCCACCGGCTAGCGTCAGAGCACCATCTAGCGTCAGAGCACCATCTAGCGTCAGACCAGCTCGGTTAGATTTCGGCACTCCATCCCCATCCGGCGGCAGCAAAAGCAAAAGCAAAAGCAAAAGCAAAAAAAACAAAAGCAAAAGCAAAACGCAAAGACGCAAACTATAGTAACATATCGTTCTTCTATTCGTCAATTCACCACGACGGGTAAATGATCCGAACCATATGTTATAAATTGTTGGACCCGATCGCCCTTAAATGCATCTAGGACAAAAGCGTGCCGATGTTTTAAGGGCAGGCCTTTCACCAGAATATTATCAATGCACATTTTCCGTTCAATATAATAGGTCGGTTTCTGATTCAAGACGCGCAAGCCAAGACTCTTATAGAGTGTCGAACTATACTGTTCATTAAAATCCCCGCCAACGATTATTCGGGCATTGGCTTCGATGATGGGTTTCAGTTCCGCGACCTGTTTCAGCCGCGTTTGGTGCGAGAGATCGTCTAAATGAATGTTAAAAATAAACAGCGGCCGTTGCTGATACATACATTGCACTCCCAGTCCAAAATCAAAAGCCAAAGGCCCACCAAGGACCGTAAAGAGCGCTTTTCGCAACAGAATCACATTACCACTCGCACTTTGCGTGTCTTGCCATTTTATATTTTTACCGCGGATCAGCCAGTGAGTTTTCTGAAAAGCGTATGTCAAGGCATTATATTCGCCTTGCATCACTTCTTGCAAGAGCATTAGGTCGGTATCCATTTCTTGCAAATGCTTGATGATCTGTTTTTTTCGTTGCGCTCGGTCCAAGAGTATCTCGGGTGGAATCATCGGATAATACCGTTTTTTTATAAATTCATCTGCCAATATATTCCACGAGAGAATTTTCATATATAATAGACATATAATTTACCGCTCGTCTTCCAGCTCCGGATGCTCGCGATAATCGCATTCGCATAAGAATGCCCGCGCGACTTCTTTTATATTCTCGACCATTTGGATAAAAAGCAACGTATTAAAAAATAAGGCAACCATTATGATCAATTGTGTGTCAGTAAGCACACTTTTGAGACAATACGCTATCAGCTGATATTGGACGGTATAGTAGCTGAGGGTCGTCAGCAACAGACATTCATAAATGGTTACAAATTTCAGTTCGGCGTCTGTTAATTTTTTATTCGTCCATTTATGCAGAAAAAGCTGGATACTTTGTTTCATACAACACTCCGCGCGCATAATATAGTCTTCTTCGTCTGCTTCGGCTTCGGCAATATAATAATGCATTGCTTATAATTATTCCTTTATCTTTATGTCTTTTAACAATGCTAAAATCTGGTTTTGTTTATCTAAAATCTCTCGTAATAAATCCAGCGATATGTCGGGTGTCTTCTTTAAAAGCGCCATAAAATCATCGCCAGCATCTGCTTGAACCTCTGCTTGTATAGTATCCGCAAAAACGACCTTTTTCGGCTTTGCATCCATAGGCCTTGCATCCACACGCTTCGCATCCATAGGCCTAGCATCCACAGGCTTCGCAATATCCGGCTTTTCAATACTTTCCCCGATGACAAGTTTAATGGGTTCTTGTATCCATTTACTCGCCGCTTCTTTATCCTGGGTTTGTAAAACTTGATTCAATTGTTTCTCTCTCATCGCAATTTGGTCAGCCACGATTTTATCCATTTCACTGCCAATCGGCGCATCCGGTTGATCTGAAAAATCAATTTTGTCCGGCACCCGCGCATTATACGTCTCAAATTCTTTTTTTTTATTTAAGAATTCCGACTCAAATATTTTTAGCCGCGATTGCGAGGCATTATAATTTGGTGGTAGTGGCGGTGGCACCTCTTTTGTTTTTGCTTCGTTCAATTCTCTCAACATTTCCCCGATGACACGTTTATCTAATTTTATTAAATTATCCTCGGGTGTTAGTTGCATCGAAATCAATTTAATTTTCTGTTCAAATTTTTCTTGCACCATACTGGCTTTCTCGGCGGGAATCGTTTCAAAAATACCGTCCGCCTTCAATAAATTCCAGATCATTCCTTTATTTTGGTTCGATACAAATTTAGCATAGAGTTCTTGCATATACTATAAAACCTGTTTCATTTTTATATTATTTTAGTCTCTATTGTTGAAATAGCGGTCGCGCATTTTTTCCATCGCCGCATCACTGATTTTCGTGTTTTTAAAAAATTTATAGTTGTGCGTATCTTTCACCAGTGTAATAATCAGGTACAACGAATACATACCACATTCCGTATTCCCTTCTTGATGCACAAACGGCGCATTTTCGTCCAAGGTTAGCTTTATGTTGAGGGCCGCGGCTTGCGCCATCACTCGCTCGCAAAATTTCTTTACTTCTTTCGGCATTGGCGTGCCGTTGCTATCAAAAAAGAAAAGGAATTTCTTTTTCAGGTCAATAAAAAGAGAGATCCAGTGTGCGCCACTTTTATCGTGCGGGTCGGTATTGAATATAATGCCAATCTTGTTTACCCCCTGTTTTTTAAATTTCGCCAAGTCAAAGGTACATAAATCGTCCCAGACACATTTATCCTGATACAAGTGCTTATCAAAATCAATGGGCGTCGGGCCAATGAACCGAAAGCACGGGTAGGTGTGTTCGTATTGTTTCATCACCTTTTCAATGTCGGTGCTATTTAACCACGTCGTGTGATTTTCTTTCCATTTTAAAGGCGATTTGGGCGCAAAGGTATAGGTCAATAATTCCTCGTTTAAATTATTTTCCATAAACTTTTGTTTTAACCAGCACGCTTCCGAATGACAGGCATCTTTCATTTTTTGTTGCAAATGTTTCCAAATTTCGCGCGGCTGTGTGCTGTCAATTGGCGAATCGCTATGCCGCTTATTCCACAGATCTCTCATTTTTAAAAGCGCCTCTTTACTATAACAGCTAAAATCTTGTATTTCTTCGGTTTTTTTGGGCGCGCATTGTGATTTGGTAAAGGCCCCGCCGGTTTTTTGTTTATGCGTTTTGTTTTTCCGCGCATTGCTTATACGCGTATTGCTTTTGCTTATACGCCTTTTCAACCCCGTTTTTCGCGTTTTTCTGCGAATTTTTAATTTCATTTTTTCCCTCTCTTATACATTATCTATATTTTCTTCTTGCTCTTTTTGCTTGGCTTTTTGTTTGCTCTTTTTGGGCATCAAGCCTTTTGTTTTTAAATCGTTTGTTTTTAAATCAATGTCCATTTTCAGCGGAATAATGCGGACTTCATTAGCCGACGTATCTTTACTAATCACGTAATTATCTAAATTCGCAATGACGATCGTTTTTCGCGTCATCAGATCATTGGCTTGTGCGATGGTCTGCTTTTCGTCGGCCTCTCCAAATAAATCGTCTAGCGATACATTGGTTTCATCAATGGCTTGGCCAAGGCCGGTGCCTTGTATGCCGTGCTGGCCTTGGACAATATCTTTTTTATCCGTCATTTCAAAATAGCGAATCGCCGCATTCACAAAAAGACTATGCATTTCCTTAAGTTCGCTCGTTTCCACCGTTTCAGGCTCTTTACTCAACTCTTTAAAGAGCGCAACAATCCGTTTTCTGTAAAATTTGATTTCGTCTGCATTATTTTTGCGCGCAGCCATTTGCTTGCGCTGAAGGAGACCGTGATATGCGGGATTCGTAAAAAAGGTTAAGGAGGCATTATCCACCATACTTAAGTCACTGCGTACAATTGCGATGGGTGGTGTTATAGGTATGTCGGTCATTTACCTTCTATAACTGAAAACGGTTTAAGTCAGTTCTTTTACTTGTTGGCGCGTGAAATTCTCAAAGAACTTGCCCCCCAACTCTTTTGGGCTTGGATTGAAAGCCTCAAACTGCGGTTGTTCAAAGAGGCCCGGAAACTGTTGCTGCGAAGGCGTCGTTGGCAGCCGCGCCATTTTATATAAATCACTGTCTTTGCTCGGAATATAACACGATTGGCCAGCGCCTCGCTGCAAAGCAAAAAACTGGTTGCGCAGCCGCGATTCATCGTTAATATTCGAGGCAAAACCACTCCAAGGCGCTTGCGCATTGCCCGGATTAAAAGTCGCCGCAATATTGTAGGTTGGCAGAGCCTGAATCGGTGTCGCGCAGTTAGCCCGTCTATCGACAATCGGCATTTTGGCATATTTGCTGGAGAGTGGGCGAATATCAAATTGCGGTTGCAACGGAGCCGAGGGCACATTGCGATACCCCATCCGGTCATTTAATTCTTCAGTACGTTGATTTCCTTGCCTGATCCGGTCCATTATATACTATACTATATACTATATTATATACTAATATTTGCGTATCGATTTGACTCTTCTACTCCGTTTTTTCCGTGTATTGGGACTGCGTTCATTCTTTAAAAACTCTTCTAAATTCGCTAAAAGTTGTTTGCTAACAATCCGATCCACTTTTTCTTCTTCCTCGCTTTTTTTTACAACCATATAATTGAATTGTTTCATAAAGGCCACGATATGCGCTATGAAATCAGTTTTGAGAACTGCCGAATGATGCCGTAAAACCGCATCATAATAACGTGTGGCCATTTCCTCAAATGGGATGGAGACTCGATAAGGTTTAATATTGATGTAATAGACATTATCCTTATCCATCAACGGGTGATACAAATCGTCAATAAAACAAATTTCCGCATTTGCCGGCATATTCGTACAATTCAAAAGGTCCGAGACACTTTTATCGTGCGTCGTGCGCTTGGGTTCGATTTGTTTGCCCCGGATTTTCCAGGCTGCGATAATCTGCGCAAATACGGGGTACCCATTTTTATAATTCAGGTAGTCGCTGATCAAGGTAACCCAGCTTTTCGGGCCTTGATTATTCGTATAAATAAATAATTTATGGCACGTTTTTTTCTTGTGCAATACGTCTAATATTTTCAATATGTTGGGCCGAAACACTTCTGGAAAGACATCCAGCATTTCAAAGAATTTGTCGTTGAATAAGTTATGGCCGTAGAAGTGTTCTAAGGCATCCCAGAACATCGAGAGTTCCGTAAAATAACCTAAGGTTTCATCCAAGTCAAAAACCACGATTTTTGGTTTATGCATTTTTTTTGCGCGTTGTGTATTAACGTACGATAATATATTTTTCGAATAAAACAATACGGGAATTAGCGTGAGAAAGCATAGTTTGAGCAGATGCGGTTTAACCCATTCTTTTATCCACCACATCCACCTTTTTTATATGCCTTTATTATATAATGAAACTAAACAAGAATGACTACAAAACTATTTTGACATTTTATAAAATCGATGCGACCGGGTTATCTAATAAAGACATTAAAGCAAAAGCCGAACATTTATTGGCCGTCAAACTGTGTCGATGTATTAAAAATATAACCAAGAAGGAAAACATAAAGGATGAAAAACGGGCCATTGCTATTTGTTATAACAGCGTACTGACCAAGAAAAAGTTAAAAGTATTTAAATTTAAATGTAAGAAAACGGTGAAATTGTTGCCGAAAAAAGGTACGCGGAACTTTTGTGTCGAAAAGGGGGACACCCCCTGACCCCCGACTAAGGGGCGTGTTGCCCGTGCAAGGTATATGTCCTATGGCTTATCTTAATGGGGGTCAGGGGCTTATCTTAATGGGGGTCAGGGCTTATCTTAATGGGGGTCAGGGGGTGTCCCCCTTATGCGGGGGTCAGGGGGTGTCCCCCTTATGCGGGGGTCAGGGGGTGTCCCCCTTATGCGGGGGTCAGGGGGTGTCCCCCTTATGCGGGGGTCAGGGGGTGTCCCCCTATGTAGGTCAACGCTTTCAAGATCACCTGTTCCTGCTCGCTCAATTTTTGAAAGAGAATCACTTCCGATAATTTCAGCTGAAAAAGCATATTCATTTTATTTTTACATTTCACGTGAATGTCTGCGTTCTTTTCTTGAATATCGCAGACAATACCGCCATTCGTCAATTTAATGATGGCCGGATTTTTTAGTGAAATCCACCGCACGTACCCGCCAAACCGCAAATCGGCTAACGTATTCACGCAGCGATAGGGTTTTAACTGTTTATGCAGTTTCATCAATTCTTCACGCGGTAAATTTAATTGTTGCAAGAGATCATTCTTATGCTTGGCGATCGTCGCATAATCTAAATCAACCACGGCTTCATTATTCTCGTTATTTAAGGCGTGCAAGAGGTTCGCAATGTCCATAGCTTTACGCAACTATAGCGAACTAGTTTTATATGCCTATAAATGTATATGTATCGTTTTTATCGCTATAAAACAGAACGGCCCTATTATTCCGAAACGCACAAATTCTATGTCTGTAGTTATGGCGGCTGCGGTTCGCAAATGCTTTGTCACTATTTAGGCCATTTCGGCGACGTCTATCATTTACATAGCCGCGAGCCGCCGCCCAAATTGACCAATACCGGCTACGATGATAATAAAACGTATGCCGAATGGTTTAGCTATAATGAGATACCCGAGGCCGATTTGTATAAATATACCGTTATTTTCCTCTATCGAAATCCCGTAGATGCGATTTACAGCCGCTATATCGATAGCCCGGCGATGCTGAAAAATGTGCAATGCGCTGACGCAAATGTCACGGTCGCGGATTGTCTGCGCGTAAACCAGGATTTGTTTGGCCTTGCCGAATTCTTTGATAATTATACTATACCGTCGCAGCCTGCGAGAAATTATCCCATCTACTGTGTGAAATATGAAGATTTTTGGGCAAATATTCCCCGCTTTAACGAGACCTTTGCTTTGCCTGACATACCCGCCTTATATCCCGTAAAAAATGAACGTGAGCAGAAGACGAAAGCGGGCGATCGTAGTTTAGCGGATTTGTACTCTGGACTTAATGCGAAAATGCAACAAATGGCCTTTATCGAAAAGCGCTAAAAATAATGGCCGGAAAAGACAGCGGATAAGTAAACCCAGTTAAGGTGCCGGTGGTGGTATACACAATCATATTGGTAAATACCTTGTGCGCGGATACCTTGCTTTCACTTGTGACTAGGTCGGTTAACCCGGCCGAAAAGCCGAGCACGGCGGTATAAGGCACGACGAGATATAAACTCTTTCGGTAGGCTTCGCAGAGGGCTTTGGCTGTCAACATTTTACGTATAAGGTTATACGTAAAATGGGTTTAAGTATATTTTGCTGCACTTTTGGAAAAGTGCTCTTTTGGAAAAGTGCTATTCAAGATAATTTTACATTTTTGCAAACACAATGCGAGAGATGTGCCACTATGACACGGATTTTCTAGATCGACAGCTCTCTTAATCGCATCTAATAGTTCCGACTCACAAAAGTTGAACCCCTGCGGGTCATTGAACTGTTTGACCATTCCGGCTTTGATTTTACCACATTTAAGGCGCGTTCAACGATGTCTTCCATTTCTTAGAAGTAGAGGGTTGTTTTTATATTATAAAAAAATTGATTTAAAAATGACAGCATATAAGGATATAACACTAACCCACCTTCTTAAAAGATGACACTTGGACAATTTGTTTTGCAAATCGTGGGCATTACCGAAGCCAAGCTTTTGAGCCGGCCTTCAACGAAATATCCCGCCGTCGACGGTCTTTCCGATATTATCATTTTAAAGGATAAACGGGAAATGGTAGCGCATACGCCTTCCCACGATTGCGATGGTTTGGCGGAAACCGGCCTTGAAATATTTGTGGCGCCGTGCCCGCCCGACGAAGACGACGATGCCATTCTCGCCGCAATGAAAGGCGACACCTTTACCCACACCATCTTCTTATCGGTCTTTCGTGAAATAAATATGAATTTAGCTGGGCCGCGACCAGTGAAATACAAGAAAACCAATGTGCCGATCCTCCCGACGACCACGAATGACGATGACTCGGATTCCGAAGACGACAATGATGACAATGAACAATTTATTGCGATTAACCCGAAAATAGCGATTGAAGTGATGGAAAGTGCGATTGAGAAAAATTTAATGAAACAGTTGCCGCCGGTGAAACAGTTTAAGCGGAATATTGAAATAAAATTAGAAGGGCACGTTGATTCGACCTTTAGTTTCGTGGGCTTTTGCACCGACGGGGTGCCGTTTATTATGGAAGTCAATAATGTGCCGTTTGCTGAGTACAGCCACGGCGAACGAAAAAAGAAGGAAGATGGCAAGTCGCGTTTCAATGCGAAGACGTCCTACTTCCCCGGCAAAAATTGTAAAAATACAGAGGCGATGGTTAAAAAAATTAACGATTTAACCACCGTCAAAAAAGAATCGCTGACCCGCTGTCTGCTCGGCTATGTCATTGCGCGTACCGATATCGACCGCTTTGAAATATCCGTCTACAATCAGGAGTATCGCACGGCTGTCCGAAATGCCGTCCAAAATGGGGTGGAGCTGGTGCCGCTGGTCGTGTGCTGGACGAAGGAAGGCGTCGCGTTCTTTGTGACAGATGAATTGCCGCTGGTTTACCCTTCCTAGGCGCACTTTTTCAAAGTGCAGCAAAATAGCACTTTGAAAAAGTGCAGCAAAATAGCACTTTGAAAAAGTGCAGCAAAATAGCACTTTGAAAAAGTGCAGCAAAATAGCACTTTGAAAAAGTGCAGCAAAATAGCACTTTGAAAAAGTGCAGCAAAATAGCACTTTGAAAAAGTGCAGCAAAATAGCACTTTGAAAAAGTGCAGCAAAATAGCACTTT